TACTTCTCAGCAGCTTTTATACCAGCCTCATCATTATCAAACAACACACATACTTTTTGATACTTAGAACTAATGCTATTCATTATGTTCTCAGGTATCATAGTATTCTCACTGTCTGGTGCAATTACTTCTGAATTACTAATCTTTAGTTTTTGATATGCCATCAGATCTTTAAGGGAAGATGTAATTATCAAATAAGGTTTATCAAATACTAATTGTTCCGTACCCTGTATATAATCTCTTACCTTGATAAATTTACTTTCTTTAACCTTTGGCTGATAGATCTTATAGAGTGTCCCGTCTTCTCTAAAATACCCATAGATATAGTTACCCCTGATAGTTATGCTTGACACAACATCATTTTCATCTGTCTTTGTCATCACATAATATTCTAGTGGAACAACATTATATCTAGACAACAATCTAGAACCAATGTGAAATCCCATCCAATATTTTTGATCAAGAGTATTCCAGTGCCGCATTTCATAATCAGTAACTTTAAACTTACTGTGCTGTTTGTAAGATTTAATAGGATTATAACCATTGTTTAGAACATATTGGTTATAGTCTTCAATAATCTTATAACTTGCAGAACCTCTAGTAGGTAAATTAAATAAATTTTGGACAAGACTAATTGCATCACCACCATTACCTGAAGAAAAATCTTTAAACTTATAAATATTATTTCTGTCAATATAAATACACATAGAAGGTGTTTTCTCCCGTGTATTAAATACAGACTTTATTTTAATATCCTGACCTGTAAGTTTTTCAGTAAGGTTTAGATAGTGTTCAAATACCCACTCTCTTGGGACATCAGCTAAATCATATATTAAATTCTTTGTAGAAATCATAGCAACCCAATTTAAATGTATAAGGGGAGCTAGATTAACTCCCCTGTATACAAGAGCTGTTAATCTAAACTGAAATCAGAAGAACCCCTAGATGGTGCTGAGAATTCATCATCATCACCAAAGTTTTCTACTGGCTTTACTTCAAGTTTTTTAAGATGTTTAGTTTCATCATACTGAAGTACTTTATCTGCACTCATTTCAGCATAAGCATATTTATTATTTTCTGCTTTTGGTAACCACATGTCATAGGCAGTATAACCAGACTTGTTTTCATATTCCTTACCAGCAATACAGAAATCTAAATACTTATCTTTAAGTGGAGCATTATCACTAAAGTTTCTTACAAATTCTTCAATAGTATTAAACTTATTATCCTGCTCCTCAAACCATTTCATAATACCCGTTGCCTTAGATAAGTTAGCCAAGAACATCATTAGAGATCTATCTCTCTGAATTTTAATTCCAGACTTAGTTACACCATCAGCAAATGCATATTGACTAGCTTTTACCCTACCAATCTGTCCAGCATATCTACCCTTGCTTTCATCATCTTTGTCAATATAAAAGCCTTCAAACCCCTCAATTGGTTCTGTTTCAACATTAAGTATTAAATGCTTGGCACCATCAATAAATTGAAAGTTCTCCAATACAATACTATTAATTTTTAGTGTGTGGTTTCCTGGTGCAATTGTTTTTGCCATCCCACCACCCGTGTTTTCACTTACTAGATCTTTTGTGCTTAATCCCATTTTGTTATTATTTATTATTTATATACTTTATCCCAGTGAGTTATTATCTCACCATTTTTCATTTCAGAAACTACTATCTCTTCATTTCTTAAGTGCTCAGGTCTTGCACCACAAGTAACTTCTTCATTAGTTTTAAAGCTAATAATAGTTTCATTACCCTTTCTGTACATATAACCTATTGCATCTGCATTAGCGCAGATTAGAGATTTTATCTTACCCGTCAAATCTATATTTGCAGATAATACCATCTCACCTTTATCATCTACCTGCTTGTCTTTAATGTGACCAGATAGAATAATATGGGGTGCTAATGTATCAATAAAATCTAAAACCTGAAAGAATGCTTGTCTAATATATAGATAGCCAGCACCATTTGGTAAGGTTAGAATACTATCTCCAGAATAATTCTTACCCATTGGTGTCTTTTGGTAAAGGTTAATTGCAAGTGGCATAACCATGTCCTCCAAAGCAGTTACAGTATCAATTGTAACATACTTGTACGGATAGTTAGCTTCTTTAATTGCTTTACCAACTTCTTTCAATTCCTGCAGATTATTTGCCTTGACTTTTAGGGCTTCTACATAGTCTGCACCATTCTCTAAGTCAATAATCAAATTATCATCAAGACCTGCAAATGCAGTTGTCTTACCAGTTTTAGGCTTAGAATAGACAATCAATCTTTTGGGATTAACTCTATCAGCTTTTACTTTCTTTGTTGGAAGTACTATACTCATATTATTTTTCTTTTAATGCTTCTGCAAGTTTTTGAAATCCACTTGCAATTTCTAATAAAATAGAACTTACCTCATTACTTTCCTGCTTTATTTTGGGAAGGAATTCCTGCTCAAAGTCTGGAAAAACACTGAGTTTAGTTTGTTTCTTTGGTTCTTCAAGCCTATACTTATCATACTGATTGTATGGCATTTCACTCCCATCTCTAGTAACATAAACTAACTCAGAAGCAGGTATAACATATGTGATATATTCCTCACCTCTTGAGCTTGTACCCGTTTTAGTTTCATATTCTTCACTAAAATAAGGATTATATCTGTACTTAAATAGTGGTCTTTCTTCATACATTGGTACCATATCTATCTCCACTCCACTTGGATCTCTGAGAAAGTCTACTAGTTCAATATAAATATCAGAACCCCTACTAAGTTCATTCTCAAACAGCTGTATGTTTCTACCAACTTTACCCTTGCTAAAGAATGCAGTTTTAACAGTAAACTGATAAGCTGTTTTTAGATTTTGTAAGTAATCAAGGTGATGTTCCATCATCTCTTTTTCTTTTTCTCTTCTTGTATACATATTTTTAGTTTAAATTATGATGCTGTTGGTGGCGGGTCTACTTCTACTATCCTCATAATAACTCTATCAAGTTTAAAGAATGTCATACCCATAAAACCATTTCTGGATTTAAGTATGTGAAATACTAATAGATCTGGATTGTTTATAATATATCTCTCCGGACCATAAAACTTAATCTTTCTATTATAAGGGCGGTTTATTCCCAGAACAACATCAGCATGTTGTAATAAAGCATCAGAACCATATAAATCAGAATCCAGAATATAGTTTCCATAAGTACCATCCTTTGCTCTCTCAGGTGTTTCAACATTTCTGTTGAGCTGACTTAACACTAAGAATGCCACAGGAAACTTCTTCTTCATTTCTGTAAGAGCCTCACCTAGACCATATAACATCTCAAACTTATCTTTATACTTTCCACCAGTTTTAAATAAAGCTGAGTGATCTATAGTGACCAAAGTATTTGTAAATCCCTCATCTGTTTTATTTTCTAACATATAAGCATGAATGGTAGCACACATCTCTTCCACTGTACATGGATCATACACTACATCTACCATATCATAACTTGCAGTATCTTCATAAAACTGCACACACTTCTGGAAAATACCTTTGTCAATAGGCTTACCCTTACTCATCAGAGTATTGTAATCAGAACCAACATTCATAGACAATTTTCTGATACCATTTGTTTCATCCAACATCTCAAACTGAAACTTTAATACTCTAAACTTTTGGTCAGGATTCATCTTTATGACATCATTAACCAATTGTTCCATAAATAAAGTCTTACCAGTACCAGGCCTAGCACCAACAACTGTGATAGTCCTCCACTCCAACCCATCACAAAAAGCATCATTAAAATTTACCCAAGCTGTCTTCAATGATTTTAATTCACCATTGTGTCTAGCTTTTATTTTATAGAGAGCCTTTTTAAGAGCATCTCTTTCACTCACGGGCTTTAATGCCCTAGCATTATTATACATATGTTTACGGATTATGCTCTAAATTCACTATCCCCATCATCCATATAACGCTCTAATTGAACATATAACCAATGGGAAACTGTGATAAGTACCTCAATCACAATATACTGTGTGACACTTACTTCTACTATAAATCTATTGATAATCAGGTATAGTAAAATACTACCAATTAAACCAATAAATAGCTTATGTATGTTTACTACAATCAAAATAATCTCTCTTTAATAAATATTATCTCATCATCTGGTTTATTTAAAATCATCTCACAATAATCAGCCAAGTCTGAGTCCCATGTTTTATCACTGCTTTGTTTTCTAATAAAATATTGAGATGTTCTCATGTATTGATAACTAATCTCTCTGTACTCCAAAACATATTTCTTTGCTGCCAATAAAACTGTATCCCAACTGTAATCATAAGTTTCAAAGAACCATCTAAATGCATTTTCTAAATTCTTTGGATTAGATCTTGCATACTTACCACTGGCAAGTTTTATACTTGGAAATGTTTCTGAATATTTCTTCACATTGTCCTCAAAGTTATCTCCCAATAAAGTTTTAGATGTTTTCTTCTTTGACTTCTTAAAGTATCCGTCAATCTCAGTAGTAAAGATAATACTTTTATCTGTTAATGTCAAGTCTTCATTCAACCAACCATCAGAAATTAATCTATTAACCTCAAGCTCTTTACTTACATAAGAGCATGGTATCATGCTGCTCTTTATACAATGTAATATATAGTAACTATTTGGCGTTATACCCTCGCCAATAAATCTTAAAAATATATCTTCCATACTACCAACTAATTATAAATCCAGTTCTCTCTGCAACAGCATATTGTGCCTTTAAGAATGCATTATCTGAATTCCATTCTTTTTGTTTGTTATATGCTGCACTTGCCGGATGACTTGTAAATATCTTGTGATTATTATCACCAACAAAGTCTGCCCATTCTTGAGCTTTCTTTCCCATGTAAAGATACACAAGATCTTTTTTATTGTGATCCAGATAGTCAAATAAATATGAAACAAATCCTTTCCAGATATCATAGTGCTGACCAATCTTCTCAACTTGAGTTGTCAAAGATGTATTAAGCATCAGAACTCCTTGGTTAGACCATCTTCTCAAGTCAACATCAGTACAAAGAGTAGTGCCACCATAAATAGTTTTATTGATTTCATTAAACATATATCTTAAACTGGGCTGTAGAACTCCTGTATTACTACAACTAAAAGCAATACCATCGGCAACTCCCAACTGTGGATAAGGATCTTGACCAACTATTACTAGTTTTAATTCATTATAGGGACACTCTAAAAATGCATTAAATGCATCTTTTAGTGGCGGTGTAAATCTTTTGTTTGCATTACTTAAGTCATATAAACTTGTAAGTATGTTTTCAAATTCAATACTAAATATATAAGGTTTAAGAACCTTACCCCAACCACTTGGTTCCAACATCTCAAATATTTTTTGTTTATACTCTTCTATTATCATTATTTATTATATTTGTTAAAACAATTTAGCATGCCAGTAAAAGTAAAAGAAATAAAAGATAATGCACTAATTGATATTAAGGTCAATAAGAACTTCTATCTAATGTCCAAAGATGCATTATATACAATCTTCAAGCATCTTATTGATGGTAAGAGTCAAGAAGAAAGTGTACAACACATTTTAACTAAACAATATCAAGAGCTCGGTGACTTTGAAAGAGCATTTTATACAATTACACTTTTACTATCTGAAATAGAAAAACAAGTTCAAGAGAATCCTAATCTATATGACGAGAAGGAAGTTCTAGAACCTGATGATCCAGGTTATGTAGAACCTAAGCAAGGTTAATATTTAAATCTCTACCAAGTTCAATAGCAGATTCTATTGCCATTGCTAATTCATCTTTACTACAGTCTTTAAAAGACTTACAATATTCTGCATCTCCTGCATCATAGCAGAGTCCAGAATGTTTTTTAACTATAAATTTCATTTCTTCAAATGTATAGCCAGATTCCTTGGCTAATTCTCTAATACAGGCATGTACCTTAGCTAATTGTGCTAAACTACCTGTATCTGAAGTCAGTCCCATAAAGACTTCAACCTCCTGACCTTCTTGAAGTTTATCAAGAAACAATTGATAAGAAATCTTTGTGCTTTCATTAATATACACTAACTTACCATTCTTTTTAATAAGTTTGAAGCTAAACATATCGTATATTTTTATTATATTATTATGTACTCATGAGTAAAAATCTAAAAAACAGCTTTAAAGAGAATACTAAAATTGTTTTAGAATATCTTGAAAAATTTCCCAATTCTCCTAGTAAAACTATATCACGTAAAATCTATGATGAAAATGCAGGATTCTTTACTGATCTTGAACAAGTTTATCTCAGAGTAAGATACTACAGAGGTCAAATGGGGAGTAATAATAGAAAAGCATTAAGAACCAAAGAATTTAAACAAGAACTTAAAGTTAAAGTTATGAATAATTTTGTATCACTACCATCTTCTCTTACACAAAAAAGGGGAACATTTACATTTCCTACAGGCTGTAAGAAGCTAGGTGTAATTGGTGATCTACATATTCCCTATCATGATGAAGATGCAATAGAAACTGCATGTGACAAAATGGAAGCAGAAGGTGTAGATAGCATTCTAATCAATGGAGATCTACTTGACTTCTATCAGCTTTCTTTTCATGAGAAAGATCCTAGAAAGGTTCATTTTAAAAATGAAATAGAAGCAGGTAAGCAGTTCTTTGAGTATATGCGCTCAAGATTCCCAGGCATTCCTATTTATTTTATACCTGGTAATCATGAAAACAGGTTTGAAAGGTATCTTAGAATAAAAGCATCTGAGTTACTTGACATGGATGAATTCAGACTAGATGTAATCCTACATGTAGCAGAATATAAAATAGAATATATCCCATTTAGAACTAAAGTAATCTTTGGAGATTTTCTTATAGAGCATGGTGATAAAATTCCTGGAGCTGGTGGTGTTGTACCTGCTAGAACTGCATTACTAAGGCTTAAAACAAATTGTATTATTAATCACTTTCACAAAAGTTCTCAAAGCTCACAAAGAGTTTATGGAACTGGTGAACCTACAACAATTAATGCCTATAGCCTTGGGTGTCTATGTGAACTAGCTCCAGACTATATGGAGATAAATGAATGGAACCATGGGTTTGCCATTCTAACAAAAATTGATAATTTAGTGTCTGTAAATAATTACAAAATAGAAGGCAACACAATTATCTAATGTTTCTACCAATAGTACTAAAAGACAAAGACGGAGAGTATATTGAACATCTCAATATAACACACATTACTAGAACTTCATTTGTTAATGTAATGAATCCTGATGCAGGTACTAGAATCCATTTAAGAACAGGAGAGGTTCTAACAACTCCCGTCCCTATGGATATAGTCCAAACTGAGATAGATGATTGTTATAAATCTGCTGCTGCTATGATCATGTTTAACATACTTGCAGAGAAAGCACAACTTACTAAACTTAGTGGAGATGTTGACCTAGATAACCCTGGGCAACGGCAACCTCTTTCAGATGAAGAATAGAATCTTTTGTTATCTTATCTCCATTTATCCAATCAAAGTTGTATACACACCAGCCATCCTGACTCTCATCATTACCAGATGATATTAAACTAAGTCCTGGTAATAAGTCTAATACATAGTAATAATAGTCATAACCATTTTGACTCTCACTATCTGAGACTTCTACTCTATCAAAGCCTAAGTTAATTAATTCTTGTTCTGTCATTTTTCTGCCATTGTTTGTAAAAACACAGTATGATTCAATACATCAAATGCATATGTGTACTCTAGTTCAGCATATGCTTTGTTTTCTTTTGAATATATTCCATGTTCTTTAATTCTTAAATTCCTAAGATTCTCTATAGTTAATGTAACCATAGTAAGATTATCTTTATCCTCTGACTTCATCATTTCCACTACATTTTGTACCTCTGTTGTTGTAATATAATCATACTTCTTTAACAACATTAACTCAGCCATATATACAAAAGGCCGGAACTCATCTTTCTTAGTTCCTTTATGATACATATACCACAGATAGTTTAGATTACCATCTACACCATCTGTTATATTATAATGTTCTTCAGCAATTGCTGCAACTAGTTTTTTAATTTCTTGTGCTTCCATTCTAAAATATATATCTAATAGTGTTCCAGGGAATAATGGCATCATGTAACTCTGTAAATTGTTTAATGTAATGTGATTTACATCCCTGTGCATACCTAATGTTCTTTCCTCCATACTGGGATTCTTTGGATTCCTGTATGCTGGGTGTCCAAAGTAATTCTTCACCCATGATCTTATTTTTCTCATTGTACTCATGTTTATCTTTGTTATGTGTAAGAAATATTACTTCAGCTTTACAACCGTCAAATGCAAGATTTTCTGGTACACCATTCCTTGTGTGTGCATGCCAGTTTATTCTCTCAAAGAGTTCTTTATAATCATCCAACCACCCGTCATATACAACTACAGGACTAAAGTTTAAATGTACTTCATAATTTACCATACTAAATAAAGTTACTGCACTTAATCTCTCTTCTATTGTACTTGTGTTAGGTTCTAATATTTGCCTAATCTTTTCAGGCATAAGACTAAATCTAATTCTAATCTTATACTCTGGATTAAACTGAAGCAAATCAGTATTTACATACTTAGTAGCAAATGAACCCATAGCAAGTGGATGGTCTCTAAAGAACTTAAAGATTGCTTTCCAGTCATGATACTTAGCATGCAAAGCAAAGTCTTCATTACAAGAGATATCATAAGTAATATAATCTGGATGTGTTTGATTAGGTTTTTCTACATCAGCAAACCAAACATGTGAATTAATCTCTGTCAGGATATCCATAGTATTTGTTGCTACAGACAGTCCTTCTGGCTTATGTCTTTTCATGTAGCAATAACTACAGTTATACAAACAGCCAAAACCAAAAGAAGGAGCAATGAAATCAGTGCTCCTTCCACTTGGTCTTATTTTAAATGTTTTCCGCGTGACTTTTTCTATCACCTTCTTTTAAAGTTGATATAAGCACTTGCGTTCTTGTTAGAATCAAATAGTTTTACATTCCCAGCTTGGTCTCTAACAAATGTCCATTTAGTAAAGAAGAATAAGAACTTGCCCTTTTCTTGCACTGCAAACTTAGTTCCGGTATGCTCATTCTCTTTTACAATTAATACTCTGTGTCCCTTCCTTTCCTCTCCTTTTCTTAAAATAATCATATGTATTGGTTTATTTAGTTACTTCTCTAGATTTATGTTGTGATCACTCAGTATCTCATGAAACTTATCTCTAATTCTCTCAACCATCTTCCACTCTTCCTCACTAAGTTCTTCATACTTCCATAGTTTTCTAAGATCTTGAGAGATATCCCATAGAGCTGCATACATAGCATCAGCCCGGATAGCATTCTCCCATTCATATTTGTCTTCCAGTAGGTCAAAGGTTAGTTGTGCTTTCATAGTTTTTCAATTTCTTGTTTAACTTCTTCCCAATAGTCATAAAATGTATCCGCATCTTCTTCTAGAATAGGTAAGTCCATTTCTAATATTTCATTAACTGTTATTAGTGCACATTGTTTAGAATTATATTCATCAGTAATGTAACCATCCACATCATCCCATTGCTGTGTTGGGGCAACAAACTTTCTAAATAGTTCTTTAGCTTTTTCTTTTGCTTTCATCTTATTCTGATTTAAAGGTTTCGTTGTAGTATTGTTCTCCGTCATCTTTTATTTCATCACAATTAGGGTCATAATAATATGCCTCAACTATCTGCTCCTTCTCCATTGCTTTGGCTTTGTCATAAAAAACTTTAGGAACATTAAAACCCTCTAGTATTAATTCATCAACCAACCACTCTACTGCTGTTTGTTGTTTTTCTGTTTTCATTGTTCTTGTTGTTTAAGTGATACCTTTTGACCCATAAATCTAAAATCTTTTAATTTATCATCAATTGATATATTCCAAATTCTTTTTGCTGAATCTAAAATATCAGCTTCTAAATAATTGCTATCAATTTGCAAAGTAACATTTTCTGGGATTTCTATAAAATTGCCTTGCAATAAATGAATGAACTCCATTAATTCCATTTGACTATCAATTCTTTTTGTTGTCATTGTTCTTGTTTTTTATAGGTTAATAGTAAAAACTCCGCAGTTAATCCCGTTTCTCTACTTTTTTCTACAATTTTAATTACATCTTCTTCACTATAACCGCTCTGCTCCTTCTCCATTGCTTTGGCTTTGTCATAAAAAACTTTAGGAACATTAAAACCCTCTAGTATTAATTCATCAACCAACCACTCTACTGCTGTTTGTTTCATCTTATTTTATTTATTTGTGCACTAAATAGCACTATATTATAAATTTCTTGGTTTCTCTTATGTACTTGAATCATATAGTGCATCTTAAGGCACTATTATTTGTTCTGCCGTTTGTTTCATAGCTTATAGGTTTAAAATTTATCTATTCTTTTGGTCTTATAGGTTAACACTATTCTGGTAGAGATATACCCATAATATCATTTAGCTGTTTCCATACAGCCTCAGCATTATCTCCCCAGTAAAAATCACATGTAAAACTTGTATCAGTTTTATCATATGGTGGCTCTAGGAAATATGCTTGCCAATGATCATTAGGTTTAGCAGTAAATCTTTTACACTTTTCTTTTACTGGACATTCAAATCCATGGCACATTGTTATATCACTCATTTTTTTCTTCTAAATTACTACTTTTTCTTGAATCTCTATAATCAATAATAAATCCAATTGCAACTATAATGTTCATTCCCAGTGACATAAGTATCTCATGAATGTCCTCATACACATTTACTGAGAGATGTATATGCCCCACCATCCAAAATGGTATGGACAAGTTTTGGCTTATCCATACCAATAGATATTTTATAAAGTGTTTCACGGATTACTTATAGAATTGTATGCTGCAGTACTACCTGTCATTTTAAATTCATAGATTTCTGTATCACATGTAGTATCATTAACTCTTATTCTTACAGATGATGCAGCTTTAAAATCAGCTAAAAAACTTAAATCTGAATTAAGATCATCTACCATAAATAAGGTTTTACGGTTCTCAGATGTTCTGCCTGTAACACTGTATTTTTTGTACTCTCCATTTACTAAAAATGAAATATCTACAGTAACAGACTCATCACATACATACACCCCACCAATATAGAATGCAATACCCTTGTAGTTTTCAAGTTTCAAAAACTCACTCTGACCATCTTCAGTGTATGCAATTTTATAAGGAGTATCAAATCCATTATCAATCTTCTCAACTACCCACTGTGATAATGCACTAAAACTAAATAAACTAATACTTGCTAATACTAATAATCTTTTCATTTTTTTGGTTTTTTAATTGTTTGCTTCTCTTCTGATGGATTCTCCTTCAGAATCTTTTGTAGTCTCTCCCAGATCTTCTTGTTTATTAAGTTGTAATCTGGCTCTTTCTTGCGCTCTTTCATATTCTTTCCAATGATAAATGTTTAAATCTCTCATTTTTAAAAAGTCCTGAATGGTCATCTCTTCTGGTATACCATCATTTGCATTCATTATCTGAATATAGATCTCTTTCATTCTTCCCATACTCTTTAAATATTTTAATTAATTCTTCTCTTGCCATCCTACTGGGCAATTTTTCTAATATTCTCCAATCAAAGTTACCTGTTATAATGACCTTTGTTTCTTCCTCACCAAGATGTTGAACCTCAAAACCAAACAGACCATCATCTATTCTCTCATTCTTTAGTAACTCATATACAGGATTGATTTCAGTTAGATAATTCATATCTTTTTTCTTCCACCAGTAATCATGTAACTTAAGTCCATGACAGATGGTTGAATGATCCTTACCAAAAAACTTACCGGTCATACTATAACTAAGAAATCTTTTTGATGTCAGTACATAGTATAAATAGTATCTTTTATATACTATACCTCTTTTTCTGGTCTTTGCTGTGAGATTAAACTTCTCAATGACATCTACAATATCTTTATTTGCAACTTTGTAGAGCTCTAATACATCATCTCTCATGTCCATATAAAAAATGGGAACAAGAGACCTTTGATCTCACCTACAATTGGTCCAATAAATACTGATGCTAAAAATCCGTGGTTCTGTGCAAATACATACCAGAAATATAAAGCAAACATCTGTCCAATTATGATGTACAACAATGCTATGTTGTATAACATCACCCAGTGTCTCTCTTCCATAAAATTTAAATTAATTCTAAATCAGCTTCTTTAACTGTTTCTTCTTCTTTTTTAAATGCTTCAGCTAATAAATCAATTGGTAAAAATCTGTCAGCATCATAAACTTCATAAGGGAATGAGCTAGTAGATAGTTTTATTTCTTTTAATAGAACGCCAAACTTGTTTTGTTGTAATCCCATCCTTACTATTCTTGTAATAGTATAAACTTCACCCTCTACAATCCACTCACTATCTGGTATCTTACTTGGTTTATTTGAAGCATCAATGCAAATTGCCCTCATATTGTTCTACTGATGTTTTAAGATCTAAATTACGCAAAGATTCTGAAATCTCAAGCATCTTTAAGTAGTCTCCAGATTTTACAGTGCATCTTCCCATCTCATGCACAAGCAATGCACATTGCTCTGCTTGTGTTGGTTGGTGCTCACAAAATCTTATAAGACAAGCAATTACATATAAAAATGAATTCTTGTCATCATTATGCAAAACAAGTTTGTGTGTTGCTAAGTCTTCCATATAATAAATATAAGAATTATGTTGGTTGCAAACTATAACTTCTCCATACTATTTTAGTCTGATCAAAGTCTTCTAATGCATCCTTGACCCATTTCTCATCAACTGTACCTACATAGCATAGTATATGTACAATAGCTTTATCATCTGGATTTAAACGCAAAAGTCTTCCTATTCTCTGACTAGCTTTACGTTCATTACCATATGCATGCATAATAATACCTTGTTTTAAACCTGGTATGTTTACACCTTCATTTAATTGCAATACACATGAAAGTTTATTTATCTTACCATTTTTAAAATCAAGTAGATTCTCTTCAGAATCTTGATTGTTACTATGATAGCTATGTGTACACATTCTATCAGCTTGTTCTTGAGTATTAGCAAATACAATGCACTTGCTTGTTATACTAGATAACAGAGCTTTTGCATATCTTTCTTTGCTTGGATACTCCATCATAGCTTTCATTCTCATTACTCTAAGTATATGAGGTTGCCCTGATCCTGTATCAATCCTTGTACCCCAGTAACCATAATTTTGCAACTCAGATGTCATAAAACTTCCTTTCTGTGTTGATACTTTATAGTTCTTGGCAGTGTCAAGATTAATTTCATGCACAATTATTTGATAGTCATTAATAATACCATTTTCTATTGCATCATCTGCCTTAAAAGTGTAGACAACTGGACAATATTCTGATACTAATCTACCTTTCTCAGAGTTCTTATGCTTGGGTGGAGTACCGGTTAAACCCAGTACTCTACCCGCATAACTATTAAGAAAAGATCTGTGACTATCTAATAAACTGTGGACTTCATCAAAATAAACTGCATCATAATCATTAGGATTATGTTTATTTAAGCTCAGATAAGTAGAAAAAGTAGCACCCTCAAGCACTTTACTTAATCCAAATTTCTCAGCTTCATATCTCCATGAGCTTATGATAGAAAGTTTAGGAGCAACAATCAGAATACTTTGCAATGGAGAGTAATATTTTGCCATGTGCTTTAGACCAACAAGAGTTTTGCCTACACCCGTACCAAGTACTATGGTGCACCTTTGCTTTCCCTCAGTTGCTTTTAGAGCTTCATCTTGTATTTCCTGTCTTTCCATTATTTTGGTAAATTAAATATTTTACGTCTGATATAAGTAGCAGTTTCATCTCCATTCATCATAAGCTTTACAGTTTTAAGATGTTTATCAAGATTAGCAATTACCTTCTCATGGTTATAATTACCATAAGCTTGTAAGAATGCTGTGAGAAACTGAAACTTTACTGACCGCTCAGACATACCAATCTTTAAGAAGATATCATTAAATGCTTTACACATATCTTCTGCATTTGGATTAGTAATTCTAAAATCACCTGTCTTTATGCTTTGTGAACTGCTCTTAAAACCAGCATTATTAATACCAATTGCAGCTAACATAGTTATTTCTATGTCATACATGTTCTTCCACTTGAATAACTTCATGTAGTCTGGCTGAATCATTTTCCATGCATTAATGTAATTCATTAAATCCCAAGACTTAGATGAGTTATTAAGATAAGCCATTTTTTCAACTAAATCTTGTTCTGATTCTACATTAATCTCAATATAAGGAATGGGCATTTCTTCTCTTTCTAATGCAGTAGCAAGATGCTGACCATCAATAATGTATCTTTTATTTTCACCCTCTATTATATTAGTGGTTGTTGTGATAACACATCTTAGTACTCCCATTTTACGGATACTAGCAATCATCTTTTGTACATGCTTGCTATCAATACCTCTGTTCATAGGTAGTACAGCAAACTTTGAATAATCTGTAGTTGTGTTTACTTTTAGTTCTTTTCCAATCATATTCATAATCATAAATTTTAAATTATTTTAAGTAACCAAATGCTCTTGATTCTTTTGGATGAGCATGAATCCAATCATGACAGTTTCTACAAACTGCAAGCCATGTAGACTGTACCAAATAAAAGGCATCTCTGTTAGCACCAGCATATGTGTGGTGTACATCTGTAGCATTAACACTACAACCTTTTACTGCAATCTGACATAGACTGAAATCAGTAAGAAACCTGTTTCTTAGCTTTAAATACTCTTGGTCTTTTTTCTTCCGTTTAGAAGAAACCTGGGGAATTTTATAGTCAGTTGGTTTCTGTACACTGTTACTATCAATGGCTTTTTGGCAACTCCAACAATATTTACAGTATTTAAATCCCCCATGGTTCTTCCATATTACTGTCTCTTTTTGACAGCCATCACATACTTTTAACTTCATTCTTTAATCTTGGTAATGTTACTGGTGCTTCTTTTAAACTTAAAAAGTTTTTGGGAAGAATACCCTCAGACATAAAGATAGTGATAATATCCTTTTTGGATATATTTAAATCTTTAAAAGTTAAAGTGTTTACAAATTTCTCATCTGTTTCCACGTATGTAAGCATGTCATCTGTCCAAGGGCTCTTTGGGAATAGAGTCTTGAATATCTCATTAGTATACTGAATAGTAACCTTTTGTTTGAATACATTAAGTACCTTCTGTGCACGCTTATACACATTAAGCACCCTTTGTTTCTTTTTGCTACACATTGAAGCAAGTTCTTCTTGTGTCAGTGCATTTAAACCATATAGTGCTCTTTTGTACAGATAATTCTGATATTGAGAGTATCCATCTGATTCATATTGCATGTAGGTTTTACCTGCATTTAACTGATAACTTCTAATTTCCTGTTTTAACTTTTCCATTTTATACATTTTCATATTAATAAATCATAATAATAAAAAATGGGGGCCAGTGACCCCCATTTATATTTCATCTAGTTCTTAGATATTGAACTCTTGTCCAGCAGCAGATTTAAGTGCTGCACTATTACTAGTTTGTGCATAAGCAGAACGCAATTGTTCTACATTATCATGCTTAACAAGTGTGTCTTGTGCATTAGATGCAGTAGAATAAGTTGCTCTACGGTAGATTGGTTGCCCACCTACAGTACAAACAATACCTGTTTCTCCAGCAATCTTAAGATCACGCTCAGGATTTTTCTTGTTAAATGCAGTCAATGACTCCTCAATAACAATAGAACCTGGTAGCTCTTGTCCGGCATAAAAGCCCATAGCTGTTAAATCTGCAGTAGCACCTTGCAACAAAGTAGATACTGTTTTTCTTTCAATAAAGTTATTGTTTCCAATTACCATACGTGTTTGCTCTAATCTTACACTTGCAAACTCTGGGTTAGATTCAGAAACTCTAACTACTGCACCTGTAGTAGCATCAGCTACAACTTTAACTGTTGAATTCATAATTCTTGTTTTTAATAAATAAATAAATAAATAGATTGTTTGAGTAGAATTGTACTATATCATTAGTTACTCAAGCTAAGTGATAAGTGTTAATATTGCATATCGCGATTAGCAATATTAGTTATCCAGTGGATCCTCTAAGTCAATGATATCATCAAATGGACAATCATCTGATGGTATATCATTAAGGTCATAATCTTCTAGTGGAAGAAAGTCTATATCAATAAATTTTTCTCTGGTGTTTTTCTCAACAGCAGAACCAATAAAAGGATCTATAATGTGTTCACCATAATCAATGGACATTAAGAATTGTATATCTAGATCTGTAAGTTCTAAATACTCTTCAATTGTTAGGTATATAACCTTTCCATTTGGTAACTGATATTGCATTTATTATAGCTGTAGTAAAAATACGTGATAATATCAAGTAAAACTGCTTACAGAAAATAAAATAATGCAATATATAGCTAACAATAAAAGGGGGCAATAATACCCCCTGTTATTTGGATTGGAAAAGTATATTCACAGAATACACTATCTTAAAACTCCTTGATTACTTCAATTTCATATGATCTTATGTAGCTGTAATCCTCAACTACATTACCATTATCATCTTTAAGTCTAAATGTAACCTTATACATGTCCTTATGATAACCGCGGAAATCTCCAACCATTCCAACCAGCATGTTATTCTCATCTCTGTTATCTAGATAGAGTTGTTGTTTATTGTTAGATATGTATCCAAGATTATCATAGTTTACATGACAGAAGGAACCCTCTGGTATTACTTTAGGAAGTGGATGACCAATGTATACTTTTGTAAGTAGCTCAACACTGTTATTATCCTCACATATTATTGGAGTCAATAACTTAATCATCTCTTCTTTGTTATCACCAGTAATTACTTTCTCAAGTATCTTGGCAACATCTGTTTCATCAAATTGTATGTGTGTCTTAATCATTATTTCTTCTGTAATCTAGAATCTTGTTCAATAGACCCTCATTGTAATTAGTCCAAAACTTTCTGTTAATCATTCTGTTTTTAAAGTTTGGTCCGCCTTTAAATTTGTAAACAGTGGTAAATCCTTGTTTTACTGGTTGATTGTTTTCATCTAGAACTTTGCATTCAAGATCAAATCCCATTACTGATGTTATAAGCTTATTGTCTTTCATGTAATTAATTTTAGTGAATAGAAGTAGTCCCAACAGGAGTCGAACCTGTAACCTACACATTAGAAGTGTGTTGCTCTATCCAGTTGAGCTATGGGACTATACCTTTCTAGTATTCTGGACCTAATTCTTCCCAGGTTATATCATCATCTCCAAGAACCCAGACATTGTCAACATGACCTGTCTCAGAATTAAGGAGATATTTAATACTACCAAACTCTACCATAAGAGTGTTTTCGGAAGCTCTGTAAACCTTTTGTAGAACCTCTAATTCAATTAGTTCAATGTTCTTTACAAATTTCTTCTCTTCTTTTGTTAAACCTTCATACTTGTCATCAGTAATAACTGAGAACAGTAATGTACTTGCTAAGATAATAGTTTTAATCATAGTAATTTAATTAATGTTAATGTAATTGTAAATAATATTAGGGCTGACCCTATAAGCTTTAGAGATATTGCGGCTATCTCTTGGTTAATCTTTTTATCTAATGAATTTATTTCATAGATAAGATCACTGATCTCAATAGATACAATCTCTGGATCTTGATTTGAGTTTTTAAGAGCATCTAGAATTAGGATATTATCTGCTCTTTCTTCTACAAGTGTTTTATATCTGTCAAATATCATTTGGCAGAATCATCTCGGGAAACTTGTTCTGTCTTACCATAGGCATCACAGTGTACATGAGCACTCTTACAAGCGGTAAGAAAAGCAACGGCACCAATAAAGGCAAACCATAATAGAACAATGCTAATTGTTTTCATAGTAAATAAAATTTAAACGGGTTAATAAAATATATATAGAGGTAATTAGTTTAACGGGAAACCACAGTCCGCTAGATGTGTTAGTAGAGAATACTCATACTGTGGTTCATAGTTGTTACAAGTTATCTACATTAATAAGACTGTCTAAGTCTGAGTACTTACCACGGTAGATTTGTCCTTGTCTAGATTCTAAGAAGATACTATCACCGGTAACTTCTAAATAATATTCCCGGTCTATACCTTTAACCGGAAGCTCTCTCTGTGTTTCTTCTATAGAGAGTAATAGAGCATATACTAAGGAAGAGAATAACATTCCTATTAGGAAGTAAGTAGTTCTAAGCATAGGTAATAAGATTAAAGGGTTAGCTATATAAAATCTTGTTATAATACTAAAGTATTATATATAGAATATAGAGAGTTATTAGTGGTAGAGAATAGTGTAATAGGTTTACTATAAACAAGATACTATCACTTATTTAAACAAACATACACGCGCGTAAGAGATATTTTGACAGTAACTTGGGTTAGTAACAGCCAAATAAAAAAAATTATACATATAACAGGTTCTTGTCTCTACACATATCCTACCACACTAAGTAGAAAGAAGTAAAACAAAAGCTGCCGAAGGCAATATAAAAAAAAGATAGTGTCATTTCTGACACTATCTCTTGTTGTACTATTAACCAATAGCACCAACCTTTGCAGTAAGGTCTGCAAGGCTAAAGTTGGATACAACTTTACGCTCACCTGTTGGATGAATCATAAAACCTTCCAATGGGTTACCTGTTTCTGTAGTACCTTCTATCCAAGATACTTGCAAATCAGCAGCATTGTTAGCATCTATATTAGATATAGACTTTGCCAACATAGCATTCTGTTCTGTACCATCAGCACATTTGAATACTACATATAACCCACCTGTTCTTTTACTTTGACAAATCTGCAAATCAGTAGCAGATATTTGACCAAAGAATTCAACCAAGGACTTTGTTTCACTAAAATTAATTTTAGACATAATAAATAAATTAAAAGGTTAATAATCTAAAACAGTAAAAAGAAGTATAATAAAAGCTGTCCGAAGGACAAAATAAGCAAGGCTTTGTGCGGTATTAATTTGTGTAAAAACTTGCTTTTTGTAAGTGCTTGATTATCAGCACCAAAGTCTACTTTCTCCACCGGTAAAACACTTTACATTCCTTGGCTAACTTTTATTAAATAAGTAGAAAGAATTACCCTATTAAAAGGGTAACTCTATATCTTCTACTTTACGCGCATTCATCTGCATGTATAACTTGACATACAAATCATTTATTGGTTTGTAATCTGTCTGGTGATATACATGGTTTAATACATCTAATAGTAACTTGTATTCTTCCCAAGTCATAACTAATCTGGTCTCTTCCATAAGTAAATAATTTATTGGTTTCTAATATGTATAAATAAGTACAAAAGAAAAGGGAGATTGCTCTCCCTTAACTTAAACCATTAAGCATTGGGGTTCTTTACCCAAGACTTAACAGTTAAAACTCCATTGATAATAACATAAGTTACAGTTCCCATAGCATAAAATTTTATTGGTTCTTAATAAGTACAAAGAAGTATAAAAGGGGAATTATCCCCTTAACATTGGCGCAAACATACCTGCCCAAAATAAAGACATAATTCCCATAGCTAATAAGATCTGAGATCCCATAGAAACAAGTAAACCTGTTATACAACCCATAGATACAACAGCAATCAAATAGTTAACAAAATCTTTCATAATAAATAATTTTAATAGTTTAACACAAGTAAGAAGAAGTATAAAAAAAATATAACAAGTGTTTCCGTAGGACTTCCTCTCGTAGGTATATTAAGCAGTAGCCACGGCTGGCCTTGCTCCCCCAGGAAACATTCCTTGTTATATTCTAAACAAGTAAGAAGAAGTACAAGAAGAAAGGGCAAAGCCCTTATCTTCTCATATCAATAATGTATATATCCAAACCCTTATTAACTAACTTCTCAGCAACCTTAACAAGTCCAAGAAACATGGTCACACTACCCATAAGAGATATCAAGAAGCTAATAACAATATCTACCGCAAAGCCCATATATAATATATAGAACACTACCCAATAAAACATCATTGGTACACCAAACAAAACAGCAAAGAACATAACAGTAACAAGTAACTTTTTCATGATAAAAATTTTAATGATTCAACATCTGTAGAAAGAAGTACCAGAAACTTCCAGCTGTAAAACATTTACAAATTATTCTACAATTCAACATGTCTAGTAGAAAGAAGTAGGGGGTAGCACCAAGCGCGGCAGGTGGGGGGGTCTGGCTACTAGGGGTCCCTAACAATCTCTAAAACAAAATATTTTTACCACCGGTTTGGAATATTAAAATACAGTTGTATATTTGTCATGCTATATTATTTGGTTAATACTGGTACAAAGGTCTGGAGTTGAAAGCCCGGGCCTTTGTTATTTTATTATATTTGTTGTATGGAAAAATGGAAAGTATTTTGCTTATGTGTATTTGGTATATGCATAGGTTTGGCTATAGGGTATCTTATGACGGGATGTAAGTCTACTCAAAAGTGTGATGCTTATAGTAAGACTAGTATCCGGAAATAATTTGTATATTAAAGTAAAAGGATATGTGTTATACTAGAGAGCAAATAGAACGTGCTGTAAAAGCTAAAGGTTATAAGTGGTTTGAAGATGCTGCTAATAAAGGGTATGATGTTAATGTTGTGGGTGTCCGCAATAATTCTCCAGCAGTTTATAGAAAAGTAACCAATGTATTTGATGATTGTATTACCATTACATTTAAGGATAGCTTAGGTAACTGGAACTTTTTCTGCTGGAATGCAACTACTGACCCGGGCAAAAAGGGAGTACAACAATTCCACAATGCCAAGGGTGTAGCAAGACTAGTACCTGGGCAGTATAGATCAACATGGATGGTTGATAAACACCAGGGCAAATATGATGCATTATGCCAGAGACTAGGTAATGTTACTGTATGGAGAGATGCTAATAAAGATTTAGTGTTTGATGAAAAGGTAAAAGATACCGGCATATTTGGAATTAATATTCACAAAGCAGGTACTGACAGCACATGGGTAGAGAATTGGAGTGAGGGATGTCAAGTGTTTAAAAGAGTAAAAGACTTTAATGAGTTTATGTCCATATGTAAAAGGGCAGCTAAGATACATGGCAATAAGTTTTCTTATACTTTGCTAGAATCTACAGATATCTAAAACTAGTGTTATGAAAGAGTATGATATGGGTAAATATATCTTAATAGCTGGTAATAATGCTACTGAGATATTTGATTACTATGACGTTACAGAAATGCACGGGTTAAACCGTAAAGATGCCAAGGCAGAAGAAGTAGATAAGACTGTTGGCAATGGGGTTTATATTTATGGTTTTACTAACTATGATCCCGCTGATAAAAAGCTAACAGCAAAAGCCCCATACAAACCATTTCTATTTATTAATCTAGGGACATTTAAGAAATACTCTCTTACAGAGAAAGCCACAGCTGTTATGCATGAAACTATGCATATGAGTCTTTTATTAAATAACTGGAATATCAAGGATAAAGAAGAAGAAGCTATTACCTTTGCTGAAGATGAAGCAAACAAGATAATTGAAAAGCTAGGATTTAGTACAAAGGAACAACCAAAGAAAAACTTCTTTAAGAAATAATGGCATACATAGAACACAACTTCTTTCCTCTCAAGGTATTTGTTAGGAATGAGTACATGTACCAAGGTACAAAAGGTCATGGAGAATTTACCCCGGGGGTAATTATATCTGTAAGATGTCTACCAGGACAAGCAGCATTGTTCCAGGTATTGTTAGAGAATGGCGTACTTAGAGACAAGTTACCAAGCCATGCCCTACTGACTAAGCCTGAGTTACCAGATCCAGATCTACCATTTCACTTTCTACAGATATGGAATTGTTTCTCTTATAACTTTACTTTGTTACATCTATCATATTTGTATGATACTCCTGTAGAAGTATATATGAAAGATCACAAGTTCTACCCAGGTAGTTACTATGCAACAATAAACTGGGGTAGCGGAGATATTAATACTGACATATCTTTAGCAGAAGACCCACTAGAACACAAGAGTCATCATGTGATTTTACTTGACAACGGACAAATAGCTCTTCAACCAAATAATAGAATCAAGTGGTCTGAACCAAGTTTTGTAACTAAACCATTCCCTGAAAAACCAGATTACTTAGTTAATAAAGATTACTATAACTGTGAGGGATTTGATAAGTGGCATACAGAAGATTCAGAAAGAATGTTTTATGATAACGAATAATTGAGTATATTATATAGTACTTAATTATTTATATCATGGCAAAAATAAAAGAAGCTCCAAAAAAAATAGTTGCAGTAAAAGTATCCCGTCCAGGAGTACATGCTAAAACTAAAATTAGCAAACTTAAAGCAAGCAAGAATTATAAAAAGTTATATAGAGGACAAGGTAAATAAATTTTTTATTTATATTTGTCTGTGACTCTAGAAGAAAAAGTACTTTGGGAAAAGGCTACTACTCTTGCAGAAGACAACTTGCAAGCTAGAGAATTATTTGAAAAATTAAAAACCAATACAATGCAACTAAAAGGAAAAAGGGTTTTATTAAATAAACCAGAAGTAAAAGAATCTCCATTTGAATTAAGTGAAGCTGACAAGCTTGCACTTGAAATGGATATGAGAAAGACATGGACTAAACTAGAAGTTTATGCAGTAGGGGATGAAGTATCAAGTGTAAAGGTGGGGGATAAAGTGTACATGGGAATTACCGGGTTACAAGCATCTGAAGCAGTAGAGCTTGAGGATGGAATGAAGTTAATGGTTGCTGAAAGAGATATTGCAATTGTATGGTAAACTTTACACAAGAATCAGAAGATCTCTATCAAAGTAAAATGAGTACACCTTTTGATAGAATAATATCTAAAGAGATACCATTAAAAGATAGAATTATAAATCTTGATAGGCCTAAGTATTATGGTGGTGCAGGGAATACTTATGAAGTATTTAATGTATTAGAAGCTTGGGGTTTAGATGAAGATTTCTATCTGGGGAATGTTATAAAATATTTAGCAAGAGCGGGTAAAAAAACTTCTAGTAAGAAAGAGGATTTACAAAAAGCTTTAGTATATTTACAAAGAAGAATTGATAGATTATGAGTGAGCAAGTAGCTTTTAAAGAAACTAAGATCTATTCTTTTGGAGATATCTTAGTTGGTTTAGATAAAGAAGAATTTACAGAGACAGAAGAAATTTTAGAAATAAGAAGATCAATTTCTAAGATAGCTGAGATGTTAAAAGAAAATTATAACCAATCTAAATCTCCAGTAAAGAGTTTATTATTTGATCAAGCAATTGGCCAAATTACAGCTGCTCAATTAATTGTTGAGAAGCTATTAAATATGAAGTAATGAAGGTTTTATCTATCATAATGTTATTATCTGCAATAGCAATATTATGGATGGTTGCACATGTGATGTATAAACCTGCATATGACAAACTCAAAAAAGAATATGTATCAGATGAAGATAGTATTAAACTGGCAATAGTCTGTGTATTCTTTATGTTGTTTTTTGCATTTACCATTGGCCTACTACTTTAGCCTGTTCTCTTCTTTCCAATGGTTTACTTCAGGCTATAATCCCCAGTTGCAAAGCTGGGGATTTTTTTGTATATTAGTTTATGGCAGAAATTATAAATCAGGGTCAAGTAAGTGTTTTAGGTACAGTAATATATACTGGTATAGCCGGACCCTTATCTACTAAAATAACATTATTAAAGTTTTATAATCCAGCAGCTTACATACTTACCTTAACTAGATATGATGCTTTAACAGCATCTACTGAAACAATATATGAATTTAATCTATCTGCTGGGGATTCAGTTACTGATAATACCATATATGCCCTAAACCCAGGAGATCAATTAATTGTATATAGTGATATAGTAGGAACATCATACTATGTTTACGGTACAGATTATGCTCAATAGATATGCAAGTAATAGATAGTAATGGTAATGTATTTGGTGGTGGGATTGAGATAACTGGTCCTGATGGTAAACCAAAAACTACTGGTGGAGGTGGTGGATCTCCTACTGGACCAGCAGGTGGGGACCTTTATGGTACTTATCCTAACCCAGGAGTAGATTGGAATTTAGGAGTATCTACATATAATATGTACTATTATCCATTAAGTTCAAATCCTGCAGGTTATTTAAACGCTATATCTGGGTCTATGGTTACCAGTGCTCTTGGATATACACCATATGACTCAGCCAATCCAGCGGGATATATTAATTCTACTGCACTAACACCATATTTAACTTCTGCTACTGCAGCAAGTACATACTATCCTTTAACTAATCCTTCTGGATATATTTCTGGAATAACTAGTTTAATGGTAACAACCGCATTAGGGTTTACACCATATAACAGTACTAATCCAGCTGGATACATTACAAGTGCAGCTCTCTCAGGTTATTTAACTTCTGCTGTAGCAGCTAGTACTTATTATCCACTTACAAATCCTAATGGATATATCACAGGTATAACAAGTTTAGATGTAACAACTGCACTAGGATACACACCATATGATTCTAGTAACCCAGCTGGTTACTTAAATGCCATATCAGGATCAATGGTTACTAGTGCTTTAGGGTATGTTCCCTATGATAGCAGCAACCCTTCAGGTTATATTTCAGGAATTACAGCTTTTGATATTACTACTGCTCTTGGTTATACACCCTATGATAATGCTAACCCTGCTGGTTATATAACATCATCTGCTTTATTACCTTATCTTACATCAGCAACAGCAGCAAGCACATATCAGCCAATACTTAGTTTAACTACTACAGGTACGTCAGGTGCAGCTACACTTACAGGTTCTACTTTAAATATTCCTAATTATACATCAACAGAATCACTAATAGATACTCAAATTTTCTTATCTAGTGGTGTATGGACAAAACCTGCTAATGCAAAATATGTTGAAATTTATTTAGTTGGAGGAGGTGGTGGAGGTGCTTCAGGTAGAAGAGGTGCAGCAAGTACAGCTAGATATGGCGGTGGGGGTGGGTCTTCTGGTTCTTTTAACATTGCTAAAATAAATGCAAACAACTTAGGGTCTACAGAAAATGTTTGGATTGGTGTTGGTGGAACAGGTGCTTCAGCTATAGGAGTCAATGATACTAATGGTGCAGCAGGAGGAACAGGAGCACCATCTTTCTTTGGAGGAACAGGTGTTTCTACTACAGCAAAACTTAGTACTGGAAATGGATTTGGTGGATTAGGTGGAACTGCAGCATCACAAGGTAGCTCTGGTATTGGTAACTCAATAATGTTTGGTGTAATTTATACTACATCAATTTTTGGTACTGGTTCTGTTGGACCAGCTAACTTTTCTGGAGGTACAACAACTTATATATCTAGACCATTAATGGCTGGTGGACAAGGAGGAGGTCTTAGCACAGTAAATGCTACTAATACTGGTGGAGGTATGAACTTAACAGGTCTTGCTACAGCTCAAATAATAGCAAGTGTTACTGTATCTGGAACTGTAGGTGCAAGTGGTAATAATGGCAGTTTAATAACTAATAGCCCTTCCGGATTGTTTTTCTCAACTGGTGGTAGTGGTGGAAATTCAGGAGATGCTGCGGGCACAATAGCTGGTGGAAAAGGTGGTAACGGTGGACCTGGTGCTGGTGGTGCTGGTGGTGGTGCATCTACAAATGGTGCAAACTCAGGTGGTGGAGGAACTGGAGGAAATGGGTTTTGTATAATTATAACTTACTTCTAATGTTAAGAGTAGCAATAATAGTAGATAATAAGGTAGAAAATATTATAAGTATAGAAGAAGAAAATCTATACATGCTTTCAGAAACAACTTATATCATTTCTGACATATTAGAAATTGGGGATATAATATCTTAATTAATTTGTTATCTAAATAATTTTCATTATATTATAGATATAATGTATATAATTATTTAGAAATGGACATTTTAAATTTTATCTCTTGGATTAGAGGACGTAGAGTGGTTAACTCTGTTGATCCTAATAAAACATTACTACCTGTAGCTCTTCAAGATGATAGAAGAGATGATGAATATTTAACAGGTGCAATTTCTGTACAAAATTTTACAACACAAGTTGCAGCAAATATACCAGCTGGTGCACAAGGACCAATTGGACCTCAAGGTGTACCAGGACCAGTAGGACCAGCAGGGCTTAACTGGCAAGGATCATGGTCAGCAGCTGGAGTTTATGTATTAAATGATGCAGTAGGTTTTGGTGGAGCATCATATTTTTGTATTAATCCTGTTGGACCATCTCCTACAAACCCTGCTACAGATCCTTTAAATTGGGCTTTATTAGCTTCTCAAGGAGCCACTGGTCCCCAAGGTCCTCAAGGAATCCAAGGTCCTGTTGGACCTGCAGGAAGTTCAAATCCTAATTTTAGCGCAGTACCATCAGGATTAGTTTCAGCATCTTCACCATTTAATACAGTTGTTTCTTTTTCAACAATACCGGCTAATACTTTTAATAATTCTATTAGACCAATTTTTGCAATTAAAACTGCTTTACAAAAAATAGCATCTGCAAACACTATGGTTGTAAGAGTGTATGTTTCAAATAATGTTCCTTTTCAAGGAATTGATTATTTTACTGCAGGAGCAACATTAATTGCTGAAGTTGATACAGCAACTAATGGCTCAGGTCAAAAAATTGTAAAAATTGAAAAAGATATTTTCTTTTCAGGATCAACTTTACAATTTTTACCATTGGGTCTTCCAAGTGATGGCTTTTCAGATTCTGGAATTGGAGCAAATGCAGCTACATATAATTCAAGTATATTTGATAATGGTATGTCAGTTGGAACAATTGATTGGACTCAAAACATATATGTTGTAGTTACAGTTCAATCAAGTGCAACAGACCAAATTGGAGCTAGATATTTATCAGTTGTAAGAATTTAATAATAATATATAAAAACAAAAAGTCATGGATGTTTTAAATTTTATCTCCTGGATTAAAGCAGGAAACTATAGAGAAACTCTTCCAACAGATGTTCCTAATCTATTGGCAATTGGATCAAAAGATGTAACTAGAGATGATGCTTGGTTACCATTAGCAGTAAATGCAGGACCTTTACAATCTTTGTATAATACAGGTACTGTAACTCAGTTAACTTCTATTACAACGGCTGTAACATTGGATACATTAAACGGTGTAATAACTACTGTATCTTCTACATTAGCTGCAAATGCTAAAACATTTTTTACAGTAAACAACTCAAACATAACTGCTACATCACGCATTTTAGTAAGTGTGCAATATGATGAAGCTGCAACAGGAATTCCTGTAGTTGGTGTATCTGATATTGCTGCTGGATCATTCAAGGTTGTTATAGCAAATGGTGGAAATGCTGCATTAAACAATATAGTTAAAGTACACTTTATGATTATTAACTAATAGATGTTAAAATACTTTTGTCGGGGCATTTATTGTCCCGGCAATATATTTAATAATCTATAAAAACACATAATCATGTCAGTAGGCAACCTAAAAGATTACGGGAATAAAGGGAATAATTTTCCTTGGCAATTGAAAATGTTGCAAGGGTTAGATACTATTAATAGTAGTATAGTAACCGGTAACATTACAAATGCCAATTCAATGGCTATTGATGCCTTTGGAAGGCAAAGAGTTTCTAGTCCTTTGACATTATTTGATTCATCTCATAGATATAAAGATAATGGTTTATGGGCAACATCTACTGCTAGTGGAGGTGCTGCTGTATTTAGTGCAAATGAAGGACTAGTAAACTTAAATGTAAATACTACAAGTGGCTCACAAGTATTAAGAGAAACCCTTAAAGTATTTTCCTATCAACCTGGAAAATCACTTTTAGTTTTTAATACATTTGTGATGGCTCCTGCTCAAACTAACTTAAGACAAAGAGTTGGTTATTTTGGAACTAGTAACGGAATATATCTTCAATTAAATAACCAAACACTAAGTTTTGTAGAAAGAAGTTTAGTTACTGGAGTAGTTACTGAAACTGTAGTAAATCAATCTGCATGGAATGTAGATACTTTAGATGGTAATGGTCCCTCTGGTGTAGTTCTAGATATTACTAAAGCTCAAATATTATTTATGGATATTGAGTGGTTAGGTGAAGGAACAGTAAGAGTTGGGTTTATTATAGATGGTGTATTTTTATTATGTCATAAGTTTAACCATGCCAATCTTGTTACATCAACTTATATTACTACAGCATCTCTTCCAATTAGATATGAAATAACAAATACTGGAGTTACAGCAAATAGTAGCACATTAAAACAAGTTTGCTCTACAGCAATTTCAGAAGGGGGATATGAACTTAGAGGTGGACAACAAGCTGTTGGTACACCAATTACAACACCTAGAACATTTGCTGTTGCAGGAACATTTTATCCTATAGTAGGAATTAAATTAACAGCAAGTAAACTAGATGCTGTTGTAATTGCAACAGCAATATCAATACTTGGTACTGGTAATGGTAAAAACTATGCATGGAGAATTGTGCAATCAGCTACTATAACTGGTGGTGCTTGGGTTTCTGCAGGTGCTGATTCAGCTGTAGAGTATAATCTTACAGGAACATCTACTGCGGGTGGTAGAGTATTAGCACAAGGATATTTAAATTCTTCTAATCAAGGATCTCCAACCATAAACATTTTAAAAGAAGCTCTTTTTGCAACGCAGTTAGAAAGAAACTCATTTACAAGCACTGCTTATGAATTAGTAATTGAAGTTGCTGTAGGAACTACATCAGGTGGTGAAAGTGTGTTTGCATCAATAGACTGGGAAGAAGTAAGTAGATAATTAAAATAAATAGAAATTATGTCAGTAGGAAATTTAAAAGATTATGGAAATAAAGGAAATAACTTTCCATATCAACTAAAAGTTTTACAAGGACTAGCACTATCACAATTAAGCAATTGTGATGAGATTGTATTTTCAGATTTAAATGCAACAAATATGAAAGATCAAATTGATGCATATTTTACTGCTAATCCTGATAAATACCTTGTATCTAAAACAATGGTTTGGAACACTGTTGATCAAGCATATGTGGCACATTTAACGGTAGCAACATTATAATGAAAAATTTATTTGTAGTTTCTTTACTATTAGTATTTATTACTTCTTGTTCATTAGAAAAAAGACTAGCTAAATACTGTCCACTATGTACTCAAAAAGATAGTACAGTTACAGTAATACAATATAAAGATACCACAATAGAAATCCCAGGAGAAACTGTATTTATAGAAGATACTTTATTTTGTGATTCTCTTGGTAATGTTTATGCTTCTAGACTATCTGAAAAAGATGGAACAATACTTAAGCTCCAAGCTAGAATAAAGAACAATAAATACAAAGTAATTGCTAAGACAGATACTATTTATAAACTTGTACCTGGTAATACAGTTTATAAAACACAAGTAGTAACTAAAACATTAAAGCCTGAAAAGATAAAATATATCCCGGGTTGGGTAAACTTCCTGGCATGGATTGGCGGTATATGGTTAATAATTATTATATTATATATTATATATCGTCTGATTAAAGCTCAAATACCTGCAATATGAAAACAAAATTAACTCTTGTAACCTTGTCAATCACATCATTCTTTGCACCAATAGAGCTAATGGCTCTTGTTCTAATGCTAATTATCTTTGTAGATACTGTAGTTAAATTAATTTCTCTTAAGAAAATTGCTAAAGAAACTAATAGAAAATATAGAGAGGTATTTAAGTCAAGAATACTTAGACAAGGATATGTATATAAAGCTTTAGGATATTATATTACTGCAGGAGTAGTTTTTCCTTTGGACTATTATGCATTAACTCCATTTATCAATGGACTGCTAAAGTTTTTAAATTTTGATTTTGTTATAGGAGTGCCTGCTATTCTTACTAATATTTTACTTGGTATATTCTCAATTATAGAACTTGCATCTATTAATGAAAACTGGTTTGATATTACAGGTAACAATGTTCTTAAAAAAACATGTGATACTGTAAAGAAATTAAGAAAAGGTCTAAAAGACGCATCAGACACTTATAAAGACATCAAGAACTAATGAAACTAGATATTAGTAAAATTGTTCAAGCAAGATTAGATAAAGATCAGTTCTATGCTGAAGAGTCTAAAAAGACACAAATCTATCTGCATCATACAGCGGGTGGAGGCAATGCAGTAGCTGTATCACGGTACTGGAATAGTAATGATACAAGAATAGCAACTGCATTTGTTATTGGTGAAAATGGAGATATTGTACAATGCTTCTCATCTAAACATTGGGCATGGCATTTAGGAATAGATTCAGAAGACTTTACTAAGAACGGTGCAAAATATCAAAACTTAAATAAACTTTCTGTAGGTATAGAAGTTTGTAATTGGGGACCATTAAAATTCCGCAATGGTAAATACTATAACTATGTAAATGGTGTGGTTAAACCAGAGAATGTAACAACTCTTGAGACACCATTTAAAGGTACCAAATATTGGTACAAATATTCAGATGCACAGATTGAATCTTTAAGACAATTAGTAGAATACTTATGTGAAACATATGATATTCCTAAGACTTACAGATCAGAAATCTGGGCAATAGATAGAGAAGCCTTTAAGGGGGTTCCTGGAATATATACACATAATTCAGTAAGAAAGGATAAGAGTGATATGTATCCAGATCCTAAAGTAATAGAAATGTTAAAAAACCTATAAAATGAAATTTAGAAACTCTTGGAAATCATCCACAAAACAGTGGGATAAAATAATGATAAGAATAAGATTATCATCATTAGATATTTTTTCTTTTGAAATGGATATATCTAGAAACTTTTACTTACTTACTATATTAAATCTTACCATTAAGAATAGATAATATTACTTAAACTTCTCTAAGTAAGGTGATCCAGGTATATAGTATGCCTGGATTTTTTTATTTAAACTTGTTTTATTTAAACTTTTTATATATATATTTGTGTAAACTAATATAAATTAAAGTCTTATGGAAACAAACCAACAACCAGAAATGCAACTAACTCCTGAACAGTTAGAAGAGCAAAAAGAAAAAATGCTAGAGTTTTATCAAACTTCTATGCCTTATTTAAGAGCACAATTAGATTATGAAGAAATGCTTTTAAAAATTGATGAAGCAAGATTTAAAAGATCTAGTATTCAATATCAGTATGCTATGATGATGGCTCCTCAACAAGAAGAAGCAGATGAAGAAAGAGGTTCAGATTTTGATATTGATAAAGAGTCTAATACAGCAGATCAAGGAAAGAGAAAGCTTAAAAGAGGCTAGTCATGGCTATAGTAAATCAAGTACAGAAGCGTGTAAGAATGCCTAAGTGGGATGTGGTTAAGTTTCAAATACTTACCCACTGCTATATTAATAGAATCAACTTAAGTGACTCTGACCTTAACTGCTTGACCTTACTAAGTTTTAATGAGCCAATAGAATTAACACATTTTTGTTATGATGCATCTTCAGAAGAAGAGCCTATTTTCAAGTCTCCACAAACTGTGAGAAACTGTATAAATAAAGCTGAGAAAACAAACTTAGTTGTTAAAGATGAGGAAAACAAAAAATTAATTCGGATAAATCCAAGTTTAAAAATTCAGACAACAGGTACTATTTTATTAGACTATAAATTTTTAGGAGATGAATCCCAGAAAGCCTAAAAGAATATATCAAGAAGTTGCAGAAGAATTAAATATTGATAAGGATTTAGTAGAAGACTTAGTAGAGTTTTATTACAAAGATGTCAGAAGTTTATTATCTAATTTAGAATATCCTAGAATAAACATAGAGGGTCTTGGTCATTTTGTTTCAAAACCAAAGATGGTATATGGATCAATAGAAAAGATATCAAGAATATTAAAAGAACATGACACATCTACATTTAAAGCTTATCATAATAAGAAAGCACTAGAAAATAAATTAGAACTACTATTGAAATTAAATCTTAAGATTCAAGATCAAACAGAAAAAAGAGAAGCTTTTTTTAAAAACAAGAATAAATGAAAAATGTACTTAATCTAATCTGGCAAAATAGATCACAAATATTTGAGGGTATTAAAAACTCTGTTATTAGAGATGAGACAGTAGAAGAAATATCTAGACTCAGATATGATATTTGTGATGAATGTCAACATAAAGGTAAAAAGTGTGCTGTAAAAGGAACGGCTCCATGCTGTAATGAGTGTGGATGTTCACTAGCCTTTAAAACTAGATCTTTATCATCAGAATGTCCATTAGGTAAATGGCAAGCTATTATTACTGAAGAACAAGAAGAAGAATTAGAAAAACTATGAGTATAGTATTTAATGCCAAGGATCATAGCTATAAAAGCAATGACGGCTCAGAGATTAATTGGATAAGTGTTACTACACTTGTATCTCATTTTAAAAAACCTTTTGATGCTGAAAAAGTAGCAAAAAAGGTTTGTAAGAATAAGAGATCTAAGTGGTTTGGTTTTTCACCAAAAGATATTATATCTATTTGGAATGCAGAATCAGAAAGAGCAGTTACTCTTGGTACATTTTATCATAATCAAAGAGAGGCTGACTTATGTTCTTTAGCTTCAATAGAAAGAGAAGGTGTTACAGTTCCAGTGTTTAAACCTAATGATTTAGCAAATGGAATTAAGACAGCACCTTCACAAAAATTAGAACCAGGCGTGTATCCAGAGCATATGGTTTATCTTAAATCAGCAGGCATCTGTGGTCAGTCAGATCTCGTAGAAGTAGTTAATGGTAGAGTAAATATTATTGATTACAAAACTAATAAAGAGATTAAGACTGAATCTTACAAAGATTGGGAGGGAGTTTCTGAAAAATTACTCCCTCCTATATCTAACTTAGATGATTGTAATTTTAATCACTACAGCTTACAGTTAAGTATCTACATGTATATGATACTAAAACATAATCCTAAATTGCAACCCGGAAGAATGTTTATTCATCATATACTATTTGAAACAGAGGGGGAAGATAGATATGGGTATCCTTTAACAAGCTATGATGATAATGGTGATCCAATTGTTAAAGATGTAGTTCAAATGGAAATACCATATTTAAAAGATGAAGTAACAGCTATTATGCATTATTTACATGATAATAGAAACAATATTAAAAAGAAATGATTGTAAAACTATTTGACATACAGAATGGTAAAGTAATTCCAACAGAACATTGCTATACATTAAAGGCATTAAAAGATGTTATGGATAATTATCCTGATAATTATATCAAGATATATCAATACTTGTTTTATATGACTTGCCCTAACCCAGACTTGAACCCATTCTTTTATACACCAGAAGTAGATAAAGAGTCACTTATACTTGAACAGATAGATGCTGAGTTCTCTACAGAAGATCAGGATATATTTATAGCCTTACAGTTTTGCCAAAGAATGTATGAAACACCTACATCTAGAGCATATAAAGGTATTGCATCCATGTTAGACAGATTAGCTAAGTATATGGAGACTACACCTATCTCACATGGTAGAGATGGTAATATTAACTCTCTGGTAGCTGCAGCTAAAAACTTTGAACAGATTAGAGCATCATTTAAAGGTGCATATAAAGATCTACAGGAAGAACAATCTAGTAGAGTAAGAGGTGGTATTGGAATGGCATATGATCAGTAATGGAAATATTTGAAAATATACCAACCTATGATAATGGAAATTGGACTATTACAGACTTTTCCTCAAGAGAGGAATTTTCTAAGTTTGTAAGAGATATTTTTGATGAACCCGGTAAATATAAATTTGATGAAACTAGCTTACTATTTAATACAGAATCAAGAAAGTTTAGAGACAATGGATACTATTGTGACGCACCCTTTAAATCCAAAGATTTTATCAATTACTGGGATGATCAAAAACTTAGATGTAGAAGAGGAGTTATCTATAAGTCAGGAGAAAACACCTGGTACCTTACAAGAGATTACTACATGTGGCTTAACTTCTTACCAATATTTGATAAAGAACAACAAATTTTTGACTTTGCTAAAATACGTGACGCCCAGTATCACATGGCCCTCTATGAACTATTGGCAGAGCTCAACTATAAGCATGTAGCTATTCTAAAAAAAAGACAGATAGCATCTTCTTATTTTCACATGGCCAAACTATTAAATCAGATTTGGTTTGAATCTGGGGTTACTTTAAAGATAGGAGCAAGTCTTAAAGACTATATAAATGAGAAAGGTTCATGGAAGTTCTTAGATGAATATGCTGCTTTCTTAAATGAGCATACCGCATGGTATAGACCAATGACACCACATAAGGTAATGATGTGGCAGCAAAAGATTGAAGTAAGAAAGGGAGATAGAAAAAATGAAGTAGGTCTCAAAGGTACAATGCAGGGCATGTCATTTGAGAAAGATCCTACAAATGGTGTAGGGGGTCCAGTAAAATTCTTCTTCCATGAGGAGGCTGGTATTGCACCAAAGATGGATCAAACATATGAGTATATGAGGCCAGCAATGAGATCTGGTTTAATTACTACTGGTATGTTTATAGCTGCAGGATCAGTAGGAGATTTATCTCAGTGTAATCCCCTTAAGGATATGATTCTAAACCCTACATCTAAAGATATCTATGCGGTAGAAACAAACTTGATAGATAGCAAAGGAACAGAAGGTCTCTCAGGATTGTTTATTCCTGAGCAATGGTCTATGCCACCACATATAGATCAATATGGTAATTCACTTGTAGAAGAAGCATTAGTTGCACTTGAGAATCAATTTGAACAGTGGAAGAAAGATTTATCTCCAGAAGACTACCAGTTAAGAATATCTCAGCACCCTAGAAATATTGAAGAAGCATTTGCACATAGATCAGTCTCTGTATTCCCAACACATCTGGTAGCAGCACAGCAGAGAAGAATAGATGAGAAAGAATATGCATATGAATTCTTAGATATATTCTATGATGAGAATGGAAAGCCAAAAGTTAAGGAAACTAATAAGCTGCCCATCATGCAGTTTCCCGTATCTAAAAAATTAGAAGATAAAACAGGTACTCTTGTTGTATGGGAAAGACCGGTTAAGGATCCAGAGTTCGGACAGTATTATGCTTCTATTGACCCTGTATCAGAAGGTAAGACAACTACATCAGATTCATTGTGTTCTATATTTGTAATGAAAGCCCCTATACAAGTAACTAGACATACGGGTGTAGAAACAGAAACATATATAGAACAAGATAAAATTGTTGCATCATGGTGTGGTAGATATGATGATATAAATAAAACACATCAGAAGTTAGAGCTAATAATAGAATGGTATAATGCCTGGGCACTAATAGAAAGTAACATCTCTTTATTTATACAATACATGATATCTAAGAAAAAACAAAGGTATCTTGTACCAAAGAGTCAGATCATGTTTTTAAAGGATCTAGGTGCTAATACTAACGTATACCAAGAGTATGGTTGGAGAAATACTGGTAATTTATTTAAAGGTCACTTATTAAGTTATGCTATTGAATATTGTAAGGAGGAGTTAGATACAGTTACAAAACCGGATGGTACAATTGTTAAGACTAAATATGGTATAGAAAGAATTCCAGATCCAATGTTACTCAAAGAGATGCAAGAATATACAGATGGTCTGAACGTGGATAGACTTGTAGCATTTACAGCATTAGTTGCATTTATGAGAGTGCAACAATCTAATAGGGGATATGCAAGAAGAACTATAATGGATGATGCCGCTAAAAACTTGCAAAAGTCAGAAAATTTGTTTAAATTAAATAGTAGTCCATTTAGGCACATGGGTAATAACGGTAGATTAACAAATGGTTCGGTATTTAAAAAATCACCATTTAAAAATATAAAATAACTATGCAGGTATATAACGCATTACAGTTAAAAAAAGGAGCTAAAACAGAACAAAATAGGATGGGTAGTATTACCCAGCCTCTACAGTTTTTATCTAAGAAAGATAAAGATGAAGAATGGGCAGCTTGGAACTTAGACTGGTTAGAATGGAATGGTCTTAAGCAAATCAGAAGAAATGCAAGAAGACTAATGAAGAACTATAAACTTGCAAAGGGAATTATAGATAGAACAGATTATATAATTGAGGAGAATAATGAATATAGAGATATAGTAGAAATATTAACCAGAGAAGAAGCAACAGCTCTTGAGTTAAAGTTCTATCCAATTATTCCAAACGTAATTAATGTGTTAGTAGCAGAGTTTGCTAAAAGATCAACTAAACTGACATATAGAGCGGTAGATGAGTTCTCATATAATGAGATGCTAGAAGAAAAAAGACAGATGGTAGAAGAAACTCTTTTAGCAGATGCACAGTTAAAAATTGTTACTGCATTAATAGAGCAGGGAATAGATCCTCAAGCACCTGAAGTACAAGAGCAAGTATCACCAGAAAATCTTAAAACATTACCAGAGATAGAATCTTTCTTTAAGAAAGATTATAGATCTATGATAGAGCAGTGGGCATATCATCAGCATAAAGTAGATGTTGAAAGATTTAGAATGGATGAGCTAGAGGAAAGAGCCTTTAGAGACATGCTTATTACAGATAGAGAGTTCTGGCACTTCCACATGATGGAAGATGACTATGAGGTAGAACTCTGGAATCCAGTAGTTACATTCTATCACAAATCTCCAGATGCAAGATATATATCACAAGGTAACTGGGTAGGTAAGATAGATATGTTTACTGTATCAGATGTAATAGACAAGTTTGGATATATTATGTCTGAAGAACAATTAAAGGCATTAGAAGCAATCTATCCTATTAGATCTGGTGGTTATATAGTTGGTGGATATCAAAATGATGGTACATATTATGACGGCACAAAATCTCATGAATGGAATGTTAATATGCCTTCTCTTGCATATAGACAGTATACAACTGCAGTTGCAAACTCAATTACAGATGGTGGCGATATTATAAATCAAATACTTTCACAAGGTGAAGATTACTTTGATCAAGGTACTGCATATCTATTAAGAGTAACTACAGCATATTGGAAGTCACAAAGAAAAGTTGGTCACCTTACAAAGATTTCAGAAACTGGAGAAGTTGCAAATGAAATTGTTACAGAAGATTATGAAGTAACAGACAAACCAATATATGATAATAGATTATTCAAAAACAAAACTAAAGATACTCTTGTACAAGGTGAGCATATAGATTGGATTTGGATTAATGAAGTTTGGGGTGGTATTAAAATTGGTCCAAACATTCCTTCTTTCTGGGGTATGAATAATCCAGGAGGATTCTCTCCAATATATATTGGTGTACAAAAAAATAAAATTGGAGCATTAAAGTTCCAATTTAAAGGAGATCAAAGTTTATATGGTTGTAAGTTACCAGTAGAAGGTTCTGTGTTCTCAGATAGAAATACTAAGTCTACTGCACTTATAGATCTAATGAAGCCATATCAGATTGGATATAACATTGTAAACAATCAGATTGCAGATATCTTAGTAGATGAACTAGGTACTATTATCATGCTTGATCAGAATACTCTACCTAAACATTCTCTTGGAGAAGACTGGGGTAAAGGAAACTATGCTAAAGCATATGTTGCAATGAAGAACTTCCAGATGTTACCTTTGGATACATCTATTACAAATACAGAGAATGCATTAAACTTCCAGCATTTTCAAAAACTAGATCTTTCTCAGACAGAAAGATTAATGTCAAGAATTAGTTTAGCTAATCACTTTAAGCAACAAGCATATGAAGTAATAGGTGTTAACCCACAAAGAATGGGTCAACAGTTATCTCAAACTACAGCTACCGGAGTAGAACAAGCTTTACAAGCGTCATATGCACAGACAGAAGTATTCTTTATTCAGCACTGTGATTATCTAATGCCAAGAGTTCATCAAATGAGAACTGACTTGGCACAATACTATAACTCTACAAAACCATCTGCAAGACTTACATATACAACTTCTGCAGATGAGAAAGTAAACTTTGAAGTAAATGGTACAGATCTCTTAATGAGAGATTTAAATATTTATTGTTCTACAACTGCTAATCATAGATCTGTATTAGAACAGTTAAAACAAATGGCTATTCAAAATAATACTACTGGAGCAAGTATTTATGATCTTGGAAGAATAGTACAATCTGATTCAATTGCAGAGCTTAATAATGTTCTTAAAGCTTCTGAAGAAAAAATATCATCACAAAAACAACAAGAACTACAGCAACAACAGCAAATGCAACAACAGCAATTACAGTCAATGCAGCAAACTGAGAAGATGAAACTTGATGCACAAGCTGCTGAAAAAGAAAAAGATAGACAAAGAGATATCTTGGTTGCTGAAATTAAAGCAGCAGGTTATGGCTCTATGGCAGATGTAAATAAAAATCAAATATCTGATTATGCAGATGCTATGAAAGAGATAAGACAGTCAGAAGCTTATGAGCAACAAACAAGTTTACAGATTGAAAAGCAATCTAATGAAAACTTAAGACAGTCTCAGAAGATGGATATAGAGAGAGAAAAGATCATGGCACAGAAAGAAATAGCAGATAAACAGCTACAAATAGCCAGAGAAAACAAAAATAAATACGATAATAAAAATAAAAATAAAGAAAAAGAATAGTACTTAGCTATATAGTGCGAAAAATAAATTTTATTATCATAAATTTTTGAAGTTTATTTCTTATATTAAATTATAAACAAAACCAACACATATGGAAGAATTAGAAAACAAATCTGACAAAGGTCAGGTACAGGACTCTACACTGGTAGGGAATGTAGATGTAAATATTGATGAGATGTTTGGAATGCCGGGAGCAGAAAATGTAATGCTACCAGTAGAAGAAGAAAAACCAAAATCTGTATTTTCAAAGGAAACTACAGATACCTCGTTCCTTGACAAGCCTGCTTCTAAAGAAGAAGTAGCAAAGAAAGAAGAAGTAGAAGAAACTATAGCTGAGCTAGATAGTTTAATTACTCAAGAAGAAGATGCTGGTAATAAAGGTAGACCAAAAATTGATAAATCTGGTCTTGCTGAATTAGCACAAAAAATGATTGAGGAAGGATCTTTAGTACCTTTTGATGATGACAAACCATTAGAAGAATATACTACAAAAGATTTCCGTGAACTATTTGAAGCAAACTTCCAGGAAAGAGAAAATGCAGTAAGAGAAAATACTCCAAAAGAGTTTTTTAATGCACTTCCAGAAGAACTTCAGTATGCAGCTAAGTATGTAGCAGATGGTGGTACAGATCTTAAAGGTCTCTTTAGAACTCTTGCTCAAGTAGAAGAGATGAGACAACTAGATCCATCTGATGAATATGATCAAGCAGAAATTGCACGTCAGTATTTATATGCTACAAGCTTTGGTACTCCAGAAGAAATTGAAGAAGAAATCAATGACTGGAAAGATATGAATAGACTTGAACAAAAGGCTAATCAGTTTAAACCAAAGTTAGATAGAATGCAAGAAGAAATAGTTGCTAGACAACTTGCTGAACAAGAATTAAAAAGGCAACAGCAAGAAGAAGCAGCTAGAGCTTATACAGATAATGTATATAGTACTCTTGTTAATGGTGAGATAGGTGGAATAAGATTAGATAAGAAAGTACAAAGTATGTTATACTCCGGATTAGTACAACCTAATTATCCATCTATATCTGGTAAACCTACAAACTTACTAGGCCACTTATTAGAGAAATATCAGTTTGTAGAACCAAGACATGATTTAATTGCTGAGGCACTTTGGTTACTTGCAGATCCAAATGGATATAAGTCAAAGATAAAAGAGCAAGGTGGTAAGCAAGCTACAGAAAAAGTTGTAAGACAATTAAAGACAGAACAAGCTAGAAAAATTACTTCTTCTGTAAATGATGATAGAGAATATGATTCAAAAACAAGAACTAGCAAACCGCAAAAAACTATCTCAAGAGGTGGATTCTTCAAGAGATTTTAATTAAGTAACAAATAAAACAAATATAAAAATGGCAACTCCAATTTTAAACAATGGGATATTCCTGAGAGATACAGCCTACCAAGCTTCATCGCATGTAGACTCTTATCACTTAGTGAATATGTTAAAAGATGCTGAACCTATGGATTTAGGTCCAGTAGACCTTTGGGCTATGGCTCAAAAAGTAGAAATGCCCCTTTATCAGCTTTCTAGCTTTGGTGGCAAAAATGTAATTATGGTTGATAATGCTCGTGGAGAGTATAAGTGGCAGACTCCTGTCTCTACAGATCTTCCATATGTAATTGAAGATATTGAACCAACAAATACTTTCAAAGGTATTGATGGAACAACCTTCAGAATTAAATTAAGCCGTAGAGAATTTGGTCACGGTGACATTATTACTTATGACAAGTATAATGGTGTGGAATTGTACATCACAGATGAAGACATTCTTCCAATTGGTGATGGATTTATTTACACTGTTCAACTTGTAAATAATGACAACACTAGATTCTTAGACAATGCATATTTAGCTAATGGAACTAGATTCTTCAGAAAAGGTTCTGCAAGAGGTGAGTATGGTGAAAGATTTTCTGACATCATTACACAAGCTGGTTTCCGTGAATACTACAACTTTGTTGGTGGTGCTGAAGCTCACGTACATTATTCTATCTCTTCTAGAGCAGACTTAATGATCAAAGGTGGTATGAATGCAGATGGTACTATTCCTGTAACAGAGATCTGGAGAACATTTGACAAAAATGTTACTGATCCATCTATCACATCTTTAGAGGATATGGTAAAAGTTATGGGTAAAGATGCTGTTAAAAAAGCATTTGATAACGGAGATTTGTCTAGAACTTTCTTGACAAACATGGAAGCAGCTCACCTTTCTAAAATTGCAACTGACATTGAGACTTACTTAATGTGGGGACAAGGAGGTAAAGTTAAGCAAGATGGTCCAGATGATATCAGATTATCTGTTGGACTTTGGCAACAATTGAACAATGCGTTCAAAAGAGTATACAACAAAAATAACTTTACTCTTGACTTATTCCGTGGAGAAATCTATAACTTCTTCAATGGTAAGGTTGAGTTCCAAGGACCAGATCCAAAAAGATCTCTTATTGTACAAACTGGTATGGGTGGTATGCGTATGGTTAATGAGGCCATCAAGCAAGAAGCTATCTCTTCAGGTTTGTTAATTCAGGCTGCTGATATTGGTGCTATCACTGGTAAAGGTATGGACTTGAACTTTGGATTTGCTTATACTTCATATGTAATTCCATTCTTGGCAAATGTTAAGTTTGTTCTTAACCCAGCATTTGACAATGTTCATACAAATGATATTGAGAACCCAATCATTGATGGTTTCCCATTATCTTCTTACAGCTTTATCATCTTTGATATCACTGATAACACTAATGATAACATCTTTATGTTGAAACTTTCTTGGGATAACCAATTGAAGTGGTGGTACCAAAATGGTACTATGGACTACATGGGAAGAACTCAAGGATTCCAGTCTTCTGGACAATTCAACGGGTACCGTGTGATGATGTCTCAAACAATGCCAGCTATCTGGGTAAAAGACCCTACAAAAGTCTTGAAAATTGTTATGAGAAACCCAATCACTGGTGGCTCTCTATAATAGATCAGAGTATGAGAGGGAGAGTAAAATCTCCCTCTTTTTACTTATTTTTAATTAACATTTAAAACCAACAAAAATGGAAAACGCAGAATTTACAATGGTGGAAATTAACAAAGCTGCCACCGCAAGAAAAACAGCTATTGCTATTAGACCATACTTTGACAGCAGAATGTCAAACATGGGATTAGAAAATTACCAACAAGTTTTGTTTGATGGTGTAAAGCACCAAGAACAATTAGCTTGTCTTGAAGTAAATGGTGTAACAAGATATATTACTGGGCTTAATGAATTTGCTCCAGAAATTAAAACATTACCATCAGATCAAAGAGAAGCAAAAATTAGAGAAATAAGAACAGCAGTTGCAGAACTTGAAAGAGAACTTGCAGCTAATGTTTTAGATATTGAGGATAAGGATTTTTGGAACAAAGTTAAATTACTTAAACCAGACAATAAAGATTTCTGGAATAAGATTGATATTAAATGTGGTAATGAGCCAGTATTTTTAGATCCAAAAGATCCTTTTGATAGAATTAAGATTTATGCTATTGAAGCTGGGGCATTTTCAATTATAGCAAAGAGTTATGAAGATGCAAGATCAAAAGCAAAACCACCTAAGTTTTATCTAGATAAAGAAGAAGAAACTGTGATGGTTAGAACTGAGTACAAGAAAATGCGTAACAAAGCACTTTCTGAACTTCAGAAATTATTTGATAAGAATAGTACTAAACTATTCTACATTGCAAAAGTTGTTGATCTTAATAGTACACAGTACAGAAAATCAACACCAAATGACATTATCTATGAGAATATGGATATGTACATTAATGGAGAGGGTGGTGAGACTAATAAAGAAAGAGCAGCTAAATCTTTCATTGATGCAGTAAATATGGATATGGAAACACTAAAAATTAAATCAATTGTTAGAGATTCCGTATTTTTTAAGTATATTATAAGTAAGGCAGATGGTCATATTTATCATGCTAAGTCTAACAGCTTACTTGGTAGAAATGTATCAGATGTTGTAGAATACTTTAAGAATCCTTTAAATGAAGATATTCTTAAAGATGTTACAGCTTCTGTTGAAAAATTATGGAACTCTTAAAAATTATATAAAATGTTAACTCCAAAGAAAAAATCTAAAAAAGGAACTTCAGCCATGAATTATGGTTATGAAGCTGGTAAACTTGCTGGAGGTGCAGCAGGTGCTACATTTGGTGCTATGGCTGGCAAAGCTGCAAAAAGTCCGGTAGGTGCTACAGCTGGTAAAAAAATGAAAACTGGTGGAATGACTAATGCTAATAAAAGTGTAACTGCTTCTAAAGTAGCTGGCTCTAAAGGTGTAATCTCTGGAGAGAATGCTAAAGTTTCTGCATCTAAAATAGCTAAAGGACGTTCAGGTGGAACTTCTAAAGCTCCTAAAACTGCAGTTCCTAAAGCTATGTATGGTGCTTCTATGATGAAAAAAGGTGGTGCTAAAAAAATGAAATAATGCCACTAAAGAAATCTACTACTAAAAGTCGCGTTAACCAGGCTGGTGTTTACACTAAGCCTGGTATGCGTAAGTCTTTGTTTGAAAGAATTAAAGCTGGTTCTAAGGGTGGAGATCCTGGAGAATGGTCTGCAAGAAAAGCACAACTTTTAGCTAAAGAATATAAGTCTAAAGGTGGTGGTTATAAAACCAAGAAGTAATGGCTAAAGATCCTCAGCAAAGTTTAAGAGATTGGTCAGCACAAAAATGGATGACATCTGGAACTTATGCAAATAAGAAGAAAGGTTCTTCTAAAGAGGTAAAGTCAAAAGGTAAAAAAAGATATTTACCTGAAGCTGCTTGGGGTTCTTTATCAGCAGGAGAGAAAGCTGCAACAAATAAAGCAAAGGCTAAAGGTAATAGTAAAGGAAAACAATTTGTTAAACAGCCCAAGGGCATAGCCCAAAAGGCAGCAAGATTTAGATAGTTATGGCAATTAAAAGAACAACAACTAAAAAATCCACACCAGCTAAGAAAGCAAATTCTTCAGTTGGTATTTCTATTTTTGGTGGTAACAAAGCAGAAATGAGAAAATGGGAAGTTGAATCTGCTATGTCTACATTACAAAGAGCTTCTGAAATACAAAAGAATGCAAAGTTAATGGCAGATGTAAAAAAGATGGCAGCTGAGAAAGCAAAAGAATTTAACAGTATTGCTTCTGGTAAAAAGATTTAATAATGGCAAAGGCAAAAACTAAGAAAGTAAAAGTTACTGCCGGTGGTGAAAAACATGTAGTATATAAGAAGACTACAAAAAAAGGAGAAGGAAAGGTTGGTCATATTATGGTCAACCATCCTACTAAAGATAAAGGTCAATGGGACACAATTGATCTTACTAAAATAGGTAGAGCCAAAACAGTTGCGCAGGGTGTAGCTGCTACAAAGAAATGGCATAGAGATAACCCTGATTATAAGTATAAAGGTAAAGGAAAAAGTAATGGCAAAAAGTAGGGCACAACAAGCAGCAATAGCTATCTCAATGAAGATAGCTGGTAAGAAGCCTAAGATGAAAGCTGGTGGAAGTGCAAAGAGTTGTTGGCCAGGTTATGAAAAGAAAGGTACTAAAAAGATGTATGGTAAAACATATAATAACTGTGTAAAAAAATAGTCATGGCAAGGAATTCAAAATTAATGAAAGCTGCTCTTAATATACCAAAAGGTTATCATGTAATGCCTGATGGCTCTATAATGAGAGACTCAGATCATAAAATGAAGAAAGGTGGCTCTACTCCAGCATGGCAAAGAAAAGAAGGTAAGAATCCAGAAGGAGGTCTTAATGCTAAAGGAGTTGCTTCTTATAGAAGAGAAAATCCAGGAAGTAAACTTCAGACAGCAGTAACTACTAAACCTTCTAAACTAAAAGCTGGAAGTAAAGATGCCAATAGAAGAAAAAGCTTTTGTGCTAGAATGTCTGGTATGAAGAAAAAACTAACAAGCTCAAAGACTGCTAATGATCCTAACTCTAGAATCAACAAGTCTTTAAGAAAGTGGAATTGTTAACTTATTATATATATTACTATGAAAACTATGAAAACTTGTAAAATGGGTTGCGGCAAAATGAAAGCTGGTGGTCCTGTTAAGAAAGTAAAAAAGATGGCTAAAGGTGGAGCTACAGATTATAACTACGGTATTCCATTAAATGGCCTACCAATGCGCCCTACTAATGGTAACACAGATATTTCTAAGAATCAAATGGGAACTAACCCTACTATGAAGAAAGGTGGTGCTGTTAAAAAAATGGCTACTGGTGGATCACTTAAACCAGTTCCTGCAGGAAAAGTTGGATTGTCTAAATTACCAACAGCTGTTAGAAATAAAATGGGTTACATGAAAAAAGGTGGCTCTAAAAAGAAATAATCATGTGTAGCTGTAGAAATAAAGGTAAAGTAAAAAAGTAAAGTCATGGCAACTAAAAAGACTACTGCAAAGTTTGGAGCATCTGTAAAAGTACAGAGAGGATATCCTGGTAAGATTAGATCTGCTAAAGATCAAGGCTATACTCCTATAGGTAAAAGAGAACCTGCAAGAACTAAATTTGATAATGGAGGAGCTTTAAGTGATAAAGCACCAAAAGAAGCAAAGATGAAGTTTTATTCTCCAGATGGTAACTATAAAACAGTAGTTAAAAAAAATTATGGTGAGCCTGAAAGAGCTAAGGAAACAAGAACTTTAAAAGGAGTTTTAAGAGGAGTTCCAAAAACTTCTACGCCCCCAGCACCTGTTGAAGATAAACCAATGTTTAAAGCTAAAAAAGGTGGGTCAACTGATAAGAAGTGGATTCAAAAGGCAATTAATCCTGCGCACAAAGGATATTGTACTCCAATGACTAAACCTACTTGTACTCCTAAGAGAAAAGCTCTTGCAAAGACTTTAAAGAAAATTGCTAAAAATAGATAGTAATGTTAAATAGTACTATAACTGTAAAGATTAAGCAAAGGCTAAATAAATTAGATAGCCAAGACTACGACAACATAGAATGTTGGCAGGTAGTAGAGGCATTTAATAAAGCCCAAGTAGAATGGTCTAGAAGGCAGTTGCACGGTATTAATATTGTTAAAGAAGGTGATGAGCAATCTACCCGGAGAAAGGATGACTTACAAGTTCTTCTTTATAAAACTACTATTGGTGGATTAACTGATAAAGGAGACTATTCATTCTTAAGCATTCCTCAAGATTATTTACAATGGAAAAGAGTAGATGTATATGCACAAAAGGATTGCTGTGATAAAAGAAGGATGGTAGTATATCTTGCAGAAGAAGGTAATGTATCTGTACTTTTAAGAGATAAATTAAAACAACCAAGTTTTGAATGGGCGGAAACATTTGCTACACTTATAGATGACAGAATTAATGTCTACACAAATAATGACTTTAATATCTCTGAAGTAGATCTTACATACTATAGACAACCTAGAAAGATACAAATTGATGGTTGTGTAGATCCATATACAGGGGTTCAGTCTACTGCAAATGTAGAGTGTGAATTTAAAGATGATATAATAGAAGTAATAATAGATGAGGCAGTTAGTATTATAGCTGGAGATATTGAATCTGGAAACCAATTCTCTAGAGGTACAGAAACTGCTGAAAGAAACAACTAATATAAAATGGAACAGAAAAGATTATTAAAAAGATTAGATACAAGTGTAGTAAAACTTCCGCCATCTACAGGAATTCCTAGTATTGATAAACCAAGTTCTGGTGCATCAAAAGAAGTTCCAGATGTAGCTACTATGAACCCATTAATTACAGATAATGCTGTTGACTATTTAAATTATAGAATTCAACAAGAAGAGTATTCTTCTAGAATTTATATGTCAATGACAATGTGGTTAGATGAAAAAGGATTCAAAGGTGCTGCTGCTCTATGGAGAAAGTATTCAGATGAAGAATTAACTCATGCTGATATTGCACGTAAGTATTTATTATCATTTGGAGTACAACCATTAACTCCAAGATTAGATCAACCACAACAAGATTTTTCAGGAAGTCTTCCAGAAATTGTAAGGTTATCTTATGAGCATGAGATAGAAGTATCTACTCAAATTAAAAAAATGGCAGATTTTGCAATGTCAAATAAGGATCATATTCTTTATGAATTATGTTTAGGATACTTAAAAGAACAAGTTGAAGAGCATGATAAGATGCAAACTTGGATGGATAAACTAAGAACATTTGGTACAGATCCATTAGCTTTAAGACTATTAGATAATGATATGGCAGAAGTAGCTGGATAATTTTCTAGCTTTTTTTGTTATTATAAAATTTTTTACTATATTATAGTATATTCTTTGTTTAATTAAATTATAAAAAAAATGGCTTATTTTAATCACGCGTTTAGAAAAACGTTTTTGGCAACAGGAGCCACAATTGGTCCTGTAGCTATCACTAATCCAAGTGGAGGTGCATTAGGTAATGCATCTGCTACTGGTGGATTTTTATCAACTGCAAGTCGCCCAACTTATGCATTAAATCAGTTGGCAGTTGCAGCAACTTCTTCATTTGGTAGTCTTGAGAATAACTATGTTGGTTGGTTTGATACTAAAACTAATCTTTCTGTTGTTCCTAGTACAGCAACTGAATGTTGTCCTCTTTATCTTGCAGGATCTACTATCTATTGTAAAGATAAAGTTAGTCCATTCATTGGTGGTTATCAAGAGACTAATAAGTCTAAAGTTGTTAACCCTAAGTATGTATCTAGATTTTATGATGTAGAGCCTTGTACTCCTACTAACAATGTAGTACACGTTGGTTCTACTTATGCTAGTGCAGGTGGTGGTGTTCTTACTCTTGATGCAGGATCATTAGTTGGTGGTACTGGATATCCAGCTGGTACTTCTACTGCTGGTGTAACTGGTGGTACAGGTACAGGTGCAATTGTAGAATTTAATGCAAATGGTCTTGGTGTAGTAACTGCTGTTGCACTTCTTTCTCCTGGTAAAGGATATACAATTGGTGATACATTAACTATTGATGCAGGTAACAATGATGCTACTATTGATGTATTAACTGTTACAACTGCAATTGCTCCAGTTATTTCTGGAACTAACTGTTGTAAAGAATTCTTATGTGGTGAGACTTACTATCTTCGTTTAGATGTTAAAGGTTCTCCTGCTCTAAGATTCTTAGATCACAATGCATACTATACTGCATCTGCTTATACAGGATGCTGTCCAGCAGGAGCTATTGCTCCAACTGCAGTAGATTCTACTGAAGTTATGATCCTTTGGGCTAATGATCTATTAAACTCTCCAATTGTATCTCCATTCTTCCAAATTGCTATTCAGGATGAGGCAGGTGTTATCTGGTATGCTCCAGGAACAGATGCAGCTTTCTTAGCTTCAGTTGGTGCTGATACTTGGAATAACTATGTATCTCCAGGACATACTGCTGGTGCATGTGCAGGTTTAATTCTTAATGGTGCTTATGTAGATACAAGATTTGGAGATTGTACTTTCCAAATTTCTGACTTCTATGAGAAACAACCAATTAACTTGTATCCAAGTGAAGTAGATCTTAATGGAGATCCTTGTCAGTTTGAAGGTCTTTGTGTAGTTAATGAGTGTCTTGGTAGCCAAGCTATGGGTCTTGGAGAAACAGTTCTTAGAGATGTGATTCTTTCTGAGTCTTACAGACAAAACTTCTTCTCTTCAGATTTCCGTATCAGAGAGATTACACAAGGTAACCAAATAGTAAATGCTATCAACAGACAAGCACTTTATTACAAAACTTACTTGCAACACAGTGTTCCAAGATTTAACAATCCTACCGGTACATTTGACAATGACCAATACTTGTTAGAAGTTATCTTTACTTCTCCTGCAAGTGGTGCTGCATTTGTTACTGCTACTACTGATTGGTTAAATAACTGTGGAGTTTGTGAGATTGAAACATTTAGTTGTGAGTCTACATGCTCAGCTATTGAGTTTCCAGCTCTTCCAGCTCAGTGTGGAATCTAATAGTTAAACGTTAATAAATATATAAGGGGAGAGAGAGTTTATACTCCTCTCCCTTTTTTATAAAACATAGTTATGGCAAATCATGTATTAAGTTTAGAGGTGCCTCAAGTAATGAATGAATGTGTTCTTAAATTACTTGACACAAGTGTGTATCAAACAGCAAATCCTGCAATACCTGTAGTATGTCCTACCTTGAACATTACTGTTCCAGGATTTGGATATTCTAATCAAATAGATGCTACAAATTTTTATACTACAGGATCTGCTACCATAACTGCTTGTGATTTACAACTACAAACTGTAGACTGTGGAACTTCATATTATAATTTACCAGATGGTATTTATATTATAAAATATAGTGTTTCACCTAATGAAACAGTTTATGTAGAATATAATCATTTAAGGGTAACACATGCCCTAAATAAATATTACAAAATACTTTGTGATGTTGATGTAGCAGCATGTGAACCACCATTTAAAATACAACAGAAGCTAGAGGAGCTTAGATTAATATTTATGTATCTTCAAGCTGCAAAATCTAAAGTAGAGTTTTGTCATGAGCCACAGAAAGGAATGGCTTTATACAACTATGCTTTAAAGCTTTTAAATAAATTGTCTTGTACAAATTGTTAAACTAACTAAAAACCAATAATATGTCAGTATGTGCAAATTGTAAAACAAAATTGTCTTGTGGATGTCAGAGAAGAAAAGCATCAAACGGACAACAGGTGTGTTCTAATTGTATTGGAAAATATGAAGCACAACTTAAATTAGGTAAAAATAAACAAGATCTACAAAAATACACTAAGTAATGTCTGCTCCTTACTATTATAGACTTGAATCATGTTGCACAGGTGAAATATTATATTTTCAACCTCCAATTGCAAATAATTCACCAATTTATGGTTTTACTTTTCCACAGCAACTAGTCTATGATGCATCAGGAATTCATGGAGATTACTATGGTTTAATATCTGGCCAGTGTTATTTATTTACTCAAGTTGTAGGAGACGGATCTGCATATCCAAATATAGGTAGTAATTGGATGTCAACAACTGGTCCTGGATATACAGATTGTTCTGTATTGTTTGGAGAGTGTGCAGAATGTGATCCTTGTTATTTATTAGTTTCATGTGATGGTTCAATACCACCATTTACTACCACACAAGATTTATCAGCCTATGTTGGACAGTCAGTAGTACTTCAAGGAACAGATTTACCAGCAACATGTTATCAGGTAGCTTTATCACCTAATGCAAGTTTATTCTGTAATTCAACAACAGAAACATTATCGTATGTAGAAGACTGTGAATGTCCATGTAATTGTTATAATATAATTGCAAATTCTAAGGATTGTTTATATATAGACTGTGATGGTAATGTTCAAAATACTGGACCACTTACTGGAACACTTGAGCAAATATCATGTTCCTCTACATATCCTGCAGTAATTGGTAATGAATTTCCTAGTCCAATTAATATTGTGAATATAGGACCATGTGTAAATGGTAATTGCCCAGATGAGTGTTATGAACTAGTAGACTGTGATGGTATTCAAGATCCTATTGTTACTAATAAACTATCACTAGGATTATATGCAATACTTGGCCAAATAGTAAAAATTGAAAATTATCCAGATACATGTTGGATAGTTAATTCAACTGCAAATTGTGATTGTGCAATAGATGTAGTTGTAGTTCAAGCATATGATGATTGTCCTACTTGTAAAAATCCAAGTAAGTATAAGCTCACAAATTGTGATGATCCAAACACAATAGTTTACACAAGTTCAGACTTAAGTCCTTTTGTAGGTCAAGTAATTCTTAGAGGGGATTGTCCAGGATGTTGGTATATAGAAGAGATACAAGATATACCCTCTGATACAATAGTTACAGTTACTGCAGCTTACACAGATTGCATTGCATGTGCAAGAGAGTATTACAAGCTTTTTGACTGTACAGGATTTAAAGATCCAATTATAACATATACAGATCTAAGTCAATATATAGGATCAGTTATCAAAATAAAGTATTGTCCAGAAACATGTTGGACTGTACAACAAACTAATGATCCTACAAATGCCGGTATAGTATTTCCAGAAATAGAATATACAAACTGCACTGAGTGTTTATTAACATATCCTTGTGTTTGTACTACTGTAAGAAATGATAGTACTACATCTAAAACATATAGTTATTTTGATTGTAATTTAATAGTACAAACATTTACACTTGCTGCAGGAGCGCAGTCTGAAAAATTCTGTATGAGAGTTTGGGATGTTTATTATCCTGAAACAGACTACATAGAAACTTATGGTGATTGTACAGAAGATACACAACAAGATATTTGGTCTTGTCCACCAGTTATTTATCCAAGAAGAAGTGTTCAACCAGGATATAACACACCGGCATGTACCATTGAAAAATATGAGAAAATATCTTGCAAATCAGCAGAAGTATATTACAAACAAGTATTATACTTAAGATATGGAATATCTGACTGTTGTCCAGAAGATACAGATAAATGGTTAATTAAAAAAGAACTTATAGATTTGGATGCTTTGAGAGATCCAAATTATATATGTACTTCTATTAATCCATGTTGCCCAAGTACTCCATCTTGTGGTTATGCTCCATGTAATTGTGGGACACCAACAACCACTTGTAATTCTCAATAATAATTAGTATATTATAGATATGAAACCTCTAAATTTAGATAATAGCCCTTGTAGTCCAATATCAAGTAACTGTGTGATATGGCAAGGTCCAGATATTCCTTGTATAAAATTATGTACTGGAGACACTGTATCTAATGTAATTCATAAGCTTGCAACTGAGCTTTGTAATGTATTAGACCTACTAGATGTTAATGGATATGATTTATCTTGTTTTAATCTTTCAAGCTGTGCACCAAATAATTTTCAAGAATTAATTCAATTTTTAATTGAAAAGATTTGTGCACTGCAAACTGCTCAAACAACTGCAGTAGCAACTCCATCCGCAACTGTAAGAACAACAACAGCAGATACTTTAGTTACTGTAGCACCATGTTTTGTTATAGGTTCAACAACTGTAATGTCTGTTGCAGAATATGCCCAGGCAATGGGTACTAAAATTTGTGATCTTATTACACAAATAAGCACAATTAATTTACAGATTAATGATCTAGATGTTAGAGTAACTACACTAGAAACAACTCCTGCACCTGTATTTACATTACCATCATTTACAATAAACTGTCCTATTAATTCACTTATTTCTGGAAACTCATATGGAATAGATGTAGTGCTAGAAGAGTTTATAAATGATGTTTGGTGTGGATTCTATGCTGCAACTGGATCAACTGCATCTTTACTAAGTGCAGTAACTGCTCAGTGTATTGCGGGTACAGATTTTACAAAAGTAAATCCTGCTGCTACATATGCTGCACAATATCCTACTTGGATACAACCAGCAAGTACAATCGCTTCTGTGATTAATAATTTATGGATTGTATTATGTGATATATACAATGGTACAACAGTAACAGTTACAGGAGCTACTACAAACACAATAGCTACAACAGTAACTGGTGGACCTGCTTATACTGTATCATCAAAGATTCTTGATACAGGTTGGGTAGACCTAGATGGTTTTAGTTTCTATACTGGATCTGATACAGATGCATTAAGACCAAGAGTAAGAAGAATTGGTAATGTATTGCATTTTAAAGGTCAAGTAATGATACCTATTGATGATGGAACAGGTGCACCATTGTTATGGCAATATCAAAATGTTCCACCAATTGATACTTATTATTTATCAACTACTGTTACTCCTGCATCTGTTGGACCAGGGTCTGTTATTACAAGTGGTTCTGGATTAATTACATTTAATCAAGGTAATGTAGTTATTCCATCTACAGTAATGGGAGTTGCAGAATTATTAGATGATAATTATACTAAAGAATTTTCTACAGGATATAGAAGAACTCAGATTGACAATGCTCCTGATACAAGTACAATTTTAACAACTGTTGGATTCTTATCTATTTCAAGTAATAAAACTTTAAGCTTTGCATTAGTTAAAAATGCAGAACAAAACATTTTTTCTGGAACAGCTGCTTATGATACTTCACATTTAAACTATATTATTTCACATGTTCGTCTTGGAGATTATGTTCCAAAGTTTGATAATATAAATACTAATGTAAACAGTAATGCTGCTGCGGGAACCATTCCTCTTAACATGGAATATAATGCAAATCTAAGATATCAGTTTAGCTGTAACGCAAATGATGAAACAAATCTTGGAGGATTTATTTTTCAACTTGATGGTTTGATTGCTTATATTAATCCATGTACTACAGATATACCAACACCAATTGTTTGTCCTTAATAATTTAAACTATGGCTCATAATACTTGTACTTCTTGTGGATGTAAAAAATGTGGATGTTCAGATAATGGATTAATTTCACCTGCACCATGTCCTACTCCAGCAGGATGTCCTAATCCAATTGCATGTTCTGAGGTATTTGATGCAGAATGTGTTGTATATAGTGGATTACCAATTGAATGTATACAACAAGTTGTTGTTGATACTAATACAAATTTAGCAGATGCTATTAATGCAATTATTAGTTTTTTCTGTGAGTATATTACTGGCCCAGACTTAGGATCTGTTGTAGAGGTATGTAATACAAATGATTATTTAGATATAACTTCAGTCACTAACCCAGTAACAGGAGTAACTACATATACAATTTGTTTTGATCCAACACAATTGCCAGTTGTACAACTTGAATCAGGAACAGGAATTAATATTACTTCATCTACAGTAGGTAACACAACTACATATACTGTAAATGCGACAGCAAAAGAATTTTTCTATGATGATAATGTACAAACAGTAAATCTTAATGCTGGTGCAACACCAAGTATATATAGTTTTCCAAATGTAAATTATTCTGCATTATCATATACTAATCCTGGAGGTGCAGCTAAGAATTATAAAGTATGGGTATCATATGATACAGTTACATTACCAACATCAGCAAATAGTTCTAATATTGCAAACTGGGTTGATGGAGCAATTATAAAAACTGTTGGTTTTATTGATACACCAGTTTATCAAAATTTTGGAAGACCGTTATTATCAGGATCATTAATGGATGGTGCAAATGTTGGAGATATTGTAAATAGATCTTCTATTGCACCTGATCAAGTTTTAACTACTGCAGGTAATACAGTTGAGTTTAGATTCTTAAATGGTCAGTTACCATTTAATGTTTCTTTCTTTTATTATATTACTTTAAATGCTGGTGAAACAGTTAGTTTAAAATTTAAAACAAAAGATGCAACATCTGCAGCTTGGTTATTACAAGCTCAAATGATGGTTGAACAAATATAAAGTTGCAGTTTGTTGGTTTCTGTAACAACTGGTAGAACCCCTGCACTCGCGGGGGTTTTGCTTTTATTGCTATATTTGTTAAAGTCATTTATTTTTAGTATATTAAATAGTATAGTATGAAGGAATTTAAAAGTCCAGACTTAAATGCACCAAGGTATAGACCTGAAGTACATACAATTATGAACAAGAAGTTCTTTGAAAGTTTTAAAAAGAAATATCCTAAGTATAAACAGATGGATGATAAAGACTTAAGAAAGATTATAAAATCTTTTAATAATACTTTTTATCAAACAGTTATTGATACAAGGGATGGTGTTCAACTACCTGAACAAATAGGTTGGATATTTATTGGAACATGTCAAAGTCCAAAAAAACAAAATACTGATTTTGCAAAGTCAAAGAAGTATGGAGTATCTGTTACAAATAAGAATTGGGAAACAGATGGTAAACTAGCAAAAATATTTTTTACAAGTTATGCATTAAAACACAAAATGAAGAATAGAGAATTTTGGGGATTTACTGCATGTAGAGAATTTAAAAGAGCGGTTTCTAAAGCTTATCCAGAAAATTGGAATATGTATCTTGTAGTTGAACCAACAGCAAAAATAAAACTTAACCATACTAAAAATTTTTTAGTCAACTCTATGCAAAAAAAGCTACAGGAGGACTTAAAACAATATAATGAATTTGAACTATGACAACTATAGGTGAAGCAATATCACGGGTTAGAAATACTTTAAAAGCAGTTAAAGAAGATTCTTTTTTAACTGATAGAGTAATCTATAGCTCTCTAATTAAATATGGCCAGACTCTTTTAAAGAGAGAGGATAATCAATTCAAGCTAATGAAGATTAGCTCTATATTTCAGGTATTACCATATCTTGAACTTATAGATGTAGATAAAGTAGAAGCTGGATGTCTTGGTGTTTATTCTGGATGTTATTTTAAAAGAACAAAAGATAAACTACCAACTATATTAGAAGGAACATTTGGTCCTGTTATACGTACAGTATCTTCAATAGATGGTAGTATAGAAATGTTTAGAACAGATCCGGGTACATGGGTTTCAATGACAAAGACTACTACATTTAAATATAATACAAGAAAATATTTTTGGTATTTAAATGGATATTTATACTGCCCCAATATAGATTGGGAAGCAATTAGAATGGAGGCTATCTTTCAAGGAGTAACTGATCCGTGTGATCCTGCTCAACAGTGTGAGATAGCACAAGATAAATTATTAACTATTCCAGAGTATTTATTTTCTGAAGTAGAGCAGTTTGTAATTAAAGAATTAACTATGACTATGCAGGTTCCAACAGATGGTCCTGATGATGGTCAAAATATACTTAGATAATGGATTTTAATTATACTCTTAGATATAGAACTTTTGATCAATTGTTAGAAGATGTAACAGTTGATTTAAACACCTTTGCTCTAGAAAACATGATAGAGCCTCAGCAATTAATTAAGCTGGTTAAAAAACTAAATTATGATCTTGGTCTAAGGGTAAATCAAACTAAAGAAGTTATTCTAGATGTATGTCATGGTAAGGTAAAACTACCAGATGATTTTTATGTATTTAACTTTGCATTAGTATGCGGTAACTATGTTCAACAAGTTGGATATGGTCCAATGTCTGCAGGAACTAATATACAAGAAGTAAGATACCAAGAAACTCCATCTACTACAGATGTGTGTGCACCACCAACAGTTAACTGCAGAACATGTAATTCTAATCCATGTAACAAAACTGCAGCATGTGATCTTAATTTTCCTATAGTAGATCCAATACCTACAGAGTATGACCCAAACAATCCTTATGGTGATACTTGTATTGCACCTAGAGTTTTTATGAATTGTAAAGGGGAAAAGTGGGAACTAGTTCAAGTAATGAATAATTCTGGAGCTACAAGAGTTTACACAGATTTATTACCATTAAGAATGAAGGCTAGTCAAGAAATAGAATGTGACTGTCCAAATCTTTATTTTAATACAGCAAACCAAGGTTGGATAAAAGGTGGTTTTCTATTTACAACATTTGAAACTGGTAAGGTATATTTAAATTATCAAGGTGAAATGGTAAATGATCAAGGATACTTAATGGTCCCAGATCATGATCTAATAAATGAATATTATGAATATGCTTTAAAATCTAGAATACTTGAAAACCTATATATTAATGGTGAGGATGTAGCACAAAGAATGCAGTTAATTGAACAAAGATTAAGAGCAGCTAGAAATCAAGCATTAAGTGTTGTTAATACACCAAACTTCAAGGAACTTGAAAAGATGTGGTGGACAAATAGAAAATCAATGTATGGTAAGTATTACTATATGTTTGAAAGTTATTCTCCTAATGCAGCATATTATAGAAACTTAACCGGCAATAGAATAATATAATGGCTAAAAAAGGTCTTCAAAATACTACTCAGAATATTACAAATAGTTTCTCTAAAGGTCTAAATAAAGATACAGACCCATCATTTGTAACATCTGGACTATGGACACATGCAAGAAACATGGTCAATAATACTGATGAGGGTAACCTAGGTACTTTATCTAATGAGGACTCAAACTATCTCTGCGGAACAAGTGGAGAGACCATGCAGGGTGATAAAGCTATTATTGGTATTATACATTTATATGCGGATAAGTGGATTATATTTACTGTTGCTACTGTAAATGGTAAACCTGTTAATTCTGAAATTGGTTTATATGAAGAAGAACATTGTTTGTATAGACCAATTGTTTCTGCACCATGTTTAAATTTTAGTCCATATAATTTAATTACCGGAGCTTCTAGACAAAAGGGAGATTGTAAGTGGGAAGTGTATTGGGCAGATGGTTTAAATCCTGATAGATATTTAAATATTGGTGATCCAAAGACATGGCCAGATTCATCTTTTCAATGGGGTGGCTCTAATCAAGCTACAGCAGGTATAAATTATAATAGATATATTTCATCAAGTGGAACTGTATTATGGCCAATTACTGCATGGGAACAAAAATGTACTCCTGGAGATTGTAAAATATGTACAGATTTAAACTTTTTAGATTGTGACAAAATAAGATTGGCATCATTAGTACAGACACCATGCGTTCAACTTTCAATTGCACCTGGTACAGGTACATTAGAAAATGGAACTTACTTTGCCGTTGTAGCATATTCTATTAAGGGTCAGAATGTAACTAATTATTTTTCTCCAAGTAATCTTCAACCAGTATATAATCCTAATGATGTTTCACAAGGATCATTACTATTAACATTAGATTTAGACACTGAAAACTTTGAGCAGTTTGAATTAGTAATAGTTAGATCAATTAATGAAAATGTTCAAGCAAAACAGATTGGTTATTATTCTACTTCTGAAACATCAATCTTATTAGATGATATACCACAGACATTAATAACTATACCAACATCAGCTATACCATTATTAAATCCAGTATATGAGAAATCAGATCAGATAGTTAATGTTGGACAGTACTTACTTAGAATTGCTCCCACATCTAAATTTGATTTTAATTATCAGCCACTTGCTAATTTGATAAATACTAAATGGGTGTCAGTTGAATATCCTGAAGACTATTATATTACTGGAGGATCTAAAGTAGGTTATCTTAGAGATGAGGTATATGCTTTCTTTATAAGATGGGTATACAATACTGGAGATAAATCTGCATCTTATCACATTCCTGGAAGACCAGAAGAAAACTATCCAACACCAAATCCAGATAATGTTCCTGCAAATACAAAAGATGCTGATACATATACAGATAAGAATAGTTTTGTAGATAACACATTATTATTTGAAACTGTAAATACAGCTTGGCAGACAGATACATACTTTCCTAACTATCCAGTATTACCTGATGGAGGAGTTGTATTAGCTAAAGGTAAAATGGGATACTGGCAATCTACAGAAATATATCCTGATAACCAACCTAACATATGGAATTCAAGTTCACAGTGTTGGACAGCTACTAAAGATCCAAGATATGATCTTTGTGGTAAACCTATTAGACATCACAAGTTTCCAGATAATGCATTAACACCTGATACATATCACTTTAGAGTAGAAAATGCTAATGCTTCTGATGGTAAAAAGTTTATTAGAATAATGGGTGTAGAGTTTAATAATATAATCTACCCAAAAGATAATGACGGTAATGATATTCCTAATATAGTTGGATATGAAATACTAAGAGGTTCAAGAGAAGGTAATCTTAGTATAGTTGCTAAAGGGATGATTAATAACTTTAGGACTTATCCTATACAGGGGCAATCAAAAGGTAATAGAACAGGACTATATGCAAACTATCCATTTAACTGTTCAATACCATTAGATAATACTGCAAATATTGGAGATCATGATTATTATTATAATGATCCTTTTATTAAAACAACCACTATAGATAAAGATGGAAATGAAACATTTGTAAATCAAGGTATACCAAAAAACCTTCTTACATTTACATCTCCAGATACTAGCTTTAGAAATCCTTTTATAAACCAAACTGAATTAAAAATCTATGGAAGTTTAGAAGGTAACTCAGTACATTCTTTTGTAATACCAGATAAGCATCCTGAAAATCAGTTGATGAGTAATGCTGCGGTTTATATTGCAATTATAGCTGGTCTTGGAAATGCTTTATTAAACTTATTGGGTAAGAAACAGATATCATCACCAGCTCTTCCAGATTTTCAAGTCCCTTATCAAAAATATGATTATTGGAATATTGCAGGTGGTAATGGTAATAACTTAACACCACCAAATCCACCACCAGGAGATCTTGATTCATTTACAGTAAATGCTGCTGCAAGTAATGCATTTAACTTTTATACACAACTTAATAACTATTTTAATAGTGCCTCTCAACAAATTTCTGGTGCAATTACTGGACCTGGTAATCCGGCATCTTTAACGCTTGAAGAGATTTTTGAAACAACGGCACAATCATATGCAAATATTGGACTATATCCACCAACAACACTTATAACAGATTATAATACAGCAACTGTTTTAAATAATTTAGGGCTTGGTGTTTTTGCAACAAGCGCAATAAATATTGGTGTGCAGTTACCATATTATTTTACTGAGGGGTTCAATACAACACTAAGAATTATTCAAGCATTTTTACCATTTAGACAATATGCTTTACAATCATTAGCACATGGATTCTATGCAAGATTTGTTGCACCTAATACTAATTTCTTAAAAAGATTTAAAATTGAAAACGGGTTCTATCTTAGTGATAGAAATCAAGAGGTTCCAGATTATTTAAATGGATTTGGTAATTTTCAAAGATTTACAATAAATAATCTTTCTAGACCTAAGACAGTCTTTATTAGAACTTCTGCTCCAAATACAACATACACATCACCTACCATTGCTCCAACAATAGGACCGCAGTTAGTTGGTACATATGTTGGATCAACACAGCAAATTGGTTTTCAAGAAGATAACTCATTAATTAATCTTGGTAAAGCAACTGATGTTCCAAGCTTTGATATGAGTTTTAAAAATGAATCATTATTTAAACAATTTTTAGGAAATATAGCAAGTCATTATGTTGGATTAAAATATAATGTACAAAATCAATATGGTAGAATTGATAGTATTAAACAAGTTGTTGCAACAACGTGTGAACAAAAATTTGATCCTAATAATATAATTTCTCAACCAACATCTGGCAACTGCCCGTTGAATGGACAAGTATTTCATAAAGTTCTTCCAACATCAGAAATTATATTTGGAGGAGATACTTATATAAACAGATTTACAGAAAAGAACACAATGCTTTTCTTTTACAACTGGTTATATAATTTACCTGATGGAACTATATGGAACTATGCATTATATAATAATATACCTACAGCAAGGTATTGGATGAATACTGCACCATACAGTAAAGATGAAAATCCAATTGCTGCTGGTGGTAATATTGCAACAACAATTGCAGATATAATATCTTTACTAACTCCTCAGCCAACATTTGGTACTGGTCCAATGCCAAAAGGATATTATAATTTAGATAATGATAATTATGATAGACAAAATGATACGGAAGGAAACTATCCAGGATTTTTATCTGTTAAGGATTCATACATGTATTTAGCTAATTCTGGTGTAAGAGATTTCTTTGTAGAGAGTAATGTACTTGTAGACTTTAGATCACAAGGAACTTTACAATCACAACAACCATATATACCATATCAATATACAGATTTAAGACAGCTGTTTGATATGAATCCAGAAGTAATTACTAAGGGTAACTTTTATAACTATGATTATTCATTAAGTGTTACTAAGTTTTTTACACAGTATCTTTCTGCCGGATCAACACAAGGTGCAAATTATGATCCTCAAGTTGCAGAATTATGTTTTACATATTATCCAAATAGAGCGTTATACTCATTGTACCAAGATGATCAATCCTATGATAATAATTGGTTGATCTATTTACCATTAAACTATGTACAGTTTAATGATAAAATTACTACGGTAAAACCTGTTGGTATGACAGGTATGATCTTTACATTCCCAACTACAGGACCTTTGTTCTATCAAGGTATAGATACATTACAGACTTTATCTGGTAAAAAAGTAACTATTGGAGATGGTGGTTTATTTAGTAATCCTCCACAGTCTGCAGTAAATGCTGATGCACCATTTGAATATGGTTCATCTCAAAATATAAGATCTGTAATATACTCACCAGCTGGATTATATTATGCATCAATGAATCAGGGTAAACTTTTTGCATATGGTGAGGGTATAAAAGAAATTTCACAAAATGGATTGAAGTGGTGGTTTTCTTTATTTTTACCATATAAGCTAACAGAAGATTTTCCAGATTATCCACATCAAGATAATCCAGTAGCTGGTATTGGTGTTCAAGCAGGATATGATACAAGATCATCTATACTATACTTTACTAAGAAAGATTATCAGTTAAGAAAGGATATAGGTAAAGTATCTTATAATCCAGAAACAAATAAGTTTAATTATCTTGGAGTAAATTATCCATTAGGGCACCCAAATGTTTTTGTTGATGCATCATGGACTGTAAGTTATGACCCTAAATTACAAGTATTTATTAGTTATCATGATTGGCATCCAGATCTTGTATTTTCATCTAAAGAAACATTGTTTACTGTAAAAGGTAATACAATCTGGAGACATAATGATGTATGTGATGACTTCTGTAATTTTTATGGTACACAATATCCTTTTGAAATAGAGTATCCAATAAATACAGGATCTGCTCCAAGTATTGTAAGATCAATAGAATATACCTTAGAGTGTTATAGATATTCACAATTTAACTGTGTAGATCAGTTTCATGTTCTTGATGCAAACTTTAGTCAAGCAGTTATATCTAACACAGAGCAAGTATCTGGATATCTTAATTTAAACATATTCCCAAAAAATAATATTACTCTTTCATTACAATATCCTAAATTAAATCAATCCAACTTATCTTCATTTGATATATTATTTTCAAAAGAAGAAAATAAGTATAGGTTTAATCAGTATTGGGATATTACAAAAGATAGAGGAGAATTTCCAATTGGGTCAGATTACCCTCCAACAGGACCTCTTGTTCCTGGAACTACACAACTTCTTGGTAATTATTCTGAACAATTTATTTGGAATACAGAACCAAATGGTTATATTAAAACTTTGAATAATGCAAACTTAAATTATGCTAAGTTAGATACTCAAAGAAAGAAGTTTAGACATTACTTAAATTATTTATTTTTATCTAAACTTGCTACAGAACAAGAAAGAGATATCAACTTTATATTAAAAGTTGTAAATAGTAAAAATGAAATGTCAATAAGATAATGAAGAAGTCTTTTAAGAAATATGAAAAAGCTGGTTTACCCGGTGGTCCAAATGAGTTAAAAAGATTTACTCAAGGATTTATTGTTTCTGAAAGAGGGCAATGGGATTACCCAGGTCTTCCTACTGCAGTACCTACACCTACTGGAAAGATAACCATGAAAGGAGTAGAAGATGACTTATTGGGTATAGATAATTTAGGTAATGCACAATACATGACTCCAGGTAATGAGTATCAGTTTGAAGGAGACATGGTTTATGAAATACCACAAGCTAAGAAAGGTGGTAGTAAAAAGTATCCTAAAAAATATTCCAAAAGCTTAATGGCTAGGAATATATTATTTACAAAAAACCCGTTATTTAAAAAATCAAAATCTGTAAAGAATAAAATCTTTGATCCTAATTCTCCATATTTTCAAGATGGTGGTATAACATATGTTCCAATAAAAAATTATGATCCTAATAATCCTGAACATCAATTAGGTTATAATTCTGCATTTAGAACTATAACATATAATCCAAATAGTCCAATAGAAAATATAAATAATCCTTGGTGGTTGGCGCATGAACTTTTTCATGATAAACAAAATATGGATGGTAAAATGAGTACATACGGTTCAGTAGGTCTTAGGCCTAATCCATATGTTGCATCAGATGAAGCAATAGGTGCTTATTATGATAGAAGAGGTGTTGAATTTGATCAAGCTTTTGATCAAATTATGCAAGAAAATCCTGATATGCCAGAAGAGAAAATACTAAATTTAGCACAGGAAAGAATGTATATGAATCCATCTACAATAGAAGGAGAGGCGAGACAAGAAGAACAAAGAATAGAAAGCATTTTAGAAAATCTTAAAAAGTTAAAATATAAAAAAATAGGAGGTGAAATAATTTCATTTGACTTTGATGATACACTTAGCACAGATAGAGGTTTACAAATGGCTCAATCCATGCCTAATGAAAAATATATAATATCTGCTAGAGCTGAAGTAACACCAGATATGATAGAAAGAGCAAGAGCTGCGGGAATATCTGAAGATAGAATATTTGCAACAGGATCAGATAAAGCTAAGATAGCTAAAATAAAAGAACTGGGAATAAATAGACATATAGATAATAAACAATCTGTTATTAATAAATTAGGAAGTGCAGGACAAATATTTAAAGATGGTGTAGAATTACCAGAAGCAAGCTATGGACATTCTATAGGTAATCTTATAAGGAAACAAAATGGTGGTATTACTAAACTGTCACCAGAAGAAGAAATAGAATTTCAAAAATTTTATGCTACACTTCCTGAAAATCTTCAAACAGATGATGCTACATATGATATAAGGGGTTATTGGGATTCTGAGGGAAGACCAGAAAAATTTAATTATGATCAACCCAAAGAGAGTGATGGTTATTATCATGCATATAGTATTAATCAAAATACAGGAGAATATTTAAAATCACCTGCACATGAAACATTTCAGCATGCTGTAGATGAAGATAGAAAAATTGGTTATAGGCCAATTACAAATGTTTATGGTAGAAATATAGCAACTGAAAATCCTTCAATTGCAGATTCTGATGCACAGAGTTTTTTAAGAAATATGATTGGAGCACCTAGTTATATTGAACTTGAACTTGATGATAATCAAATAGAAGAATACAGAAAAGGTGGATATATAATAGAAGACATTTCTATACCTTCATTAACTAGAATGGATAAAGGAGGTAATCCAATAAAACAACTTCAAGAAAAAGAAAAAGCTGCTGAGCTTTCAAGATTAATTGCTAGTGGTGCTGCTGGTGGTCTTGGTAATATGGCTAATTATATTACTAAGGCAATCTCTGAATCAGAAAATAAATCTAAACCTTCTAGTAATGTTAGTGCTGCTAGAGCAACAGCAAAACCAAAAAGTCTTGCTGCAGTTGAAAAATTAGCTAGTGCACCTAAAACTAAACCTGGAGAGGTAAATCTTGCTGTACGTGATTTTGTTCAAGACGCAAAAGAAATTGATCTCAAATCAAAAAAAGATCCATATGAAGAAAAAAACAAAATAATTTACATAGATGGAGATAAAATGGAATTAAAAGATCCTGATGCTGATGCTAAATATAAGCAATGGGTTATGAACATTGAAGATAAAAATAAAAACCAAACTTATTTAGAAGATTTTGGAGATTGGATAAATGAAAATATATTTGGTGCAGAATCAGATATTGAAAGGGCATACAAATCTACTTATAATCCTGTTAAACCAAAAACTTATTATTATAATGGAAGACAAGTTACTGGTAATGGTCCTTGGAATAACTATGGAGATGCTCCTGTACAAATGGTATATCCCGAAATGTTCTTTATGGGACCTAGTGGTGGTGCTGCAGGTCTTGTTGGTAATGCTCTAAAATCTGGATCTAAATATGCTAAAAATGTTATTTGGCCAGCATTAAATACAGCTCTACCACTTGGAGAAGGAATAACAACAGCTACTGCAGGTACAGTAACTCCATTTAATATTGCAAGTTTAATTTTTGGTTCACAAAGTGCAGCTAATCTTGCAGATTCTGATTCTGAGTCTAGAAAGAGTTTAGAAAAAGCATATAATAATCCTACTACTTCTAACATATTAGATGCAGTAGGAAATGTTGGTTTAGATGCATTGGGTATTTTAGGGTCTCCTGGAGTTATTAATATGTTTGGTGCAGCACCGAAGGCTATTTCAAATTTAGGAGAGTTTATTACTACCAAAACACCTTTAAAAAATACTTATAAATATAACCCTTGGGCATTTAAACCTAATCCTGAAGCCGCTTATAGAATGATTGGAGATGAAGCTGGTTTAAAGGATGCTTTAGAAAGTGGATATTTTAGACCAAGTTCTCAAGGTAGTGATATTAAAATAGTACATCCTGAAACTTATTATACAATGGGTGTTCCATCTGATACTAGAAAGTATTTTGGTCATGTTTGGGATAGAGGGTATCCAGGTCCTTATATGACAGAAGTTTCTAATGCGGCAAAAGATTCAAGATTTACTCCGTTAAATACTTATTTTGGATCTGGCAAAGATTTGGGTGATATTGTCTATACAAATCCAGAAAAATTTATTCCAACAAATGAAGCTACTATTTATAAACAACACTGGTTAAAGGGATATAAAAAAATAGATGTTCCTAAACAACTACCAGGTTCTCCTAATTCTAAATTTCAATCAGAAATAGATTGGAGAAACTGGGTTAAATATAAAGAAGACTTTGATAATAATCCTAATGTTATTCAAGAATTAAATGATATAGAAAAGGCTAATAAAGAAGCTGGTACATGGATGAAAAATGCTGATGGTACACCTTTTCAAGGAACTCCTGAACAATTTGTAATTCAACAAAGTAGTAATTTTAAAAAAGCTTTTCCTATTATTTTAAGAGACTCAAAAGGTAATGTTTTACCAGTAAAGCATGGTTCTCCAAATAAATTTGTGGAATTTAAAGAAGAGCATTTTGGTTCCACAACAGATAAGGGAGATAAAGGAGTAGGAACTTACGTAACTCCGTTAGAGTATTCAAAAGACTATGGTGTTAATCAATATAATTTATATGTAAACGCAAAATCACCATTATATGCTAGTAGTTTTATAGATCCATCTATACCAAAGTCAGCTAGAGCACATTTGGCAGATCCTCAACTTCGAAATTTTCATAGAAATATTTCTGAAAAAATGAAAAATAGAGGAGTTAAACAATACTTAGATAAAGATATTGTAATAGGTGATGAGTTTTATCCTAATATAAATGAAAATGCTTTTGAAATGGTAGTTCCTTTTTCAAACAGGATGAAATCAGCAGTAGGAAATATACTTTTGGATATGACTAATCCTAATATATATAAATCCATGTTACCATATATTATACCAACAGGACTTGGAGTAGGAGCTGCTGCTTATGGTACTAATGATGGAGCAAACTATAAATCTGGTGGTTTAATTGAAACAAATGATAATGGTATAGTATCTGAACTTACAGAAAAAGAAATTGATAAACTTGTAAAACAAGGATATATAGTAGAAGATTTTTCTACACCAAGTTTAACAAAGGCAAGAACTGGTATGCAGATGAGTGGATTGGATCCTGCCTTCCAAGCAAAAGCACAACAAGTAGCTAATAATCTTGGAGTATCACTAGAAGATTTAATTGGTATTATGAATCATGAATCTGGGTTAAATCCAGCTGCTGTTAATCCTTATACAAATGCAACAGGCTTAATTCAGTTTATGCCAAATACTGCAAAAGGTTTAGGTACAAGTATTGAAGCTTTAAAAAATATGTCTGCTATTGAACAATTGGATTATGTAGAAAAATTTTATAAACCAGTAGTGGGTAAAGCAAAAGACATTGGTGATTTATATATGTATACATTTCTTCCAGCTGCAGTTGGAAAACCAGATGATTTTGTATTAGGTGCTAGTGGAAGCGGTATTAAAGTATTTGGAATAAATCAAGATGCCTTATATAATCAAAATAAAACTTTTGATGCAGATAAAAAAGGTTACTATACAGTAGGAGATGTTAAGCGCAGAATATCTAAGTTTTCTGGTAGACCACTTGTAGGATCTTCAAATCAATCAATACCTGGGTTTGAATCAAGTACAACAAGAACACCTGGTGAAAAAACAGTTGTAAAAACAACAATCATCAAAGACATGCAAAATGATGATTGGCAACCAAGAAAAGAAGAAGAACAAGTAGATCCAAGAATTGAACAACTAAAAACTTTTACTAAGATAATTGAACCAAGTCTTCAAAATATAAATAACATTTATGCTGCAGCAATGCAGCAAAAAAGATTTGGTGGTAACACAAGAATGTTTCAAGATGGGGGTATGATAATGGATCTTTCTGATAAAGAAATAAATCAGTATAGAAAAGGTGGCTGGATAGTAGAAGAAATAGATTAAACTTAATAGGTTTACTAATTAAATTTATTTTTAGTATATTTAGTAATATATAGTGTATAATGGCAAAAAGAAAAGTAATAGTTTATAAAGATCCTTATGGTAAAGGAGGCTATATAAATAAAACCGCTAAGTGGTTAAGACAAGCAGAGATGGGTGCAGAGTCTGGAGTTACTCCTGTAACTGCAGGTATTATGCAACAGATGCAAGGTATGCAACCACAACCACAACAACAGCAACAAGTTAATTTTGAAGATATCATAGTTAAAGATATTATAGAAATGATTTCTAGAGGTGGTGGAAGTGATGATGTAAAAGAAGCCATATATGCTAAGTATGAGCCATATCAGGAAGCTTATCCGCAACTTGCAAATATACTTCCCAATGTAAATCAATTAGTGGAAGGAATATTTTCTCAGTTTGGAAAGGAAGCAAGAGATCAACAAAATGAAAGACTTGAAATAACAGAAGAAACAATTACTGAAGCTCCAGAGCAAAAAGAGACAGATAATAATTCTGCAAGTTATTATGCTGAATTAGCAGGAGAAGATAATTCTAATATTGGTGGTTCTAATTTAATAAATGATTTAGAATTTAATGCTATTAAAGATGATGAAGAAGTAGCAGAAGCAGATGATCAGGAAGAAGAATTACCAGAAGAGCAAGATAATTATATGGATATTAATGAGGTTAGAGGTAATTGGTCATATAAACAAATAGGTGGTGCAGTTGATAATTTTAATGATGTACTAGATTTAGATGATTACAATATGGCTAATCAATATGCAATTGGTGGAAACATACCTAATAAAAGATCATTTGTAAATAAGATGGTCAGACAACTTAAAAAAGCTCAAGATGGACAACAAACACCAGCTGCTGGAACTGAAACAAAAGATGCAAATACAGCTAATGTAAAAGGCACTGAAACAAATCCTACACAACCTGTACCAACAATTACTAATAATAATTTTGTTGGAGCTATTAGAAACCAGGCGCAAGAAAATTTCTATAGACAACAAGCTGAACAAATGTATAGAAATATGTATATGAATCGGAGACCAGGTTTATTTGGTGGTGGTAGAATGGCAAGAGCAAATAGAAAAATGTTTGGTGTGCCATTTACTCCTCCAGGAGTAACTTCTGCAAAATATAATTTTGGATTACTTGGTGGTTTAAGAAATGCTGACATACAGTTTAATCCACTCATGTTAATGTCCATGTTTCCATCAATGTCTTTTCCTGGAATGTATGGTGTTAATCAAAACACTAGAGTAGTAACACCAGGAAGACTTGTTACTGAAACAGTAGCACAAGGGGTAAATAATAAGTCTACAGAAGAAGTAGCAAAAGCTACGGGATCAGAAGCTGCAGCAAAAGCAGCTAACAAATCAAATGCTCCATCTACTACTAAAACTTCTGTAAAGCCTGCCCAAACAAAAAAAGGATTGGGTATTCCATTAAAGACACCACCTGCACCAGTTACTTCAAGTACTGGTAAAGTTAATATGTCAGGTATTACACCGGCACCAAAACCCGCTCCTAAACCAGCTCCTAAACCAGTTAGTAGTTCAGATGGTGGACTGGATTTTTGGGATTATTTAAAAATAGGAGCTACATTTATAAATCCTGGAATAGCTCCTTGGTTTCAACAAGGTGGTTTTGTAGATCCTAATAGACCTGATCTAACAAAATTTGTATATGGTACAGAAGTAGATAATGTATTCTTATCAGATATATTGCAACCACCAGTAAATCAATCTGACTTAGATTATACAAACTCTAAAGATGTAACAGATTCATATTTTAGAGATGGTGGTTTATACAAGTTTCAAGGAACTGGTAACAGTGAAGTAGATAAATCTAATACTTTTAAACCTATTACTACTAAAGAAGAGTATGATAAAGCAATAGCAGAAGAAAGAAAGAAAATAGAAGAAGCTACACAAAAGAAATATAATACACAAACTCAAACACAACAACAACAATACTATCCTGGTGGTTTTGGTTCTGCTGGACCTTGGCAACCAGTGTGGGGGTATCCTCAATTTGGTGGTAATCCATATGCAGGATCTTTTGGTGGAAGAGGAATGTTTCAAACTGCTGCTAATCTATATAGACCATTTACTAGAGGGGCTTCTACATTTTCACCAGTAGGTGATCCATTGCAATATGCAGCAACAGCTGCAGCAATTACCAAAGCTGGAATGCTTCCTACCGGTATAAAATATAGTAAAGAAAGAAAACAAGATGGTAATTGGTTTGAAAGAAACTTAGGTTTTAATAAAGATAGAATTACAACTATAGATTATGCTACTCCAGGACAAATAGCTGCAGGTTTACCTGCGCTATCTGGTACAGCTGCAGGAACAACTGGTCAACAAGATACTAGAGGATATAAATATAAAGGGATGGGTCTTTCAGGTTTAAGACTTGGAGCTAATGATCTTATCCAAAGAATTAGATTTGGAAAACCTTTAGAAGATGATAGACCATATACACAACAACCAACTACTCCAACATCAAGTCTTAAAGTAGAAAGTCCTTATACACCTGTTTCAAGTATGACCCGTACTCAAGGTGCTGATCTAGTTACTGGTACACCTGGAACACCTGTAAACATAGCTCCTACAAGTGTATTAAATACAACTCCAGGTGCTGGAACTTCTATGCCTACAGTAGGAGCACCTACAAGCACATCCGCAATTCAAGCACAACAAAGAGCTGCTGCAGCAAACAATATTACACCACAAAGAACTGCAGATATTTATAATAATCCTACTACAGCAACAAAAGGAAATCTTACTGTAATTAATGCTGCAGGAGAGCCTATCAATATAGATTCTCCTGAATATTATGATGAGGAAGAAATGGTTACTCCACAGCAAAATACTCCAGCTGTAAATAATCAACCTGCATCAGTTCCACAAACTGAAGAACCACAATCAGAACAAGAAATTCCTGAAACTGAAAATGCATCAGTTACTGCAGGAAACCCTGTTGTTAATAATATTCAGCCAGCACAAAATTACTTTCAACAACCAAACTCTGATTTACAGAGATTTACGGATAACCAATTTACTTCAGGCTCTGGTATTCCAAATTATGGATCATTTAATCAAGGAGATGTTTTCATGCAACAACCAGGTAGCAATCCTGTAGCTGATGAAGACTTTTATAATTCAAGCTTCTCTTCTAATCCATATGATGGAAGCATGATACCATTTAATCCAGATTATGAACAACCTACAGAATATAAATTTGGTGTAGATCCATTAACTAGTAGTTCTTCAAGTGACATAGCAATTAATAATCCAAATTCTATTTTAAATACAATGGAAGGAAGAGATTGGTTTGCTCAACAAACACCTGAAGTTCAAAAACAGATTATTAAAAATCAAACAGGAACAGGAGTAAGAGCAGGAGCAAGAGCAGGAGTAAGAAGAAATCAACAACCAACAAATAACTTTGGGCCAAGATATAATCCTGCTTCAGAAAGATTTGATCCTATATCTGCATACTGGTCTCGTGATATATATAATTTAAAGAATAGATTTAATCCAAAAATTGATTATTCAAAAAATTATTCAGAAGATGAGGCAAGAAAACTTTATGATAAGGCTTTAAGTAGTCTTTACGATGATAGAAATAAACAGATAAAAAGATATATAGGTTCAGGTCAGCCAAAAAATGCTGCGGAAAGAAGAATTTATGAAAACATAATGTCTACATATGCAGAAAAAGCAAGACAAATAGAAAAGAAAAATCCTTTTGCTCAGAGCCGTGCTAATGGTGGTCTTGTAAGGGCTGATCTAGGAATAAATTTTTCTCCAGTATCATATCCTACAAATAGCATAGTGCAACCAGGTGGTATTGGTCAAGGTAAAATAGGTCCTTGTACAGAAGATGAAGTAAAAGATCCTAATAGTCCATGTTATGATCCAATGTATGCAGGTCAAGGTCCGCGTACAATGGAACAACTACCAACACAAGCTCAATTAAAATTAAAAGAAAATAGAACTGGTACCATTAACTATGATAATATTTCAAGGGGATTGATGGATGCCGGAGCTACTCTTGCTGATATTAGAGATTATAGAAATGATAGAGTAAATAAATATATTCCTCAAATGACTGAAATAGCAAGAGGTGAAAAATTAAAAGCCTATCAAGATTATAATCCTGGAGGATATGATCCTAGAACAGGTAGAGATGTTTATCAACAAGGATTTGAAGGTGTAATAGGTAAAAAAGGTGGATCTATTAAGAATAAAAAAACCAAAGCACCAACTGGTGGTCACAAAATAGATATTAGTGACTTTCAAAATTTAATAAAACTAGCTGGTTTAAATAAAAAATAAGATGGATAAAAAACTAAAAAAACTTCCTAGAGCAAGAACTGGATATCAAATTCAAGGTTCTTTAGCTAATGATGTACCTGCTTTTGGTGGTGCAGATTATAATGCATACATTGGTAAACCAAGCTTAAGAGTTAGAAATTCTATGGGAGCTGTTCCTAGAGAAGAAGCTAACATAGAAGCAGAGGGTGGAGAAACATTAGTGGGAGATATAGATGGTTCTACATTTCCATCATTCTATAATATAAAAGGTCCAAGACATTCATCTGGTGGAGTACCTATGAACTTACCAGATGACACATTTATTTTTAGTGACACACAGTCAATGAAAATAACTGATCCTGAAATCTTAAAGATGTTTGGTAAAACACCTAAAAAAGGTGGATATACGCCAGCAGAATTATCTAAGACTTATGACATAAATAAATATAGAAAACTTTTGCAAGATCCTGACTCCAATAAAATGGAAAAGAAAACTGCAGAAATGATGATTAAAAATTATGTCATGAAACTTGGTGCATTAGCACTTGCACAAGAATCTAAAAAAGGTTTTCCTCAAGGTATACCTGTTATTGCTAAGCCATACATGGAAGCTAATGGAATTACAGAAGAAGATTTAATGCCAGAAGGTATCAGTGAAGAAGAACAAATGATGCCGCAAGAAGGTATGCCACAAGAAGAAATGGTAGAAGAACAAATGGAAGAGCAACCAATGCCACAGCAAATGCCATCTGGAGAACCAATTGCACAACCATCTATGGAAGAACAGATGATGAGTGCACAACAAATGTCTCCAGAACAAATGCAAGAAGCACCTATGGCTATGTATGGTATGACGGTTGGTGGTTATGAAATGCCATTTGCACAATATGGAATTTCTCTTGGTGGAGGTAATCCTAATAACTATTTAGGAAGAAGAGAAAGAATGCTAGGAAGCGGTCCATTTATGGCCAGAGAAGGCATTATAATTGGTGGTACTAATATGCCATTGATTATGCAAAATGGTGGAAGTACAAGTAAGTTAAATACATTTGAAGGAGGAGGACAAATTACTGAAGCAGATTTAACAAAAGAAGACTTAGAGGTAATTAAGAAAAAATGGAATGGTAAGAAACAAGCATACATTGATTTTATAAATACTAAAAGAGCAATAGAAGAAAATGTTGATTTTCAAAATGACTTGTATGCACAATATCAAAAAGATATAGAAAATAAAGAAAACTATACTAAGAGTCAAAGAGAAAAACTATATACCGGTTATGCACCGGAATTAAGAAAGCTTGATAAAAAATCTGTTGTAGATCAATTACTAGCGCAAGAAGAAAGAAATGCAAGGCTAGAAGCTTTTGGTTTAGATGCTTCTAAAACAGAACAAAATGTATCAGGAAGTACTGGTACTAATGCTGCAGCAAATAAATTAATACAAAAAAATCCTGATGGACTTGGTGATTTAGATTTTTCTAGTGGCTTTAAAGGTCAAGCGGCATATATTGCATATAGAAATTTATTAGGAACTGAAAAATATAAACCATATGGTCAGTTCCAAGTTGGTGTTGGTGATGAAGAAATAGCAGGAAAAAAAGGACAGGTATCAGGTATTGATCAATTTAATACAAATACTACATTAGGACAGAGAGTTAAATTTGCTCCACCAACTACAATAAAGAAATGTTTTTGTCCTGATCCTATAACTGGTGTGGAAAAAGAAGTTCCATTAAAAGATGGTAAGTGTGAGTGTGAACAGGAACAAAAACCACAAGTTCAGTTTCCAGATGTACAGGCTCCGGGAGGAACATACTGGCCAGAATGGACAACTCAAGATAAGTTAAATCTTGCCACTGCAATGAGAACAAGAACTGGAATTGAGTACCCTACAGCAATGGTTCCTAGAGCACCTGAAATAAGTTTGCAGAAACAAGAGTGGCTTGCCCCTGTTCAAGCAGCACAAGCGGCAGCTGCCAAAAATTTAGATTTAATAGGGAAAACAGCAACACCATCTACAGCAAAACAAGCTATAGCTGCTTCATTAGAAGGTGATCTTATTAGTGCAATACAAAATCCTATACTTCAAACACAGGCTGGTAATACTGGTATAGAAAATCAGGAAAGACAATTAAATTATCAAGCTGATATGAGTGAAGCTGCAAATAGAGCAAATATTTTTAATCAGTATATTGATAAAGTTGGAGCTGCTGAAAACTTCTATAGAGGTGAATTAAATGCAAAAGATGCATTAAAAACAGCAATGATGAATCAGGGTATTAAAAATGCTGCTGATATATACAATATTCAAAGTGAGCAATATGCAATTGATCCTGTAACTGGAGTGCAAATCTTTAAGCAGGGTAAACCATTAGAGCCTGAAAAACCTGAAGATGCTTTAGAATATGCAATGCAATTAAAAGCAAGTGGTCTTCCAGATGATATGCAAGAATTAGTATATAAAACTAGATATAGTAGATATGGAGGACCTGTATATCAGGTAGGTGGGATGGTTTATGGAGACACAGTTTATCCTTTTTATTACTATGAATAAACTTTTAAGGTTTATTAAACTTAAAATATTTTAATATATTTATACTATAGAAAGAAAAAACTATGGCAACTTTTACATCAGCCACTTTTATACCACAACTTCAGCCCTATCAACCTGATCTTAATCTGTATTCTAATCTAATACAAAATAAACAGAATCAGTATGATAGTAACTGGAAATCACTAAATAGAGTATATGGTCAATATTTTTATGCAGATCTTACAAGAGATGATAATATTCAGAAGAAAGATTATTTAGTAGATCAAATTAACTTTAATGTAGGTAGATTAGCGGGATTAGATCTTTCATTACAGCAGAATGTAAGTCAAGCAACACAAGTATTTAAGCCATTCTATGAAGATAAAGGTTTAATGAAAGATATGGCTTGGACTAAGAACTTTAATATGCAAGTTCTTAAAGCACAAGGTTTCCAGGGCTCTGCAAATGAAAAAGATAGAGCAATGTTTTGGGATACCGGTTTAAAAGAACTTGAATATAGAAGGGGAGAATTTAAAGATGCTAGTGCAGAAAAAGCACTTAATTTTCAAAATGTACTATATACACCTTATGTAAATGTTCAAGATAAAGCACTTGAACTTGCAAAGGAATTTGGAAATATAGAAAGTGTTGAGATGAGTCAGGATGGAAGATGGGTTATTAAAAGAACCAATGGTCAAATTCTTGAAGAACCATTACAACATTTATTTGAAGCAAATCTGGGTAATGATCCACAGGTACAAGCTATATATAGCACGCAAGCATATGTAAATAGAAAAGATTATGCATATAGCAGGGCGGGTGAATTTAATGGAGATAGGAATGCTGCAGAGATGGATTATCTTGAGAAAAACTTTAATACTCTTAAGAGATCAAGTGAGTCAAGATATAAGCAGTTAAATGAATCTTCTGTAGCATATGATAATAAGATCAAAGATCTTCAAAAGCAAATTGATAATGGTAATAAAGATCCACAGCTTCAGCAACAATTAGATGCTTATATAGAAAACAAATCTATTAATGATGAGGTATTATCTCAATCAAAGAAGCAGTTAGATAAAATGAATAGTGGTCAGTCAAGTACTGCAACTACTTCAACTGGTTTTAAAAATCCATATGAGGATATTGAGACACTAAGATATATGGTTGATAATGGTGTTTCTGCTTCATTACTTGCTAGAGATTTAAACCAAGCAGCACATATATACGCTTATAGAAATTCTAAAGTGGATATGGATGCAAATCCATATGCAATTATGGCTGATAAACATCAGTATAATTTAAGTGAGATTGCTGAAAGACATAAAAATGATTTAGAAATACTAAGTATTAAAGTAGCTGCTGAGAGGAAGATGATGGTGGATAAAGAGAATGTTAAACTTGGTAGAGGAATGTTTAATGAAAAGGGTGAGTATGTACCATTTGAAGATCAAGATTTTACATTTTTAGAAAGTGATTCAGAGGTTTCTACTGATGAAACAAATCAATATGAGCTTTCTAATAAAATGTTTAGAAATAAAGCTAACCAGTATTTTACTCCATATATAAATAATGTTACAAATACACTTCAGCAATTAATAAAGAGTGGTCAGATGACAGAGAAACAAGCTGGTCAAATACTCAGTACACCAAATGCACCAGTTGAATCTCTTTCAGATTTTCTTAAAAAACATAAAGGTAATCTAGCTGGTTTTGCAAGTTTAACAGGAGCAGATGGTTTAGAAAAGATTAATTCCAATTTTAATACATTCTTAAAAAACAATGGTAATCTTTCTGTTATTAAAAATAACATGACAGCTTTACAAGAAAGTAATTTAGAATTTACAGATTATATTGATTATGTAAAAGCTAATACTAAATGGAAAAAAGATTATGCAAATGTAACTGAAACAGAACTTGCAAGAAGAGGTATTGCAGATAAAGCCATTACTCAATTATTATATGATGATAATGGTAACCAAGTGTCTGCAGAAACTTTTGCAGCAAATGTTAAAAGAACCGGTATAGAAATTGGAGACCAAAGAAGTTTTTTGGAGGCTCTTGGTGATGCAGCACTTAGTACAGGAACATGGGCAGCAGCAGGAGCTGCGGGAGGAGCAGCAGCTGGATCTGCTTTTTTTGGAGTAGGTGCCGCTCCTGGTGCTGTATTTGGTGCATTTACTGGTGGAGTTGCAGGAATAATTAATTCATTCCTTGAAGGACCAAGTGCAGAAGAAAATTTAAAAGCGTTATATGAGAATCTTGTATCTACTGCAGACAAAGAGGTTTGGAGTGATTCAAGATTAATAAAAACTCCTCCGGTTGGTTATGAAAAAACCACTGACCCAGGTACTGGTATGGCAGCAATGGGTATTAGATCAATCATGGTAAACCCTTACAGTAGTAAAGGAAGATATTATTGGAATGGTGTAATGAGTGATGTAAATAAATTGGATTTTTCAGATTTTATGGGACAGGCTAGAATATCTGTTACAGGCCGTAGTGAAGCTGATTATGAGAATGCAGTTGGTGGAAGCAAATATAAAGCTATAATAAATGAGATACAAAGGGAAATGTCAAGACCATCTAGTAAAACAGATATGTTTAAATTATCGTCTGCTGTAGTTGCTGGTGGTAATGCAAATCTTGGTGCAATTATTATAAAACCATCTGCAGAGTTTTTGAAAAAATTCAAATCAACAAATGCTGATGATAATAATAATCTATTAAATAAAACTGAATATGAAGATGCTTTAAAAAATGGAATAAGTATAATTGCAAATAGTGATTATTTACAAAATCCTTTATATCAAGAAAATTTTAAAGATCCTTTAGCATTAAGAGTAGATAATAGTCCTAATCAAACATACACTTATACTGATCCATTGGATGGTAGATATCAATTTGAGATTCAAAAAAATCCTTTAGGTATGGGAGATTATAGTATAACAACAAAGTATCCTGTTTGGGATCCTACAATTGGAGACTTTAGAATTGCAACAACTAATGATAATACTATTACAGCTGGAAATAATTTGACTAATATAAGATTTCAAGCCTTGCAACAAGGTTGGCCAGCAATAAAAAAAATGAACGAACAAACAATGCAGTATGGCTCAAGATAATACAAACTTTGACCCTCTTGCACCACTAGGTCCATCTATTGGTAAGTTTAATATGGATGTTACTAATCCACTTAACTTAGATCCTTATGGGTTTAAAAGATTAGATATAGATCAAGTTAAGTTAACTAATGTAATTCCTAATTATGGATCATTAACAAATCCACAAAGAAGTATTAGAGATAATGTTGTAGGTAACCCTCCAAATCCACCAGGTCCAAAAAAGAATGTGTCTTTTGAAGAATCTGCTCAAGCTGCAGATTCTTATATGAGATCCATATTTCAAACCAATCAGGACAAAAATGAGTATTCAAGAATATTTGGATATAACGCAGGACCAGATGGTAATAACTATTATAAAAGATATGCGGCATATGGGTCTAAAAAAATGGATGAGGTAGGCTTCTCACCATTTAGAGATAATGAAGCAATATATAATGAAAGAACCACTAAGTGGAATGATTTTACAAGAATGGTAAATCATTCATTGTTACCGGGTCTTTGGTTAGGAATAAAATCTGGTGCACAAGGAACTCTTGATATGCTTCAGGGAGATTTTACTTCTATTGATTTAAATAATGCAGAAGACTTTGAAAAGTATTCTAATATAGGTATGTCAACTAAGGGAGGAGCATTTGGATTTATAAACAATGCTCTTAACTCTTTTGGATTATCAGCCGGTATTATTATTGAAACAATAGCTGAACAAGCAGCAACAAAAGCACTAGAAGCTGGATTAGTGGCTACTGGAGCTGGTATACCTGCAGCAGGTGCTCTTGAGGCTACTGCTGATGCTTCTGCAGTTGCAAAGATTGCTAAAGTTGGAAAACTATTTGGAAACTTAGATAAAGCTTTTGGCACGGCAGTAAAAACATTAGAATCAAGTCAAACAGCAAGAAACTTTTGGAAAGCGGTAAATACACCAATTGGAAAATTTATAAATCCATTGGGTAATACATTTGATGCAATGAATGATATTAGAAAGGCTCAAGCCTTTGGTAATTTAACATCTCTTGCAAAACTTTCAAAGACTGCTGGCGGCTTTTATAGAGACATGAAATTTATAAATGCTGCTGTTACTGAAGCTAAACTAGAAGGTGGTATGCAACAAAATAAAGTCTACTATGATTTATATAATTTGCATTACAAAAATACTGGGCAGGCTCCATCTAACAAACAGATGTATGATATGATGGTACAATCTGAAAAAGCTGGTCTAGAGAATTTAGGTTGGAATACAGGAGTTATTTATTTATCTAACAAACTTGTATTTCCAAGTATTGCAGGTGGAAAGGGAACAGCAAGTATTTTGGGTGCAAGAACTAAAGAGATTTTAAATCTTGAAAGAGGTAAGGTAGTTTTTAAAACAATAAAAGAAGAAGGTAAAAAACTTGCAAAGGGTGAGTTTACATATGTAGAAAATGGTATAAGGGGAAGTATAAAAAGACTTAGAGAGGATGGTTTTAAAGCTGGTTTTAAAAATCTTTCTGCAAAATCTGTTGTTGGTTTAGGAAAATATTTTAAAGCAAATATTGGAGAAGGTTTACAAGAAAACTTTCAGGAAACAATATCTGAAGCTCTAGGTAATTATTATGTAAATACTTTTAACTCAGATGCTGTTAAAGCTCATTTATATTCTAAAGGTGCTATTGCAGATGCAAGTAGAAGTAAAGCATCTTACTTTAAAGATGCATGGGCAAATCAAAATCCATTTACAAAACAAGGATTTGAAACATTTGCTACTGGATTTATAATGGGTGCTTTTGCTAGTCCAATTAATAATCTTCCAAACTGGGCATCTAATGGTTATAACAGAATGTTTAGACCAGAACACTATGCAGATTATAAAAATAAAAAGAATGCATTTGGTGAGAGTATTGCGGAAACACTTACTAAATTATATAATGAGAATCCAGGAGAATTTTTTGATTCTAAATTATTTAATCTTGGTAATCAAGAAATACTTACAAAGATTATTCAGGAGGGTGGAAGAAAAAATGTATTAGATGCTAAAGATTTTGCTTTAGTATCACAAGTTGTAACAGCATTGAGATCTGGAACACTTGATATGTTTAAAGAAAGAATTGAATCATTTAGAGACTTAACGCCAGAGGAATTTGAAGATGCTGTTCAAAATATTCCCAAAGGAGAGGGATTAAAATATCAATCAAGAATAGATGGTATAGTTCAAAGAATGAATGAAATCAAAACTAACTATGATAAAATAAATGATAAATATGTTAATCCTATAGATATTTCACAGTATGAAAAAGGAACAGATGCATATAAACAGGCACAGTTATTTAGTCAGGCTTGGGAAGTAGCAAAAATGAATGCAATCTTTATGGGGTCTTCTTATCAAGATGCTGTAAAGAGAATGAAGGATATTAGTACTAAAATTAAATCATCTAAACCATTATCTAAAATGACTGACTCTGAGATTCAGTTATTATTAGAACCAAGTAGAATGTTTAATGAGCGTAATATTTTAAAAGAAGAAATAGAAGCTCAAAAAAATGTATTATCACCAGAAGAACTTAGAAAGAAACAAAATAAGTTAAAAGCACTTGAGGCATTATCAGAGGCATATAAAAACTATGATAAATTTGAAAATAATCAAGTAAATGAAATCATAGAAAAGTTTAAAGAATCAGGTGAGCTACAAAATATAGCTGATGAAAATAACATTTCTATAGATGAAGCAGAAGTTCAACTCAGAAAAGAAATAAATAGAGCAAATAGAGTTGGTGAAAGAACTAATGAAAATAGATTAGAAGTTGAAGCTAATTTGGAAAATGCATACAAAGAGTATTTAAAAGCTATTGCAAATTCTACAGGAGATATTTATTTATCAGAAGAGGCTGAGGCTGCTTTTGAAATGATATTAGATAATTACAAGTTGGGTAAAGAATCTTCTATTCTTGCAAACTATGTAAACGTATTAAATAATCCAAGAGATTTTATGGATCATGTCCAAAGAAATTATCTTTGGATGAGTAATCTTTACAATAATAGAAGAGACTACTTCTCTAATATAGTTAATCAACAACTTGATAATATAGAGCTTAACGCATTGCTAAATGAATTAGCAGATAGAAATGTATATATTAGTGAAGATGAAGCTGCAGAATTTTTAAGAACAGCAACTATACCTACTGAATTTTATGATGACACAAGAAAGGTAGTTATTAAAGAAGGTCATCCAGAATATGACAATTATGCTATATTCTTTGAAAGAGCTGCTGCTGTAAGAAAGTTAAATCCAAAGGGGAGATCTGCAGATAATACTGCTTTAAATCTTACTTTGGCAAGATTGGAAGCTGAAAGAAAAGCTGCATTAGATGCTTTAGCTAAAACAGAAGAACGTGTAGAAAAAGGACCTATTAATATACCAAAGGGGACAAAAGCAACAATTAATGATGTAGATCTTCAGATGAATGTTGGACAATACGCGGAGGTAAAATATAAATCAGGATTAAGAGTAAGAGAACTTATTTTGTACAAATCAAAAGAAGGTTTAAGATATAATGGTCCAACAGGTGAACTAGTCAATAAGAATAATGTTAAGCAAGGTTTTGAAGTTGGAAAGAAATATACATTAGAATTAGTTGCAGATAAAGCTGCTATAGATAAAATAAATTCTGAATTTACTGAGAAAAAAATAAATGCAATTCAAGAATTAACGGCAAGAGCTCAATCTGAGAAACTAACACAAGCTTCTACATTTATTCCATTTACAAAAAATACAAAGTTTGAGTTAATGGATGAAGCATTGAGAAAGCAACTTGAGAATGCATTTAATCAATATGTAGAAGATACAGAAGGTCTTGCTGATGAATTAAGTGAAGTATCTGATGAAAAACTATTATCTGAGTTAGATAATTTTATTCAAAATAATCCAAGAGCAGAAAAAGTTATTGAGCAGTATAATAACAAAATGAAAGAGAAGTTAACTGCTCAACAATTAGATGAGGTAGAGCCGCCTGTTATGCAAGTAAGAGGTAAGGATCAGGACTTTAAAAATCTTGACATAAAGGATATTAAAGCTAACATAAAGAAAATAGAAACGGATATTAAGAAACTAAAAGACAAAACAGATCTTACAGATCAAGAAAGAGAAAATCTTGCAATACTAGAATTTAATCTTGCTCTTGCCAATAAGTATTTAAATTATAAATTAAACTTTAAAGAATCTCCAAAGAGATCAAAAGTAATTAAAGAGGTTTCTAAAGTAATTGATCAGCAAGGTGATATTACATTTGATGAAACAACAAATCAATATACTGTTAATGGTAACAAACTTGAGAAAGTCAATAAAGAAATTGAAAGGGTAATAAGTGAGAAGTATCAAGAAAAACAAAGAGATCAAATAGCTCAGATATATAATAATACATTAGCAAAGAATAATTCTGTTGATGATTTTATATCTGAACTTAAGAAAGCAAATCTTCCTGGTTTTACAGAAGATACTTATAATGAGTTATCAGAAAAACTTAAAGCACTAACAGGTGAAACTACAGAAGCTCCTGTTACTAGTACTAAAGGTAGAAAAGGATTAAATAATATTGAAGAAATAATATTTTCAAATCCTAACTTTAAATTAGAAGGTTTCACTATAGATGGTAATTATTGGAATGTAGTTACATCTACAGATAGAGCCAAAGTTCTTGTAAATATAAATGGAACTATTGTACCTTTTTATTTAACAACAGGACAAGCAGGTAAAGGCTTAGTTCCAGGTTGGTATCCATTTTTTGGTATTGGAAAAGATGGCTGGTTAAATAAAACAGATAAGTCTGATATGGAGACTTATTATGAAAGATATTGGGGCAAAGAAACAGCAGATATAGTAAAGTCAATATCTGAAGAATTAAATAACTTTTATGGAACAGATCCGTCTGCATTTACAAATGATGGAGATCCAAATGCAACTTCAAAACCTTTATCAACTTTAGCAGATAAAGTAGAGGATTATATTAATTCTAAGTTGTCATATACTCCTGCAATAAACAATGCTGATGCTAGGAAAACATTAAGAAGTAATGTAGAAAAACTTGGTAAAGAAATTACTTCTAAATATGATTCAGCACAAAGTTCTTTAGAACCAACTACAACAACTGAAGACATAGAAGCTAAGAAAGCTGATATAGAAAGAAGAAGACAAGAGGAGTTAAATAAAGCTTTTGATAATAATAAAAATGCTTTAAAAGATCAAATTGATAAAGCAATAAAAGATAAGGGTTGGAAGACAGATAATGTATTATTTCATGGGGGTCCTAAGTTTGATAAATTTGATAAACAGTTTTTTCAAACTGGTGAATATTCCAATGTAGACATGCGTAGAGTGGCAGAATCTATGGGTGTTAGAATTCCTAAAGGAAACTTTAGTTTTTCAGCTACTCCTATAACATCTCTTACATATGCATTAAGATATGGAAAAAATAATCCTACTTTATATATAGTTAATAAAACAGAATCTCTTAATGCAAGAGAGCTTACAGGTAATAAAGAAAAAGATGCTCAAGAATGGATTATAGATGGAGATAACATCTTTGATACAATATCTGTTCCATTAATTCCAAATGCTGATAAAATCAATGCTAAATATGATGCAGAACTAGCTGCTTTAGAAGGTAAACCTACAAGTCAAGTTAGTACTGAAGGACCTAAAACAGGTTTTCGAACTTTTAATGTACCTATTTCTAAAAAAGAAGATATAGCAGATGTTGTAGCAGGACCATTAGTTCCAGCTTCAGAAATTTTCTGGGATAAAAATATTCAAACTACAGGTTCTTGGATAGAATCTATACAAGGAAAAGCTGGTGGACAAGATTATATTGAAATTGCATATGATAGTTTATCTGAAGAAAATAAAAAAATAGCTAATGAACTTAAAGAATCAGATACAAACTTTGGTGGTGTTAAAGGAGTACGTATTGTATTAGGCAGTAATCTTACTGCAGAACAAGCTCAAAGAAAGTCTATAGAAATTGCAAATAAGTTTAAACAACAAGATCTTTTATGGTATAAACCACAAACTCTTGAGGATAAACTTAGTACTCTAGAAAGTTCTAAGAAGAGTTATAGTAAAGATGCATTAAAAGCAATTGATCAAGAAATACAAAGAACAAAAGATACTTGGGGAAAAGAACTTCAACTAGGTCAATATTTTGATACAGCTACTAAAACTATTTGGGATAGTAAAGAACTTTATGATAAATCTAAAGGAGCTGTTTCAGCCGAAGAAAAAGTACAAAGAAGAATTTCACTTAATGATGTTTTATCATTAGTAAATGAAAGAGTGTTTGAACAAAAAGCAGAAACTGAAACTTACGTTACAGATCAGATTAAAAATTTCTTAGCAGATAAAGAGGTTAAAAATGACCCTACATTATTAAGTCAACAAGCTTTTGATAGTTTATTTGGTAGTAAATCTATATTGGCCGAACTAAAAGAGAAAGCTAATTTAGGTGACATAGTTATTATTCCAGCCAAGCTTACAGTATTTGATATTCCAGCAGGTGTTGCAGGAGAAATTAATTTCTTACTAGTAGATAGAGAGGGTAATACAACTATTGTCCTTGTAAAAATGGGTGATGTAAATAAGTGGGAAGAATATGATGATGAAACAAGTGATGTCTCTAAAAAAGAAAGTTATGGACTTGAGCTTGTAGCAGCTAAGAATATGTTATATAACATGACTGGTATTAATCCAAAAACTGTTTTATTACCATTACAGATATCAACTGATTCAGCTACAGGAAGAATAGAAACAATTGAATCTGCTAGTCCAATATTAGTTCCTGGTAAGATTGTAGCTCCAGTAGATCCTAATCAAACAACTGTAGATGGAGAAACTCTTCAAATAAAAATCAATGACATTATTCCAATGAGAACAGCATCTGGAGAACCTGTTATTGAAGAAGTAGTAGATGAAGAACAAGCAACAATTGAACAAGAAGTAGAAGATATAGCAGCACAACAAAGAAGGTTAGCAAAAGAAAATAAAATTGCAATCCTAGATAAAATACAAACTCTAAGAAGTAGACAACAAAAATTAGATACAGATTTAAAAAAGATCAATGACATCCTTAACTATTTAGATACTATCGGTAATGCATCTATTGAGTTGACTGCAGATGAACTTACAGATATAATAAACTCTATTACTGCATTAGATCAAGTAACTGGTCAGTATCTTAAATCTAAATTTAGAAAAGGTCGCGGAAAAACATCTATTAAAAATCAAGATGTTAGAGATCAGTTTAGAAGAGAGTTTGTTGTAATTGCAGGTGTAGTAGGAAGATTAGAGGATCTTAGAAAAGAAAAAGAAATACTTACTGCACAGGTAAAGGATCTTAATGATCAAATAGACTATTATCAAAATATTTTAGATACAGAAGACTTAGCATTGTTTAGTAGGTCTGACATTAAAATAAAAATAGCAGAAATAAAAAAGAAAATAAATTCTTTAAATAGATCTATTAAGACAATTAATGATACAATACTTAGAACTAAAAAACTTTTAAAAGAGTATATTGATGGCATTAAAAAATTAGACTCTCAGGTAGGACAGCAATTACAATTAATACCGGATGCTAATTATAAACCACTTTCTAAAGAAGAAGTTGAAAGATTAGAAGAAGCAGTAGATAACTTAGAGAATGCAACACTAGAAGATTTTAATTCTATTGTAAAACAGTTTAAGAATCTGAGATCAAGACTTTCAGCTACTATGGATGTAGCAGAACTAACTCCTAAAGTTAAAGAGCTAGAAATAGAAAGAATTAACTCATTACAAGAGAGTTTAAAGAGCTATAACAAAGAGGTTAGATACTTAAATGATATTCTTAATGAGGTATCAAAAGAATCAATTGCAAATAAATTATCTGATAAGAATTCTAATGGACCAAAACCTACTAATACTAAGAATACAAGCTCTACAAATAAAAACAAACTTGATGAAACTATAGATAAATCTAAAGGTGATGTTGTATCAGAGATCTCACTAGGAGAGATACTAAGTTTAGCAGAAAGACCTGTTAAGGAAAGTGTTATTAGTGAGAAAGGTGCTGACATTATTTCGAGAATAAATAAGTCTACTGTAGATGAAATCAAAGAGATGTTAAAAGATGTTTCGGATCTAACAGCTTATGAAGTAAAAGTTATAAATGATGCTGCAAAAAGCAGAATCAAATCCTTAACAGAAGAGTTTAAATCTGAGATAAAAGATCAGATGAATGACATACAAGAGACACAGTATGTAACTATACAACCAATAGATGATATTCCTGCTGGCTCACTCATTACAATAACAAGTATGGAAGGTGATAATATTACTTTTGAAGTTGCTAATTCTAATGAGAAAAAAAGTGTTAAATTTGATAATCTAAACGGTAAAATCATGACACAAGAGGAAGCAAAATCTAAGTCTGCTGTAGAGAAAATTGAAATTACTCCAGAAGCTAAATCAAAAATTATTGAGAGCATTACAGCAGCAGATAGTTTAACTAATGCAGATATTGATAATATCATTGATGCAGTAAAAGATAAAGACTTAGATACACTAGAAGAAGAATTATACAATAAAAAGATTTGTTAAAATGGCTATTACTTGTGCATTAGGATCAGAACATATTGAAGCTCTTACAAGAGTTATAAGTAAAGCAATGTTAAACTCACAAGCTAAAGGTGAGTCATTTGACATTAATGATTTTATGAATAGATTATACAGTAACCTTAAAAGTAGACAAGGTGTTGATAGTGCTATTCAATATATGCAACAAGTACCATATATAATAAATCTGGTAGCAACTAGGAAAGACATAGAGCTTTCAAAAGATAATACTGGTAATGAGATAAATATACTACCATTATCTAGGGCATTTAGAAATCAAGATAGTGGAATTCAAATGGTCTATGGATACTTTGAAAAAACATTATCCCCTAAACAATTAGCTCTAATTGCTGAAGATAATGCTAATAAACCGGTAGATCAATATACTGAATCAAAACCAGTACAAGAGTTAACTAGTCCAACTGATAAGAGATTAAAATCTAGAAATGTAAACTCTGGAACTGATGAACAGTTTTTAGCTAAGGATCCAAAAACTAAAATTGAAGAATTTGAAGTAACAGATTCTGATAAAATAACTGCTATTAATACTGTGTCAAGATTAAGTATTAATACAGCTGATATAGACTTATTAGATAATGCAAGTATTGATGGAGTAAATTTAAAACTAAAAGTTATTCCTTTAGATAGACTTTCATCAAATGATAGAACAAATTATTCAAATGCAATAATAGCAAAACAAAATGCAATAATTAATCAAGGTGGTGAAAGTAAAGTAACACCAGTTTCAGAACAATTTGCTTTAGTTCTATCTGATGCATCTGGAGCCTTTGTTTATTTTACAAAAGATGGAAGAGTAAGTACAAAAGATGAGGGTGGTAGAATAGTCTATCAGATGCTAAGAGATGTAAGGCTAGAGAATGGTAAGTATAGAGTTACTGATATTTATGGTATAGAAGATCAGATAATTTCTCCAGAGGATATTGTAAATGATGAAATTTCTTTGTTATATGGGTCTAAAGAAAATTTAGAAAATGCAAAAGGAATGTCTTTTGCAGAGTATGTTAAAGAAGTTGAAAAACAACAACAAGAAGAGTTTAAAAAACTTTATGACTTTAGACAAGAGTTAATTAGTACTAAGAAAACAAAACTGTTAACTATTACTGGAGCAACACGCGGAGTATTTAGTTTTAAAATACTTAACAATATAAAGATTAACAATCTATCAAGCTACTTTACTGAAGAGCAAAGAAAAGCAATTATTAATAGTTTAAATGTAACACCCATTAAGTTTGAAAACATTCCTAGTGGTGGGTCATATGTAACAATTAATAATGAGATATATGAGGTAGATAGAGCAAATATAAATGAAGATACAGCAAGAAAGGTTGCCGCTGTATTAACAAACCCCAATATATCAAATGAACAAAAGATTAGATTTTATCATCAGTTTTTTACTGATCAAAAAATTTCTATTCCAGCAAGCTTCCAAAGACATAATTTAAATCTTGTAGATGGAGAACTTATTTTTTCATATGCACCATTTACATTAAATGAAGCAAAAGCAGATGCAAGTAAAGCAGCACAAAATAAGGAACCAAAAACTATAGACCTTAAATCTAGTACTGCTGAAAAAGATATCTATGATATTTTTATGAAAGGTGCCACCGGTAAAAATGGAGAGCCTTTTAGTTCTAAAATTGTGTATAGACCAAGATTAGTTGGTGAGGAATATTTAGATTATCAAGATGGTCAATTTGTATTGAGAAGCTATTCAGATTTTTTACAAGAACAAAATGCAAGAATAAAAGTAAAAGATGGTAAAATAATTCCATTATATAATTCTAGTATTAATTTTACTCTTGATGATACTTTTGTAGATCAAGTAAATGAAGCAAAAGAAACTGTAGAAAAAGATGATAGATCTGAAATAAGAAAGTTTAAGGATAACTTAGTTGAGGTAATAAAAAACTCACCAGATCAAAAAGTATTAGCTACTGTAAAAGAATATACTACAGAGGGTGATCCTAAGACAGGGACATTTTCTACATATATAACTGTAGAAATTGAAGGTCAACAAGGAGAGCACAAGCTAATGAAGTCTCTAAATCAGCCTCAGATAGGTGAAACATTAGAACTTATTATAGATCCTATTGAAATAGAAAATGGCTTTGGATATCCAAATAATATTTCTGCAATTAAAATAGAAGGAAATAATATAATAAAATATGGAAATCTTCAAGAAACAGATTTTGGTAAAGAAACTTCTAGACCAGCTGTTCCAATGCAAGAAGAATATGTTGCAGAACAAGAAGAAATAGAAGAATTAGATGAGGTTACAGAAGCACCAAAGACTGTTTCAGAAGAAGAATCAGATACACAACAATCAGAAGCTTTAAATCCTAAGAATGTTAGAAATCCATCAGATGATTCTGAAATATCTAATCTTTTTAATCAGTTTAAATTAGATAGAAAAACAAGCTTACCAGAAGGAGTAACAGCTGAACAAATTAGTAATGCTATCAGTTGGTATGATAAATCACCACTAAAGAAATATCTTGGTGAGTTACAGATGATTAATATAGTAAACTCTGATGCTTATGCAAGATTTGTTACGGCTGGATCAACATTAATTGCTGGACAATATACTGGAGCACTGGGTGCAATACAAATTAATGAAGCTACAGGAGGTTCAGTAGTTGATGCTTATCATGAAGCTTGGCATGCCTTCTCTCAGTTGTTTTTAACTAGAGAAGAAAAAATAGCTTTGTATGAAGAACTAAGAAAGAGTAATCCAAAGTATAAGAATTATTCTTTCTTGCAATTAGAAGAAATTCTTGCAGAAGATTTTAGATCATATGCACTAAATCAAAAAACAAAGCCAAGTTCTCCTAAAAGAAATTCTTTATTTAGAAGAATACTTAACTTCTTAAGAAAGTTGTTTGGTAAAACAACAAGTATATCTGATAACTTACAACAGTATGATGTTGAGTCAGAAGGAGTAGCAGGTGAGCTTTTTAAAAACTTGTATCTTGCAAGTAATAATCCCGAGTTATTAAACATCTACACACCTAGTATTGATAATGTAATGTTTGATATTCTTAATAGGGGAATTACACAGACAGAGAATAAAAATGAAATTGCATTAAATCAGAAAGATACAAATGATGTAGTAGAGTCAATAGACTCTGTTATCTCTGATATAATAGATGAGCAGTATCAAAGAGAGAAATCAAGTGGAAAGGATAATAAAGCTGGTACTACAAAGATTATTACTGATTTAAATAATAGAAAAGTAGCTTATCAAATTGCTAGACTTAAGTTTATAGAAAAAATTGATGAAATAAAATCAAGACTTAAGATAGCACCAGAAAAACCATTTACTTCATTTAGTACAATAAAGGATTTAGAAGATAATGCTTCTGCAATTATTAGGTCAAAAAATGGAGACCATAAATATATTTTTCTAGCAACACAGATAGAAGATTATAATAACTTAGATCTTGCAACTGAAGGAGATCAAAGAGTTAAAGGAGAATTATATAAAGACCAAGTAGAAATTGTAGGTGATTTTTACACACATAAGTCTATAAAAGATTCTACTAAAGGTAATGCTACAATTATTGTTGTAAATGATATAAGTGAAGGTAAGGAACAATACGATAGTTATGTAGCTGCAGGAGAGGATACATTTACTTCATTTGAATTAAATCCATTAGTTACTGCAGAATCAGTAGCTAATATAGGTAGATTGCAAGGAAAGCTCCTAGATAACTTAAGAGTATTACAAACGGCAGTTAAGAACTGGGATTCAGTAATTAAGTACCATGAAAAAAACAGTAGCTTTGAAATTATTTCTAGCACTATAGATCTTGTAGAAGATGATGCAACTACAGATGTTACTAAATCTGAAAAAATAGGTAAAGACATTGGTAAAGAATCACTCTTTGAGTTGGGTGGTAAGGATGTAATTTATATTCTTAGGAGCTTACATAAAGTAACAAAACAAGGTGATAATTATGTGACTGAAAAAGACAATCTTGGATTTAAAAAACTAGTAGACTTTAAAAAAGTTTGGAATAATCTAGTAAGAATAACTGAGAGTACTAAAGATCCAGAGGTCATATATAATAAAATTGTTGAGGCATCTAACAGATTTCCTGAACTTAAACAGCTTGTAGAATTTAAATTACCAAAACCGGATTCAAAAAATAATAGTTATGAGTTTGACAACATAACTTCATTCTGGTCTGTATTTAGTTTACCAAGAGTTCCTTACATGCAGCTGTCCTTATTTAAAACTGAGGGTGGCATAAGTACTGAAGTTACTCCAGGCTCATTAGATGTAAAAACAGTTATAAAACAATTCCAATATGATTACAAGTCTAACAAGGAAAGTAAGTATGTATTTACAGATAATAATAATAATGTATATCTAAATCTAAAGAAAATAGTTAGTGACTTTGCTGACTCAAATAGAAATTTTGATGTTAGAAAAGCAAGTGAGTTTTTAAAAGTATTAGGTATCACACTAGATAACAATGAAAGAATAAACTCTGAAATTACTAATGCAAATAAACTATCAAGGGTATATGGTTTACCATACATCTATGATACTTTAAAAGCTGCTCAATTTACAGATAGTTTAGAAAAAAGAACTGAAGCACAAGATAATTTATTACGTGATTTAAAATTAAATCCTATAGGAGTATTAATCAATGGTATTGATAAAAATCTTATTGGTGAAGCTGACTCAAGAGTTTTTAAAAATGGCTCTAAGCAAAAGACACAGATAGAAAGAATTGCTGAACTTCAAGTAAGATATGGATCAGCAACTACTTCTTTTAGTTCTACTAATGCTGAGAGAAATAGAATAAATGAACACACTACTGATAACACATTTACAGTATTGATAGATGCTCTTAATACAGTTGAGAAAAAGACTGATATGTACAGAGAAGGTAGTGTTTTAAGATTTCTTGATCCAAGAAAAAATCCAATGGCTAAAAGCTCATTTGTATTAAGAAATTTATTTGATGCAAATGATAATAAAAAGAGCAATAGATCAATTAAATATTTCCAACAGTCTGGAACACAAGAAACAAATAATGAAGCTACTGATGGTGGACAAAACACAACATCACTAAGCCAACAAGGTAAGTTATTACAAGAGTTTCATACAATGTTAAAAGCTGGTCATCAAGAAATTATGAGACCAGGTTCTAAATCTTCTGCTTGGGGATGGTTATTTGAAGGAGGATTTGTATCTAGACAAGCAATAGGTCAGAAGTCTGAACCATTTTTATATGCTGATATTAATTCTTTCATACCACAAACAGGAACAGAAAGAGAAATTATAGAAGAAATAATATTACCTTATTTAGCTTCAGAAACAAATAGAATTAATGTATTTAAATCAAATCCTGAAGCTAAAAATTATGTTGGTTATAATCAACCTGTAAATGATAGTGGTCAGCTATCTGGTGAAGTATATAATTATTTTGATGGTATTTTAAATTCGGGAACTAAAAAAGAAATACTAGAAAAAGTAAATAGCCCTAGCACAGATCTTCTTGATTATTTAAAAACAGATCCTGATTTATACAATAAGATTGTAAATGAAATAGCAAATTACTTTGATAAAAAATCAGTAGAGTTATTAGATGAGATTAAGAAAACTGAGTTCATTGACTTTAAGCTGATAAATAGATTTGGTAATATTGAACTTTCAGATGAGCAAAGAAAACAAGTTTTAGCAAAAGCTTTCTTTTATAATTCCTGGATACATAATGTAGAAACAAGTATATTGTTTTTTACAGGAGATATAGCTCAACTTGATCATTCTAAAGATGCAGCATTCAAAAGACTTTCTGGATTAATTTCAAACGGTCCAAGAATTAGAACTGATATTTATGCTCAACTATTTATAAGCAATAGTTCTGAAGGTGGATTTAATTCAAATACATATGCAAAATCTCTTGGAGAGGCATATGATAAGTTTAAGTATGATGGGTATATTAATACAGCTATCATAGAAGATATAAGTAGGGATAGTATTTTTATGTCTGAAATTAAAAAAGGTTTAATTGCAGATTTTAAACGTAGAAACTCTAAACTATCAGATAGAGAAATAGAACTTGCTGTAGAAAGAGCAGTTAAAAAATATAGTAAATCTGACATAAAAGAAGGTGATGGACAAGGTTATATAACTATTGATTCTTATAGAGCAATCAAAAAGTTAATGAACAAGTGGTCAACTTCACAGGAGAAACTTTATCAAAGAATCATTAATAAAGAAGAAATACCATTAACAGATTATATAGAAGGTTTCCCGGTTCTTAAGTTACAAAACTTTGGTTGGGTAGAAGATACAATACTGCCAGTACAAGCAATGCATAAGTTTGCATTAATGCCATTAATTCCATCTGCTGTTAAAGGAACACAGTTGGAAGAATTACACAAAAAGATGTTAGAACAAAACATTCAGTATGTAACATTTGCATCTGGTTCTAAAATATCTGGAGTAACATCTAATGGAAAACCTGATCAAGTATTTGAAGATGGAGGAAAAGCACTAAAAGAAAGTGTGACTTTTACAAATAACAGAATAAATGCAGCATTTATTAAAGAAGCAACATCTGTACCATCTAAATCTAAGGGTAAAGTAATATTCTCAACACAGTTAAGAAAATTAATATTAGAAGGATTAAAGGAAAATGGTCAGTATGTATCTGATAAAGCAAAAGAACTTGGTAATAAATATGAATCACTAGTTAATTTCTATAATGAATTAGTAAGAAAAGAATTAGAGAATGAAATAGGATACAGAAAAGATGAATCTGGAACTTATATTGGTAACCCTTCTAAATTTTTAAAACTAATTCAAACTAACTTAAAAGCCAAAGACTATCCTCAACATTTAATAGATCAACTCAAAACTAATTCTGATGGAACATTGCAGTATGATCTATCATATTTCTTAGATACAGAAACTATAGAGAATATAGTAATGTCTCTTATTGAGAAAAGACTTGTTAGGCAAAAAGTAAACGGTGATGCACTTGTACAGGTAGCAAATAGTATGTGGAATGGAACCTGGGATGTTACTCAGGGAAACAAGTTTGCAAACTTGTCTAAAGAGGAACTTGAAGCTGCACGCAAGAAATATTTGGGAACTAATGGTTTACCTTTCTATACTAAAGGTAAAGATGGTAAGACATTATCAATGAAAGTTGCCATTACATTACAAGGTGATTTCTTTAATTTATTAAATCTTCAACATTTAGATGGTCAACCAATCAAGACTATTGATAGGTTAAATGCAATGATTAAGGAAGATGCTTGGTTAGATATTGCTGACAATAGAAAGTCTGTTACATTAACTGCAGTAAGAATACCAGTACAAGGTCTAAACTCTATGGAATTTATGGAAGTCTATGAATTCTTAGATCCTTCTGCAGTAAACATGATTATTCCACCAACAGAAATAGTTGCAAAATCAGGATCTGACTTTGACGTTGATAAGTTAACTACATTCTTTCCAAATATAAATAAAGATGGTAGTTATGTTAGATCAAGTATCTCTAATCAAAATTTCTTTAAAGAAGTAAGTGCATTAGAGAACCAGGAAAAAAATCCAAAGGATGTTATTAGTACGCAAAAGAAAGCAGCAGAGAATGAGTTTATTGAAACTATCAAAAGTATATTAGAGATAGAAGAAAACTATGCCTCACTAGTAACTCCTAATGACACATCAATCCTAGAAGACATTGCAATTAAATTACAAGATCTTGTAAGTACAAGAGATAAGTATGCTAAAGTAAATGATGAGAAACCAAATGTTTCTAAAAAGGGTACTAAGTATGCATCTCCAACATCAATATTTGAGCCTTTAACAAATGTAGAAAAGCATGCTCAAAACTTGGAAGGTAAGCGGGGACTTGGTATTGTAGCAAATCAAAATGCATTAAATCCATTATATACTTCTATAGGGGCTAAGATGCCTAAGAAATATAAACCGGCAGAATATAAAAAGAAATATGGAAGGTATGTAGAGAGTAAGAAAAGTAAGGCAGTATTTGATGTAAGATTATTTTTGCCACATAATGAAATAGATGGACATATCTCTTTGTCAAATATTTACACTAATGATAATATTTATAAAATAGCTGAGATATTTTCACAAGCTTTAAATGGTACTGTGGATGTTGAAACCAATCCTTGGATATTCTATATTCAGGGTAATGTTCAAGCACTTCCTGTGTTTTTATATCTCACTGAAGCTGGGGTTAGTCCTGAAGATGCAGTTTATTTTATATCTAATCCATTAATTAGAGAGTATACAGAAAATCAAAGACTCAAAGGTGGAGTTTTTGGAAGAGCTTCTGGTGTAGCACCAGAACTAGCTCCTGCTCTTAAATATGAATCTGCAAAACAAGTATTTGATAAATATAAAGAGAGATTTATATTAGACAGAATTAAATCACTTTCTGATAGTACTGAACTTACTATAGAATATTTTAGAAAGAATCCTGTTACAGATGCACCAGAAAAAGTTTCTGAAAAAATTACAAAAGGTAATTTTATAAATCAATTACCAACATTAGCTCCAAATCTTAATTTAGTTAAAGCAGAAGGAGTAGCACAAGTAATTTATAGAAACTTCATACCCTCAAATAAAAATGTATATGCTGTATCATCATTCTTATCAAATATACCTGGTGTCTTAAGACGTGGAAGTTTTGACAAGAATAGTATGTTTGAGATGATTCAGAAAAAGGGTGAGCTATCTCCAGAACAATTGACAAAATCTCTTGCAATGTTAGCTCACTATGTAGAAATAGAAAACCAGTTAAGGGGTATAAATGCATTAAAGAATCTATCTAAACCAGATGTTAGAAATCTTAGGACTCCACAGGAAGCAATTAAAAGAGAGTTAGATGTTGATTTAGCATTTGATAACTCTAAGATTGACTTAGAAACTGCAAAGGGTGTTTTAGAAGAAAGTATTATTGCATCATTTGGTGATAAGGATATTATTGAGAAAATCTTTATGCCAATGATGGATTTAATCAATGGACCTAAAGTAAATAGATTCTTGTTGGATGCCATGGGTGGCTATGAAGGTAATAGCAAACTTGAAAAAATAGTTGACTCAAAAAAATATAAAGCAACACAAGAAGGTCTTACTAGATTCAATAGAGATTTTAAATCAGGTTTAAAAACATTTGTATTTCAAAACTATTTGTCTAATACAGTATTTGAGGATGGTAAGTTTGTAATGATACCAAACAAGTATAGACAACAAGAAGTTAAAATAGATAATTCTATTGACACAGATGTAACTATAAAAGATGGTGTTTTCTTAATTAATCAAAATAGAATAAGAGAGGACTATACTAATAAAAGATATTTGGATACAAGTACAAGTGCGGAAAGCTATACAGAAAGACAAGGTTTAGAAGCATTTCCTTCAAATGAAAATGATCTATTTCCTACAGAGGAAAGTTACATTAGATATGTACTTGAAAGAGAAAATCTATTTCAGAAAGGTCTTAGAGGTGATGAGTTAAATCAGTTTGCTTTAATTAATACATTTAATCCTGGTGTAATTATAAATCCCGGGAAGTATTCTTATAGTGACCTAGTAATGAGAACTATTGACAAACACAGATCAACATTGTCAAGACAATTCTCTATAATAGATCAGATAAGAAAATATGTAGAAGCTGGTGCAAATAAAAGCATTCTTACTCTAACTAACAGAGATGTAATAGATGGTAACACAGCAACTCTTTATGCTTCAGAATTAAAACAACTGGGCAATGCAAAGATTCAGAAAGTAAAAAATACTGAAACAAGTCCTGAAGAGAATGAGAGACTCAGTAGAATATTCAAGTTGTTCCCACTATTAATGATTTATCAGCATGGTGTAGGTAAAACACTTAATGGTTTTGATAATGTTCTTCCACAGGATGATTATCTAAAGATAATGAAAGCTGCGGGAGATTTATTTAAGAACAACTATGACAATAATAAAACATATGATTTTGTATTAGATAAAATAACAGATCCAAATAATAGAAGGTTTATAGATTTTACAGTAACAGATACTGAGTATTCTCAGTATATACCAAAAGTATTGCCTGCAGAAGAAACAGAAATAACTTTTGAAGATGAAGAGTTTCAACAACCTACCCAAGCTACTGTAGCTGATATACCACAAAACAAAGTATCTGGAATAGAATCCTTTGGTTCTACAGTTACTGCAAATTCTGAAGTAATTAAAGCACTTGGGGCAAATCCACATTCTATAGATATGATAGAGGCTGGGTTTAGAACCAGAACTACAAGAAGTGAAAGTGAAATGTCTAAGTATGCTGTTAAAGTTGGAGATATAATCAAACACTTTGGTAAATCAGCAGATGGTACAACTAAAAATATTTTAGCTAGAGTAACTGCTATTCATCCTAAAGGAACACCTGGATTTAAAGGAACTTGGAATAAAGAAGGTTGGAGAGCGGAAGATGTAAATGTAATAGATAGATTTAAAGACGGTGCTGCAGCAATAGAATTTGAAGTCATTAAACCTACTCAAGCACCTGGACTGTCTGAAAATCAATTACTAAATAAAGTAGGGGACATCATTACACGGACATCTAAATTAAAATATAAGACAGTAACCAATACAGGTACTATAAGAAAAATAGAAAAAACAGAAAATGGTTATAATGTCACTCTAAATATTAAAGGTTATGATGGCGGTACTGTGATAAATGTTATAATAGAAAATGGAAAAGTAATAAAATCAATTCAAAAAAATCCCTTGAAAGTAGGGGAATTTTTAGAAAACACAACTTCTACTTATGACTTTAAATTTTCAGAACCCATATCTACTCAACCTACAGTACAACCAGTAGGAGAAATTAAAGTTTTGTTAGATAAATATGGTAACTCTACACCAATTTTAGGAATAATAGATAGAAATAAAGATCTATTTAATAAAGCAAATATTTCTGCTATTGCTTCTTTTGGTTCTGTAGTTTATGATATGGTATTACAAGATACTATATATAATAGAAAAGGTGGAGTTGAGGGATCCAAGGAGTATATTGATAATCTTTCAGAATTTTATAGATCAATAAGAAAAGCTTCAGGTCAAAATCCTTTTAATCCAGAATCAATTTTACATGGATTTCAAATAAATCCAAAGTATAGAAAATATATAGATGCTTTTTTAGAGTATAAAGGATTACCTGCTAATACTAATGTAATATTTTTTAATGACGAAAAATATAGAGATTTTAAATTAGAATCTTTATTAATACACGAAGCTGCTCACAGTTTTGATAATCCTGGCATTGATCTATCAGATAAGCAAGTAGAGTTAATAATAAAAGCTTTTGATGAAGTTGCTAGAGATGAGAATGAATATTACGGTATAGATAGTGGAAATTATCTAAAAAGAGAATTAGCTAAAGGTAATAAAGATGAGATTATACCTGTTCTTACTGAACTTTATATGGCAACACCAAAAGCTGGATATTATTTAAAAAATATATTATCAGAAGAACAATTTAAATTATTAGAGTCTATATTGTCTACTCAACCTACTATTCAAATAGAAACAAAAGCTGAAACAATACAAGAACCTGGAACAGTAGCTTCTAAAACAACAGCTCAGTTACCACTATCAAATACAAACATCGCTAAAGTACTAGATGGTAGTAAAGTAATTACTACTAGAACAGAACTTATTGCAGATGATACATATCTTGCTGGTGATACACAACAAGTAAAAATAAAATATTATGGTATTGCACGGGTAGTTGGTAATTCGGTAGTAATCACAAACGAAAAGACAAACAAATCTTTTGTAAGAAGTAAGGACAGCTTTGCTAAAGCAGAAGGATTTAAAAACTGGAGTGACTACACAAACAACAATAGGTTCATGCAGAACTTTATAAAGGGTGATGCTACAAGGTATGTCTTTGGAATTACACCTGCAGGAAAGATCCAGCAAATGACCACTGTACAACAGAGATTAAGCCCGGAAAATAACCCTGTCATAGGACTATTCAATGAAGAACTAGCAAGAACAAATGGAGTTTATCCAAAAGAATTCATCTATGAAAGTAGTGAAGGCACTAACAAATATGTTCTATCTGAGAATAATTTATACAATCTAGTTGATATTGACACAGGTAGTATATATCTTCGTAACATAGATCTTACAACTGGAAATATTGTTTCTGATATATTACCACAAACACCTGTTGGAAAAGATAGTATTACAAAATTCATTAATACTTTGAACAGTCAAATCAAAGAATACAGAATAGATCTAGTACTAGCCAATAAAGGTATAGATGTAAATGATATAATAGATCGTGCAGAGAATGTAAATAGTGAAGAGGAACTAAATGAACTTAGAATTATAATTAATAAAAATTTGTGCTAATGTCGTGTCCTAATAAAAATAGCAAAGAGTGGAAAGATGCAATGAACAGAGCTAATGGCAATGAAGAAGAGGCCATGAGAATCTGGACAACAGAGTATGACCAAGAAGGTGATGGTGGATCAGAGCCACAAACTGATGATATAGAAATGGCACAAGAAGAGTTTGAGCCAGAAGAAAAAACAGACTCATTCTCAGACTTAGTACAAAGACTAAGAATATATCTTCAAAATAAAATTGAGATACTGCAAAGAACAGAAACAACTCTAAAGTCTGAAAAAATTGATGAGCTTAAAAAGCTTCAAAAAAATATGTCAGAACTAGAGAATCTAGAATCTATAAATGCATTTGTTGAGTACGCATATAATCAGGCAAATCAAGCCTATGAATTAATGGGTAAAGTATTAAAAAGAATTCAGAATAATAGAATAAATAGAAAAGAAGCTATAGATTCACTTGTTGCATTACTAGAATATGCAAATAACTATAATATATTAGATGATATAGATGCATCAGATATAGATAATTATTTTTCAGGTTCTGTAGAGGAAATAATGAAAAAGTCATCTGATCAATTAACTGCCCAGGATAAATTGACATTTGCAATAAATACTAGAAATAGAATTAAATCACAAGTAAATAATCAGGGTATTGAGTTAATGGCAGACTTTCTTTTAGATTATGCTCCTGCATCAATAGAAGAAAAAATCTCTGAGCAAATTGAAAAATATAAGCAGAGAATAGAAGATGTAAAGAATAATCCAAAAAATAAACCTGAGTTTATTGCTAAAAGAACTAAAGAGTTACAGGATCAAATTAATGAGTGGCAAAATTTTACTCTAGATAAAGCTAATCTTATTAAATTTCTTAAAGAAGCAGTAAGAGATGAATCATTGATTGATTATCTCTTTACTCCACTTATAAGTTCTAATGACAGTGTAATAGCTTTATTTGCTAGAGCTGTTAAGACAGAGCTTGAAGATGCTAGAATGAAAGATATTAAGATACAAAGAGAACTGCAAAAAGCATTTAATGAGTATCAAAGGGTTGCTCCTGGTTCAAGAGATAATCCTAAAAAATTTAATGAGGGTTTATATGAAATACTAAGAGTTCCACTTAGAGATGCAGATGGAAATGTAAAGAAAGATGAAAGTGGAAATGTTATATTCATGGATAGAGCAGCATTTGTTCAGAAATATGATATTGTTAAGTTTGAGAATGATAGAATAGAGTTTTATAAAAAACTTGGTAAAAGACCCCAAAGAGGGAGTGAAGACATGGCCGCATATCTTGCAGCTGAAAGAGATTGGTACAGTGAAAATACTCAACCTATTTCAGAGGAAGAAAGAAAAGAAATAGTTGCTTATAAGAAGAATCAGCTTAAGAGAAAGATAATTACAGAAGATGAATATAATAAATGGGTAAAATCTGTTGTATATGAAAAACTTGATGGTTCTTTAGTATATATGAGAGAACTATCAACTCCATCTAATAAGTATATATCTAGAAAATGGTCTGCATTGTATGATGAAAATGGTGTTCCCAAAAACGCAAAAGGTAAGTACCACAAAGCTTTAACTGATGTATATTTTAGCCAGCAGGATAAAATACCAGAGTTTTCTAGGATAGGATACTTCTTGCCTTCAGTTTTAAAGACAAAAGGTGAGAGGATGATTGATAATATTATTAAAGCTGGTAAGACAGAATTTAAAGAGGCTTTTCAATTTACTGCAAATGACTATGAGTTTATGACATCAACACTTTCTGGAGAGGGTGCTGTTAAACTTATACCAATTAGATACATTGAACCAATGGACGCATCTGAAACAAGTCTTAACTTATTAAGATCTGTTTTATTATTTAGTCAGTCTGTAAATAATTTTGAGGCACTTAATGGTATTCACTCAGAGACTAAGTTACTTAAAAGTATAATAGGTGGTAGAAAAATAAGAGCTACAACATCTGAAGGAAAACCTATATTAGATAGTGTCGCAAAAAAACTTGGTTATGAAAGCTATATAAATTTAAATGGTACACCATATTCTGAGTTACATCTAGATGCTTTTATAGATATGATTGTGTATGGTGAGATGAGAAAGAAAGAAACTTTATTTGGATATAATATTTCAAAAATCTCTGATACAATCATGTCTTACTCAGCATTAACAACTCTGGCTGCTGATCTTATGAAGGGTGTAGCAAATAACTTACAAGCAAATATTCAAGTTATTCTTGAGGCTGCTTCTGCAGAATTCATAGATTTTAAAAATTATGCAAAAGGTAAAGCTGCAGCAAATTTATATTTAATTGGAGGTAATTTTCTTAAGGACTTTGGAAAAGGTGTTGCAGTAACTCTAGAAGGACAAATAATAGAAGAGTTTGATCCTTTACAAGGAGAGTTTAAAGATATGTATGGTCAAACAATAACTGGTTCATTAGCAAATAAGCTTTTCAGAACTAATACTCTGTTTGTAAACATGCATGCTGGGGAATATGAAATTCAAACAGCTATGATGTTTGCGCTAATGGATAGAGAGAAGGTAACTGATAATGCAACAGGTAAAGAAATGACATTATATCAGGCATACAAAAAGTATGGTATGGAAGATGTCTATAATAAAACAAGTTACACTAAAAAACAAAAGCTAGATTTACAAAATAGATTGCATGCATTAAACAAAAGAATGCATGGTGTTTATAATAGTTTTGATCAGTCAGTAGCTCAAAGATACACTCTAGGCAGACTTGCATTAATGTATAGAAAATATCTTATTCCGTCATACAAAAAAAGGTTTAAGAGAGCAGGTATGGATGTTGAACTTGGTTCACCAACAGAGGGTTACTATGTGACTTTTTGGAAAACATTTATTAGAGATCTCAGAGATTTTAAATTTAATGTCATTAAAAACTGGAGTGGATATACTTCATTTGAAAAAGCACAGATCAAAAGAACTCTTTATGAAGTAAGTTTTGTACTTGCACTATATGCACTTGTTGCAGCATTACATGCTATGGCAGGAGATGATGATGATCTTAAAAAATCTATGGGTTATAATTATATGTTATATCAAGCCTTGAGAATGAGAAGTGAGACTGCAGCTTATTTGCCTGTAGTTGGCTGGCCTGACTTGTGGAGGATTGTTAAATCTCCGTCAGCAGCAACAAATAGTATTGATAGGTTTATTAGTTTTATAAAACAATTTGTTGTTGGTGTTTTTGATGATGAAGCAAATTATTATAAAAGAAAAACTGGTCCCTGGGAAAAAGGTGATAGCAAAACTTGGGCTTATTTCTTAAAATTAATGGGTGTAACGGGTAACACACTCAATCCTGATCAGGCTGTAAAAGCATTTGAATCAAGTTTCTTTAGATAAAAAAAGGGAAGATTATTTCTTCCCTTTCTTATTAAACTTTTTAAGTTTATCTAAATCTACATCTACAAGATCACAAATATCAATCTTAAATACTAGTTCTGGAATTTCTTTCTTCTTACTAACAAGAACATACTTTTGATCACTTGAAACAAATCTAATATATAGATCTTCATTATTAAAGTTAATCTTCATTACTTTTTTCTTCATATTGTTGGTTTATAAATTTACTAAGATCTGGCTTAAAATACTCAGGCCCTTTTAATATTTTTCCATCTTCTCTAATAATTGGCTTACCGTCAGGACCCAACTTACTCATATTACTAGCTTGTATTTCATTGAATACATCTATAATTACATCTTGCATACCATGTCTTAGAATAGTACCACATAAGATATACAACTGATCCCCTAAAGCATCAGCTATTTCTACAAGAGAGTTTTTCTCACAAGCCTCTAGGTACTCATTGTTCTCTTCTTCCATTAGGGCATGTCTAAGATTATAATCATTTCTTTCTAATGGTCTTGGCCACTTACCATCTTTCTGGCCAAATGCTTTGTGGAACTCAGCCACTGCTTTTAATTGTTCTTTCATACTGTAAATTTAAAAAAAAAATGGGGACAGCCGAAGCCATCCCCATCTTACTTGTGATTATTAACCCTATTTACTATAGGCTCTTAGAAGAAATCTGATGAGTCATCCTCATCTTCATCTTCAATATTAAATATTAAGTCATCTAAATTTGCATCTTCTGATGCATCTTTCTCATCAAACTTAATAACATCTAATTCTGCTTGTTCTCTATCTTCTGGAGATACTTCTAAACTCATATAAGATGCATTCTCACAAGTATATTCTTGGTCATCTGCAGGCTCATATCCAGGAAAATCTTCTGGCTTAGCTAATTCTTCTACTGGAAGATTTACCCAATCATTTAGATCTTCCTCTTCATCTTCTGGGTCACTCTCATTAACTACAGGAGCTTCAAAAGTATTTCCAACCGGATCAGTATAAGTTACTATTGTTTCTGACATAGCTTGTTCTGCTTCTGCAATAGCAATTAAATCTTCCAGGTCTACCTGATTAGGATTAACTACAGGTGTCTCAGCTGTAATATCTGTTGGAATAGGTGCAACTATCTGTGCAGATGTGTTGCACTGTTGAAAGTTATTAACAGTTGAAATAAAATAATGCAAGACACGTTGATCTTCCATCCAAGTCTTAGGATGTGAATGCTGTAGAGCAATAGTTACAAAGTTGTAGAATGCCCACAAGCTGTTACTATCTACATAGACATGACTAGGTCTGTCCATTTGTTGTCTTACAATACTAGCTTGCTCTGTAGTAAGAATCTGATACTCTGCAAACAAGATACCCAATAATTGAGCTTGCTTTCTCTTGTTCAGTGTGATACCCTTCATAGACTCTTTGTCTGCACAAAGTTGGTTATAATACATATGTGCATTAGCTATTTGATCTTGTATGGTTTTAATTGTCTCTTCATCAGCTGTTCCAGTATGTTTTCTGGCCCAGCTTCCCATATCTCCACAAACCATAGTTGTTCCGGTCAAGTTAATATAACCACCAACACCACACTTAAATCTTACTTGTTTGTTATAGCTGTTTGTCCAAGCAAACATCATTGACAGCTCAGGATCGTTATTAAAGTTTAACTTATAAATCCCATGAGCAATTTGTCCATCAGCAGTACATCTATACTCTTCATGAACAACACTGAAACCTGCAGCAGCAAGCTCAGTATATACATAATCCATAACAGATTGGTGACTAATTACAGTATAAGTAGCACCATGATTTGGTAGAGGCACACTAACTAAGTGCGCCTTTGTACATTCAGCAATTTTCTTTGGCATAATTAAAATAAACTAAGTTGTGTTACAATAGGCTCAAGATCTCTTATCTCTTTATTGATCTTGTCCAAATAATAATCATAGTTAATATCATATTCAGTAAATGGTTTTTCTACATAATCAATCATTAAAGATTGCATCCACTTACCTGCTTCTATCTGTATCTCTCTACCATCGGTGTTATTCTTTTTAATAACTTTGGTTCCTTTGGTAGAAATAAAATACCTGATAGTGTGCTGCAGTTTTTCAACTAAATATTCACCATCAACAATCTTGTGTTGATAAAAGCTCCAGTCTCCTTTAATCTTCACACCCCCACAGAAATCAAATATATCTGTGTTAGATTTAATATAATCCTCGGGTTTAATTCCATCCACAAAATATGCATGGATAGCTTTAGGAATAACCAGGAAACTTTTGTTCTTGTGCATTGCTAGATTAGCAAACTCAAAACGGCCCTTGCACTTAGACTTACCATCTTCTGTTATAGCAATGTAATTATTTACATCACCCAAAATAATCTTAGAATACTTGTCGTGCTCTAGTTGTAGATTGGTAATCTTTTCCCATCTTTCACAAATCTCCATATACTTATCTACATAGTGTCTAGGGATCATAGTCTCCAAACCATCTGTATTCTGCATTAGTGGAACAGCATTTGGTATTTCCTCACAGATCATCTCATACAACATAGTAAGACTAAGCTGACCATTAATGGTAATTCTCATAGTAAACTCTGGGTCATACAAGAAACTATTCTCATCATTACTGAGCCCATAAGTTGAATTTAAGATAATCTTATACACATAGTTCCTAGGATCTTTCTTTGGAATCTTTTTTCTTTCCTCAAAGAACCACTCATACAGATTGCAGAATTCTTCTTCTGGTAAATGAGCAGGTGCCCATTTATTTCTAATAGCAAGATTAGGATAAAAACTAGTAACGTCAGACGTCATTATTATCATCTCCTCATTAGACTCATATACTTTAGTAGAACGTGCACCATGGACACCACCCAAACCAAAATCTGTCTGTACACCTTTATACCTTACAGAATATTTAAATCCACCTTTTGTTTCCCCGGGATATATAACTACATCCTGGAACTTTTTCAGAAGATTCTGAAAGGTAGCTGTTTTAAATTCTATATAAGGTAGTATGATATCTTTAACAGTAATTTTTAGTCTGTTAGTTCTCATCTGGCGGAGCTCATACTTCTTGATACCAGTCTGCTTACTAAGAAACAATAAGAATAATTCTTTGGATATCCTTGGCTCAGATGCAGAATATAAATCTATTCCATACTCATCTGTCAAAGTTCTACGCAAGTCTATTTGATCCTTACAGAGATGCATAATCTTCTTAGTGGACTGAACATCATTAATACAATATCTGATTATCTCAGGTATTTGTTCTGCTGTAACTTCAGTAGTATGATGAATAGGCATATCAATAATGTTATGCCAGTCCATGGTATACTGTATCCACTTTAGACTAGATCTCTTAGCATTGTTATCCCAATGGTTTAGTTTATAAACATCAAGCTGCCTAATGCTGAGGTCTCTAGGAGAATACTCCTGAAACTCACCATTGTTACTCCTGTTTATAATGTCCTGGGATTTTCTATAGATGAACTTGGCAATTTTACCGCCAGGTTGCTCTAATAGTTGTTCTTTATTTCTTAAAATGTGCTCAGTGATTTGGCTATCAAACCCAAGACCATTGAAACTTACATGCCACTCATCATAAGCAATGTTTCTTTCTAGAAATGTTACTAGTTCTAGAATATCATTCTTAGACTCATGGATAATAAAGATTTCTTGATCTTCAGATTTTACTCCCTCAAATACTCCAATAAAGCAGTTGGAGAGAGTTTCATAGTCCATTACATAGTGTTGTCTCATGTTAATTCAGTTAAGCTGTTTCCCCGTATAATATCACATGGGGCAACCTAAGCCACCCCATAGTGACCTAAATTACTTATTTCTTAGATTCAGTCATAAAAGATGCATATTCAAATGTATCTGCATTAACTGCAAACATATGAATTAGATCTTTTATTGCTACTGCATCCTCAATATAGAACTCTTGAAAGACTTCAATCTTATGTCTTTCTTGTTTAGTGCCTTTTGTTCCAGTAATTACTTGACCATACTCATCTAACTTAGGGAGCATGTGCAAAGTAACTTTTGTAGTTTTTGAAATAATAACAAAAACTTTTGTTCCCGGATCATATATACATTCTACATAGGGACATGATTCACTAATAGGAATTAATCTAAATGTTTGACTTTCTTGCCAGCTTGACTGTACCAGCATCATTGATTTTTCACTCATTGTTGGTTATTTAAGTTTTACAAATTAAGTTAGAATATTTATATTTTCCAAGTCTGCAACTTTTATTTCTAAACATTCTTTCTCTAAATCAGGGATATTACAAAGTTCCCCCACCTCTTTTAACAGATTTACATCCACATTTAATATTTCAGCATATCTCTCAAACCATTTATTAGGATAAAGATAACTATATATATAAATATAATTGCCGCTATACCTCTCAAAGAATCCAAGAATTCTTTCCTTTGTACTATCCTTTAGTTTGCTGTACTTACCATTTACAAAATAATTCCAATCTTCCTTAAAATCCTGGAAATCAAATACAAATACACTTTGATTTTCATAAACTATATAATCATGTAGCCTATTATGCTTTAATAAGATTGTTTTTTCAAAGTTTCTATACTCTGCGTCCTCTCTTATATCATATAAACAAATAAGCTTTGCATCCTCGGGAGTATATTTCTCACCCCAGCTGATAAATGTTTCAACTGGAACAACACTACTACCTCTTTTAATGCCCAAGAGCGGATACAAAAATATCTTGGACTTCTGAAAATATTTTACATAAAGTGTATTTATTACCATAAAGCTTACAATTTTACATTACCAAAAACTAAATCATATGGTAGTGTGTAGTCCTTGTTCTCATAATGATATTTAATCATATCAGTTATGTCATCAAAGTCCTGCTGCCATATAGCCATTGTCTCTGCTGAGACTTGAAATGGATAAGCTTGGTTGTATTTATCTATTACAATAAATGTAAAGTACAACTTCCACTCTGCCAGATCTGGTAAATCTTTTAGAAACTTATGAAACACAAGCTTCTCATATACAATTGCTTGAATCCAATATTTATAATATTGCACGGACTCAGGAAACTCTAGTAAAGATTTACCTGTAGTCTTAAGGTCATTGATAAATATTGTTTTAGATTGTCTATCTATCACAAGATTATCTATTATACCCTTAAAACCATATGGTAGATAATCCACGTCAACCTGCACCTGCAACTCACTATACACCTCTATGTGATCATCTGTTTTAGCCCTATCAAATTGTAGTAATTGTCTTATGTCTTTATTAGACTTAAGTACTTCAACACTTGCTCTACAGCCATCTAGAGTAGGTTGGTCTACTACCGTTTTTTCACGGGCTTCTTTAAGAAAATTAAAGTATTGTTTGTTTTCCTCTGTGAGTATCTTATCAAGTCTTTTTGAATCTCCTGTTATAGACTTATCTTTTTTATCATCAGTAAGATTTTGATAGAGATTAGCTGTGAGTAGCTCTGTAAGTATATCTTGTGAGTAGTCCTCCAAAGATAGAGAATTATTTTCTATTGTCAAGTGTGTCTTGAAAATATTATCAATAATTTTCTTCTGACTATCTGTTGGTAGTTTTCCCGGCATGCTTGTAAAATAATCATCATACTTATCCTCTTCAAACAAGAGACAGTGTATGACCCTACCTGCTACCAGGTGAGGGCCAACACTATCTTCTCTGTTGTTGAGCACATAATGATTATAGAATGCTACCGGAGAATAAAGAAGTTTACTAATGCTAGAGTAGCTAAAGTAAAACTTTTCTTTATAGAATTTTTCTAGTTCCTCAGAACCATTCAAAGTCATCTCCATTTGTTTTTTCTATTTGATTGTTATTTGATTCTTCTTCAGGGGTCCCCTGGTCTGCACTTAATTCTTCTTCAATAGCTATTAACTCTGACTTAAGTTCATCTCTCTTAATATTAGTTATTGCAGCTTCTATAAGTTCATCAGTAACTATTTCATCTACCGGATCTGTGACCTCAAGTTCTTCAGGATCAATTAAGTTAAGAGATGTTAAATTAAGTTTGTCAAGATAGCCCTGTTTAATAGTAACTTCCTTGATTTCAAAGACCTCATCATATGAAATCATTCTATGAATATCATTGGCATACTCTTTATACAATATCTTAATCATATCTAGAGTTAACAGACCTTTTTCATCTATTATCTTGATTATATCATCAGCATTCATATGACTAACTTGTCTTGGAACCCAATTAAAATAAGCAAGCATAGACTTGAAGTTCACATGGTTTTTAGTATGTGTATTAGATATTACACCACTAAAATCACTTATAAGCATCAGTAAGTACAGCACACTGTTCTCATAATGAGAGTTAGCCATAATTTCCATAGCCAGGATGTGATTGTCATTATCAGAGCTTTCAAACATACTTTTTAGCTGCTGGTATACATCATAGTCTATTATTGTAGAATCATCACCATTGATATTGGTAAGCAACTCTGACTCACAATAAATTGGTTTACCCTGAATAGCATCATATGTTTCCTGATACTCTGGTTCAATACCATAAATATATTGACTTTCATAGATGCTCATATCCCCATTACACAGAGTATTTCTCATGTCTGACCAACCTGAACAAACTCTTGTAGCACCTGTGTTTGATATTGCTACTTCTAATTTGTCAATGTAATAATTATCTTTACAAAGTTTCTTTACATTTTCAAGAATAGTATTTGCATCAGCAAAATAATACCATGTAGATGTAGTAAGTTTGCCCACACTACTCTTACCACTGAATACAACAGTAGCTTTAGCTGGATCTCTTACTACTCTGATACCAAGATTTAGTGCAAGGTCTTTTAGTTTCATTCTTGGGATATTAACTCCCGGCAATAGATATATTGTGTCTCCCTTTGTAGGAACATATCCCTTTGAATTTACAAATGTAGAAACTGAATCTTCAAGACCTTCTATAATATCTACATTAAAACCACGTATGTTATTATACTCTGACCCATTGGTCAAATCAATATGAACAAATTTTTCCATAGTTTAATTTATAAAGATTAGGGGAAGTATTACCTTCCCCTATCTTAGTTTTTAATCAGATTAATGTTTGTTTAAAGGGGGTGATTGCCCACCTTTGTTTTATTGGATAGCCATCTTCACCACATTAGTATTCTGCATGAGCTTAGCAAACTTAACTTTGTTTCCGTTTACTATCTCTTTGACCATATAATATCTAAGGTCATTTGTAAATGCATCACATTCAGTAGTTAGAATTGCTAATCTGTCAATTATTGCCGGACTAATTGTACCTTTATCAGCTTGAACAAGTGAATAGTTAATTACCCGTGTTGCAATAATACTAGAGATATCTGCTCTAAAGTTATCATCCTTACCAACTGCATTTGTTAGAGCTCCCATTACATAATCCTTATCCTTAGTCAAGATATCTTCAGGAGAGATTAACTTATCTAGTTTATTATTGATAAACATAGTAAACATAGAACTAAAGTCTGCTCCAACAGAGCCCTCACCAATCATCTGAATAAGAGGTAGTTCATCTTCAAACTTAGCAATAGAACTAATAGCATTAAAGAATGTGGTAATAGATCTTGGATTAACTCTTTGAGTTACAAGCTCTGGATTCATCAACATAAAGTTAATACATCTACCATCTATCCCTGCAGTCTCAGCCCACTTAGCCCACACATTAGAATCATATTTCATCTCTACAGAAATAAATCTAGTCTTCTGAGCAACATCCAAGCTAGTAACATTATAATCACCATTGTCTGGATTAGTAGTCAAGATAACATGCCAGTTCTTAGGTAGCTTCCAAGAAACATATTCTTGTCTATCTAAAATCTCCATAGTAGCTTGCATAAATCTATGGTCTGCACGAGTATAATCATCCAATACTAAGAAACCACCCTCACCTTTACCTTGAATCCACTCAGGAGCAGCATGAGCCATTCTCTTATCAGCAACAGTATATCCCGCTTTAAGAGCTCCTTGTATCTGAGCTTCAGTTATCCATCTTTGTTTACCTTCCTGATTCTTTACTAAAAATTCTTTAACAGGAAAACCAACAAGGTCACCTAGTTCTTCTATCTGTGATAGATTAAGTTTTACTACATCCATACCAAGCTCCTTACCCAACTGCATAATAGCAGAAGTCTTACCAAGACCGGCATCACCTTCTATGTTAATTGCTACAGGTACTTTACCTTCAGCTTGAATATGCTGGTTATTCTTAACCATATGACGGATAAATCCTTTTAACTCTTCTACGTTTAACTGTACTGTATTCATAATTTTTATAATTCTAATTTAATTACTCTACCTGGTAAATCTTCATTCATATGTGATCTTTCTGACAATACCCAAAGGACATTACCTTTTGGTACTACAGATGTACAACACTCACCATCAGTAAAATACACCAGGCTAGTATATTTCTTTTGATTAGCATTATAATAATCCAAGACAGGATCAAACTCTGTTCCTCCTCTTCCTGCTACATTTATTTCATTCTTACCTTTATAGGGCTCAATAGACCTAATGCTAGTATCACACTGCATTATAGTTACATCTACACCTGTTTTGTAAATATGGTGAATCTCACCCATAAACTCTTGTAGCTCAGAATCACTTACAGAACCTGAAGTATCAATAGCCAACAACATATGCTGTCTCATCTTAATCTTCAGACCTGGATTCTCTTCATATCTTCTGTTTTCTTTTCTGCGGATTTTCTTTGTAAATACTTTTGTGCTCACTCCAGTAAATCTTCTAATATATCCCCGCCAATCAAACTTAGGTGGAACTATTTCCTCAACAACAATTACTCCTTCTATCTCACCTGGAATATTTCCGCGCTTCTTGATAGTCTGTTCTTTAGCATCAGCTAAAACTTTTTGTAACTGTTTCTCTATTAGCTTCTGCTCAGCCTCACTAAGATCTTCAAACTCCTCCCATGTACTATGGTCAGGCACCTCTCCATTTGCTACTTGGTCAAGTAACTCATCCATCTCATCATTACCACATGTACCATTCTTATCCTTCTCATCTTGAAACTGATTCAGCTTATCATAGTAATATCTACAACCAGCTTTTCTTTCAAGATTTAGATCTTCATAGTTATTTATATCTATTCCTCCCTCTGGTAACCAATCCTTATCTATAAACTGATTGATCTCCATGTCCATTGCCACATTTGCTAGTCTTTTATTCTTAAAAGACTTAAAGCTTGTAAGATGACCAAAAGCAATATGAAGTAATTCATGCTTTAGTAATCCCATTTGATGCATCTCACTCAGGCTTGTCCAAAAATCCTCATTAATGGCCAACTGAAAGTTGATACCATTCTTACTCACACCTGCAGTAGGAAGATCTTTTCTCCATACTTTATTGAGCATAATGAGAAAGAACCCATAATAGGGCTCTTTCAACATTAGCTCCTTACTAATCTTACTAAGACTTCTTTGTTTGTCCATCTTCTTTTAGTTTTATGTCTAACTCAAACTTGTCTGTAGGATACCCCATAGCATCTAACATCCTAGTCATGTCTCTAATAAAATATTCTAAGAATAATTCTATTGATTGCTTACTAGATTTATTTGCTGTCATTAGTGAAAGTACTTCTCCAGAGCTAAGTTTACTTTCCCAATCTCCATTAAAGTTCTCAATTCTCTTTACTATAAACTCATAAGCAGGTTTACAGTCAGCTTCCCAACTTTCTAAATTATACTCACCATATTTATACATTACCATTATCTCCCCAACATGCTTTTTAAGATCTAAATCTTCTATTATCTTAAAAGCTACAAGTCTATTATCCTTGTCGGGAGATCTTAACATTCCAATCAGATTCTTTACTTCTTCTTTTGTTAAAATCATCAGTCTTCAATTTTTAAAGTTTTTATCATCCATTCTGTAGGTGTGTTTATATTATCCACCCACTCTTTAGCACTTGGAATATAACCATTGCAATCTTCCTTTACATGTTGCTCTCCAACATATCTTGTGTATACAGTTTTACCTTCTGAATTTTCAAAACTTGGTCCAAACTTTTTCTCACATTCAAATATTCCTTCACTGTGGTGTCTGAACATTCTATGTTTACTATGTCCTATCCAAGCTTTAGTTTCATCAAACCAGTTATGAATCTCTATGTAATCAATTGGAAAACCTCCCCACTTTCTAGCAGAGGATTTTGCATGTTGCCAAGGATGTGACATTAGTCTTCTGTTTTTCTAAATAAATTACCTTCATGAAAAAACTCATCATACTCAACTCTTCTAATGTTGTTTTCTACATTATATTCTCCGGAAGGAACTAGTATAGATAATGTACCACTACCACCCTCATTATTCCACCAATCTTCTATGGTATCAAGAATTGTATCTGTAGTAAAGTTTTCTATATTGTTTGCAAGTTCATTACTTAAGTTTCTTAGATTCTTAGAATCCCAAGATAAATTTTGAACTTCAATAAGTGAAACACCCTCTTTATCTGTATACATCATATCTTCTATACAACCACTATCTCCTCCACCTTCATAACTTATTCTAATACCAGTAACCCCCAGATCCGCTAACTGGATCAAGGTTTGCATTAATTCTTGTTCTGTCATAATTATTTGAATTTGTAAAACCTACCTAAAATATTACCATTTAGGAATTCTTGTTTTTCAAGTACTTCATAGATAAACTGATGTTTAGTCTCCTGATAAGTAAGCTCCATCTGAGAATAACATATCCTAAGAATTTCTCTTTTGATAGGTACTCCTGATTTGTGAGCATCTTTAAGAATCTTATTACTACTGTAATAATTCATAAAGTCAGGTTTCAGTTCTCTTTTGTACTTTTTTAATCTTTTATCTGTAGACATAGCCAGAGCTTTTTTGCCAAGAGGTCTTTTGACATTAGCAAAGAAGTTTTTCTTACCTACATATAAAACTGATTTTCCATCTATAATAGCAGACATTATATAAACAAAGCCTACTGCTCCATCTGGAATTTGTTTGTCATCAAACTCTTTACCTTGATATATCCAACTCATAATAATGTTTGTTTTAATAATGGCAAAAGATTATCTCTTACTTTATCTACACCATGTGTTTTAATAGAATCTGATAAATCCTTCTCAAGTTCTAACACTACATACTCAAAACCATATTTTGATTTATACTTCTCAGCAGCTTTTATACCAGCCTCATCATTATCAAACAACACACATACTTTTTGATACTTAGAACTAATGCTATTCATTATGTTCTCAGGTATCATAGTATTCTCACTGTCTGGTGCAATTA